ATCCTCCCCGGTCGCGTCAAATTCTTCGAGCTGGGCGACGGCTATAGGAGTAGTGACATCGAGCTTTGTGTCAGGACACTGGTCGCAGAAGAAGGTGTACGTGGTACGCTTCGACGGAGAGTACGCGATCTTGCCCCTGAATGTCACATGCATGTTACCCATCGCGCCTAGCTTCATGATGAACCGTTGACCGGCCTGCGATCCAAAATCCCCGCGATCCTTGACGTACTTGGCTGCCTCAGGCTTTAGAGCTTTGAGCTGCGCAGCAGAGGGGCCATCTCCCCAATCAGCGTCCTCTATACCCTCAAAGTTAGGTGGCACGAGTATATACTTAGGTTCCAAGGGCATGACCGACTTGCCCTGTAACGACTGGACAGCCTGCTTGATGCCCGCGACCGTCAGCACAGTACCGTCGTTCTTAGTGATCGTTCCGGTGTTCTGGATGACGCCACCATACTTCTTTATGTACTCCAGCTTTTGTTTCTCTTCGCTGGCCAGCTTCTCCTTCTCCTGCGTAGCCTGAAAGGACTTGAGCTTCATCCAGTACTGCTCGACTAGGTACTTGGCGTTGGGAGCGTTCTCTGCTATCGCCTTGTCCATCTCCTTCTTGTCTTTGTCGAGTTGGTCCGCGAGGAGTTTGCTGGTATTGACGTTGAGAGGGGAGCTGTACTTGCTCTGAATGCCGTTGTCGAACCCGGCTATGCTACTTGTGTCCACCAGTGTAGACAAACTGTTGTCAACGATGCCCGCGCCTATCGCAGACAGTGCTGCACTGCCACCTAGCAGACCACTGTAGGCACCACTGAGCTGTTGGGCCAAGCTCGTCTGCTGCTGAAGTACTTGAAACGCGCTGTCGGGTAATTTGGGCGCATTCATTATCGCTAGATGCTTCTCCCAGTTGTTCACGATCTGCATGACGATCTCAGCAATGGTATTCACAACCTGTTCGGGATGGCTAAGTGCGAGGTCGTAATTGTTGATCGTCGCGTGACCGATAACCAACGGATTGGTTGGGTCAGAGATATTGGCCTTCGTTACACGGATCGTTGTCGTCGGCTCTGCGACGTTGGGCGTGATCGTGTATTCGTATCCGTTCTTCGGCAATAAAAGACCGGCCAGTTTATCAGACTGGTCGGCCCATTTTTTCACGAAGGTGTAGTCAGCAAGAGCCTGTGCCACGTTACCTCTTTAGGTTGTACTCGGCTAGACGAAGGCGTTCCCGCTCAATTCGTGCGTTGTTCTTGCGCTCCATGAGAGCGTACACAGTGTCCAGTGATACCGGGGTGAAGTTGTTGGCATCGACGCCTACATCCATCGACAGAAGGTCCGGCGCGTATGCAAGCTCACCGTGCGAATGTCCGTAGAGCTGGATCGATCCCTTATGAGAATCCCTCCAGACGCGGCCCGCGTAGTGATCGAGCACGATGCGCTTCTGACTGATGGGCCTCAGGAACACGCGCTCTTCTACTGACTCGAACAACCGTGCGATGAAGGCGTTAGATTCCAACAGCTCTTCGTGGTTGCCCTTGACGTATCGATGCGCCCCATTCAACCGGCTCATGATGTACTCTGCCTTATCGTAGCCCAGAGTTCTCCAGAACATATCGCCAAGGTGCCAAACGGTGTCGCCATCTTTCACGACATCGTTGTGGCGCTCGATCAATCCCTCGGTCATACCGTCGAGAGAAGTCCAAGGGCGTGCCTTCTCCACACGCCCCCAGCCTAGCATCGCATTCTCGTGCCCGTGGTGCTCGTCTGCGGTAAAGAAGTCCATTACGCTGCCGCCGAGTTCTCAGCTACGATCTCGTGCAGCCGTGTGGTTGCCGCTTCACCTTCGTACGAGTAGCCTCCGAAGTTCTTCATCGCCAGTGCGGTGATGCTGGTCTCTTCGAGTTCCCACTGATCCTCAAGGCCGTAACAAGAGCAGTGGCCGCCGTTGACTTCGAAGAACTTGCCGTCCTTGCGAACAAGGACGAAAGCCTCTCCGTCGTAGCTGCCGTAGCCGTACCACGCCATCAGAATCTCGCCACCTTCAAGGGCTGACGCATCCACGTTGAAGTTGCTCAGTACGTCTTCCTTGCTGGAAAAATCACCGATGTAGTTCTTGTCCTGTACTGCGGTCTCTTCAGACATTTGTAGCTCCTTGTGTTACTAAATTTGACTCATGCTCACGTGTGAAATGGACGGGTGGCATTGCGACCCTGCTAGGGTATCCACCTATGTGACGGCTGTGTCCACCTTTAGGGTGGCCGCCCATCTCGATTACTTGCCTTCTAGGATCAACGGCACCTTAGCGTCGTTGAAGATACAGCGGGAGTTAGGGTTGGCGCAAGCATTAGCCTGCATCTTGACGCGCTCCAGTTGGATGAACTGATCGGGCGAGAGGCCCATCTGGTTTCGGTAAGCGTTGTCAGCTTCAGCGCGGGAAAGCTCGGCGGCTTTACGTGAGTCCTCAGCCAGTTTGCGCTGCGCCTCGGTGTTGACGCGCTGCTCTTGCGCAGCAGTCTCTACACGCTGGTGCTTGATGAGGTCAGGTGGGTTGGCCTTGCCGATGGTCACGCGGACCACATGCACGGGAATCTTGGTGGCCACAATGTAGTCACTCAGGTTCTTCGTGACCTCCTGCTCGATCACCTCGATGGCTGACGACTTGATGGCAGTCTCGTTAGAGTCGTACTTCTTGGCCGACTGGCGCACGTAGTTCTGGAACTGGCGCTGGATGTTGTTGGGGTACCACGCCTCACCAAAGTTCTTGATGAGCTTCACAGAGTCATCAACTTGGACGATGAGCTGTGGATCGAACTCCAAAGGCACGCCGTCGCTGGACATCAAGTCCTTCAGGTCTTCCGTGACTGCGATGGGCTGCATGTTGACAAAGATGGCTGAGGTGGTGGGCGCTGTGAACGTCAGGCCGGTCTTCACAGGCGTATCATCTACACCGCCGTGTCCGAAGATCAGTGGCTTCTCGACGAGTACGGCTTCAAAGCCGTTGTTTGGGGACACAGTATTACATCCCAGAGTCGCCAGAGTTACCAACGAGGCCAGTACCAGAATTGCTAACAGAATATATCCGCGCTTCATAAATCTCCCTGTGTTACCGGTTTAGTTACAGAACTTGGTTGCGGGAGATGGATTTGAACCACCGACCTTCGGATTATGAGTCCGCTGCTCTACCAACTGAGCTATCCCGCCAAACGCATCTTGTTTTCGTATTGTAAACCTGATGCTTCAAAAAGTCAACAACTTCACGCAAGCTGTCAGCTCCCCATTCTGTCTTTTATTTGGATGGCTCATGAAGACGGGGATAAGAACGTTGAGCCAGCTTGAAATGGTCGGGGAGACAGGACTCGCTCTTACGAGGTATACCTGCACTATACCGGCCCCCATGGGCCGTGCGTCTATTTGCGCCACTCCCCGGCTTGTCGAGTAAGTAAGTCTTCCTCTTCCATGTGACAATTAGCACACAGTAGATCACACTTATCCAACTCTGTCTTGACGGTCTCCCAAGGCTTAGTGTATGCCCTGCAAAGATCAAAGTTTTTGCTGGCAGGACTAAGGTGATGAAATCCTAAAGCCCTGATGCATCTATCGTAACCACAGGCGACACATTTGCCACCCTTATACTCAACCATACGCCGTTTGATCTCATTCCTACGTCTATTGGCATTGCAGGAATTGCAAATATGTCGTTTGTGCCCCTTAGCACGGTCGTACACATACTCTCGACCACAGTTGCATTTGGTTGTGAGAGAAGGAGTTGAACCTTCAACCTCTCGCTTATCGAGCGATTGCTCTGCCATTGAGCTACCTCACAACAATCTAAAAGCCGTACGCCTTGAGCGCTCGACGTTTGTAGAAGAACTGATACACTCGATACGCGAGGTATCCCAGCGCCAGCGCCGTAACAGATGCGCCAACCAGAAGGAAGAAGAATGCGAGTAACAGAATCAGGAGAGCCATTTACCGTCGTCTTTCTTTTTCTTGCTGCGTACCTTATCGATCTCGTCGATAACGGAACCCACTATTGCGAAGATCAACGCTGCCAGAATAAACAGCAACGACAGTGCCACCAGTACCGATATCGGTCCCCACAGGGGTATGAACACAATCCACCATGAATGCGGGAAGAACCCAGCAAGTTTAGCGACGACAAAAATCAAGGTCAAAATAGAGAAGAACGGAAACGAACTCTTGCCGCCTTTTACCAACTGCTCTTGTCCAGACATACATCTCCTTTATAAACCCTCGCCAGTGACAACCCCAATCACCCGCCGACCGACCCCATGAAAATCCATTCGTCAGCCTTCCCACGTAAATGTTTAGACTGGGGGATCGCTCCCCCTTCTGTTGCTAGGCCCGTCAAGAGGCCCCAGCGGTTATTAGGCCGCAAGTAGCTGTGCTGCAACAACGCTCTTGCGAACGCTGAAACGGACACGGCTGTGGCTGACACTTTCGGTGACAGTTCTTTTTTTCCAGCAGTCAAGGTCGCTAGGCACCTGCACAGTCCACTCTTCTATCTGTATCCGTCGAAGCCGTGACATCCCCGTATGCGGTACGCTTACGAGATTGTTTTGGTGGAGATGGCGAGAGTCGAACTCGCGTCCGTCTACCGACTTTGGAGCTTCATACCATGCGTAACTTTTTGAATTGTATCAAACTTGATCGGTCTTGTCAACCTTCGGTTTGCAGAAACCTCTATAGTCTCTGGGGTATCCCTTACCTGCGTTGTGTTCGACTGTTTTCAGTGTACAGTACTCGGATAGTTCTGTCAAGCACTTTGGATCGAAAACTGTTTCGGGTCCGGGGTGGAACGTGTACTTCCGCCAGTGTGGGAACCACTTGATGATTCCCAGTGCAGCGCCGGTCTTAGACATCACGTCAAAGACGTGGGTAGTGCCGCCTTTACGGGCCTTCCCCACATCCTTGAACAGGAGATATTCGCCGCGCTCCCATAGACTGTCCATTCGCTCGATCAATATGTCACCACGTAGACGATGGCTGCACACAGTAGCCAGTAGACCGTCTGCTTCCAGTTCTTATCTGAAGCGTACACTGCCGCTGCTGCGAAGTCAAGTGCGATCATGACGTTCGGTATAAGGTGCGGATTGATATGAGGCATCTTCATTTTTTCCAACACTCCGCGATGTTCGAATCGAACTCCATGACCACTGCTGTCATCTTCACCGCTGCGGCCCGCTTGAATGCGTCACCGATCAGCTTTGCTACCTCAGTGGCTTTGTGCTTAGGACATTGTACCACAAGCTCGTCATGCACCATCTTGATGAGACGCGCACGGAAGGTGGGAAGAGTATGCCACAGGTACGGCACTCCGTCCTTGTCGAACCCACAACCGCCCGCCAGCTTGATGATCGTGGCGTTCGTACCCTGAATGGCGTGGTTCTTTCCTTGGCGCTCGATAGAGCCTGACATCGCGCCCATTGCCTTACCGATCTCTTTCTGAGTCGGCTGGTTGTGCTCGATGAACCACAGCTCTTCTTTGTCCGGCTTGCGGTTGTTGTTCTTGACGAAGAGGTCGTACTTCAATTGTGCCTCTTCAGGTGACAATCTCAGCTTCTCTTCGTTGTCAACCTTCGCCTTCTCCTTCGCACGATCCCACGTGGGGTCTGGGAAGAGACGACGCCGACCGTACATATCGAACGAGCGTTTCTTCATGTAGGCATTCTTGCCAGACTGCTCAAGGTATGCCCAGATGCGCGGGAACTTCTTGGAGTGCAGCTCCATCAGCTCAGCGGCCTTCTCGACCGTCTTGCCGATTGATTGCGCGAGTTTGCTTGGGCCGCCGCCGTACGCCAGCAGGAAGTTCGTGCTCTTGTTTTCGTTCCTCAGCTCAGCGTGTCCTTTGCATTTGCACTTCTGCCGCGCCGGTTCGCCGTTCTCTTTTTTCGCATAGTACTTGCAGCCGGGTTCAGTAAGGACTACCCAGCCCTGCTCGTGCAGAATCTCAGTGCCTACAGAGTGAACGTCCTCGCCGCGACCGAAAGCACCGATCCACACCGGGTCTTGTGCCAGCTCCGCGATGATACGAAGCTCCGCGCCGGACATATCGGCGGTGATGATTACATACTCTTCTGCGTGGGTGTTACAAAGCTCTCCGCAGGCGGAGCACCTAAATCCGGGCACAGAGAAGTCCGCAACATAGATGCCCTCACGAGGAGGCGCGTCAGCATTGCAGCAATCAGAAACACGTATGGACTCGTTAGGAGGATCAGCAATAAAACAGGAGCGAACTGCTTCGTCCTGCGGTAGGTTCTGGCCATTAGGTTTCTCCGATGAGGAACGCCCAGTCTCAGCATCGTACTGGTTGTAGACGCAATGCAGACGCCCGTCGCCGGGGTGCAACCACCCTTCCTCTTTGCATGGCTTGCCCGTCCACTCTGTAGCCCACTGGTATCCGTACGTCCCGATCTCCTTGGAAAGAGTGTGAAGCTTACGGATTGAACCGCAGATAGCGAAACCCTTGGCCTCATACTTCGCCAGTGTGTCATCGTCGCACTTCTTCATCGACTTGAGGCCCTTGATCTCTTGTAGGGCCGCTAATAGCTGGGAATCGCTACTGTAGTTGATGAGTGCTGCGCCTTCGCACTTGGCGGCGAGGTTTTTGATCTTCGTCCGCTTCTTTTTCATGTCGCTGTGCTCGGTCTTCAGCGTCTCCTTCAAGTCCTTACGCTGTTGCTCAAGCAGAGCCTTTTGCATTTCGAGGTGCGCCATCGCCGCAGTGTCGCCCGCCTTCTTGTAGACCGCGATCTGTTTCTTCAGCTCCAGCTCAGCCGGGGAGACGACGTTGAACGCCTTCCACTGCGCTTCCTTCGCATCGATCTCAGCATCAGTATTTATGTCGTACTTGCTGCCGACGAGAGGGATGAAGTACGGGTCGAGCGAGTCGCTATAGAGCGCGGTCAGCTCGGCTATCTTGCCGTCGATACGCTTGCGCCACTTCTCCTTGTCCATGCGCTCACCGTGGATGTGCATGTCCTCGAACATGCCGATGGCGTCATTCTCGATCTGGACAATCTCGTTGAGATTGTCGCCCATGACGATAGGCTCGTTGCTGGAGTTCTTAGGCTCAAGGTTCTCCATGAACTTGGCCATCGGGCTGCCCTTCTCTTTGAGAGTCTTCAGGCGAATGCCGGACGCGACGACCTTCTGGGCCATCATGATGTTCAGTGGGAACCGCGTATCGAGTGCGGCGTATTTGATCTGACCCGGCTCAAGCACTGCGTCGAGAGTGAACGATTCCTGATACTGTTTGTCCACAGTCTTTCGGAAGTAACGCTCCATCATCTCGTTCATGGAGTAGTAGCCGTAGTCCTTCATCGAGTGCGCCCCGGCCCAGATGCACTTCTCCGCCATCGAGCAATCGTAGTAGTTGTACGTGCGCAGGCCGAAGTTCCAGTAGAAGGTCATGTACTCGAAGCCGAGATTCACGCCGACCTTCAGGAAGTTTCGAGAGCACAACACAGGCTCCAATATGAGCATCAACTCTTTGAGCTTTGGAGGAAGGTTCGCGCCGTACTGACCTTGGCATGAGAAGAGTAGGTTCGGATCGTTGTCGCAGAAGGGCAAGAGGTCGATCACGTACTGCTCGACGTTGTTACCAAACTGGACAGTACGGCAGCGCCGGAAGAAGTAGTCCTTCAACGGGGTCGTTTCAACGTCCCATCCGAGTACACCTTTGTCGTTCGCTTGGACACGCGCAAAGAAATCCTGAAGAGAAGCAAGCTCTTCGAGGCTCTGGATGAAAGTAACTTTGAGTGGGGGCGTGAGTGTTTCTATGTCAATCGGGGTGATTGGCTGCAATTCTTCAATTCAGTTCACATCGCTCCTACCGGTCCCGTTCAGAAAAAGTGGTATAGTTTTTCTAAATCCCTGCCGGTGATCTTTGCGACTGTTCATAGTGTAGCAAACAACCATTGACTTGTCAAGCGGTCTGTGATACATTAGACTCATGGCACATTTCGTCTTACACTTCGATGGGTCTTGCTGGCCCAACCCCGGTGGCACCGCCGCGTGGGGCTTCGTACTCAAAGAGTTCAACCGCGCCGACGCGCTCCCTCGCCTGATCTTCAAGAACTCAGGCGTAACTGGTACGAATCCAGTGATGAGCAACAACGTCGCTGAGTTCGACGCGCTCTATTACGGCCTCGAATACCTGTCAGCGCATCTTGAGCAGCGTGTCAAGTCCGGCAGTGTGGAACCAGATACGTTGACAGTGTACGGCGACTCACAGCTCGTTGTCAACATGATGAGCGGCATCTGGAGTCCGAAGAAGGACAAGCTCTACTACCCATTCTGGCGTAAGGCGTTCAACGCGCACGCCGATCTGGAAGTCCTGAAGGGTCTCTCCATCGACTACACGTGGATTCCGCGAGAGCAGAATACCGAGTGCGACGATCTGTCCAAAGAACACAATCACGCACCTCTTTGATTCTAAAGGGAATAAAAGGGGTTGACAGATAGTCATCCACATGCTACACTAGTATTTGTTTCAATCGACGGGAGACAACCGTCAAGACAGCATCACGTACGAACAACGCAACAGGGTTCTGCTAACAAGCAGTTTTCTAGGGAACGGGTGGGTAGTATCCCACATTTCATGATGATTCGCATGATCTTACCGGCATAACGTCCTAGTCTTCACAAGTCCTTACAAACAAAAACCTTAGCACAGCGCACATCCAGACAGCGTACTAATGACTCAATTCGAAGTTTGAGGGGGTCAAGCAGGGGACTGGGTGTGGTTTTAGGCATGGAATACCAACTGATTGTCCACAAAGCTTCATTGGAAATCGCCACAGTGTCTAGTAGAGGTGCAATAGCACAGACCAGATGGTGATAGATGGAGTAAGGACAGGGGATATGCCGGAGGTGTACCCACTAAAGTCAAGCATTACAACACAGAAGATTTATTCACCTGTAGAATCAATGACTTGAGACACCCACGTATTGACTTTCGAAAAAAGGGTGCTACACTGGTATTAGACAGTTGAGGGAAAGAAGCCCTCCAAGAGTCACGAGATAGGCGAGTGGGCCTCCTCCTAGGAGCTGTAAAGCCCTACCCACCGCCGTTATTTGAAAGCGTATCAAGTACGTGAGGAGCAAGGAGATACAATGCCACAGGCACCCGCAGCAGGAAACACCGTCGCAAGTCTAAGACCAGTACCCGTCCAGCACGCGATCAAACTTCCCGTTGCTCAACAGACCGTAGCGCAGAAGGTCGAAGCAGAAGTCAAGCACGTCGGTCAGGTAGTCGAGACCGCAGTACAGCACGTCATCCACCCTACCGCAGAAGTGGCAAAGGTTGAGACTGAAGCCAAGGCTGATGCAGCCAAGGTCGAAGCTGATGTGAAGACTGAGGCCGTGAAGGTTGAAGCCGCAGTAGCAGCGCCGGTCACCGCAGTGAAGACTGTTGTCCAGCATGTTGAGGCCGCATCCAAGACTGACCTAGAGGCACTCATTGCCCGCGTCAAGGCTCTTGAGACCGCCGCAGCAAAGCCGGTTGCAGCCGTCAAGACCGCAGTATCTAGCGTGTCTGCTGACGTTGAAGCTCGTGTTGCTGACATCGAAGCGAAGATCGCTAATTACAATACTCGTTCTGGGCAGAAAATCTAAGCTCATTTGCGGGTAGCTCAGCGGTAGAGCATTCGGCTGTGCGAGATGTGGAACGCCACGCTCCAGTGCAACTCTGGAATCTCGAAAAGTAACCGAACGGTCGCTGGTTCGATCCCAGCCCCGTGAGCCATTTTCTAACACGTCTGTCGGTACGCGCTCCGCGCAACCGTCCATCCCCGCCTGCGATGTAAAAATCGGGCACACATTCGCGCTACGGCGCTAACCCCCGGCTTCGCGGTCGCAAGACTCCTCCGGGGAGACATTAGATTCAAGTGGGCGTGTAGCTCAGCGGGAGAGCAACTGCTTTGCAAGCAGAAGGTCAAGGGTTCAATCCCCTTCTTGTCCACCATATTAGCGTAGCCGTCGTCCTACGGGACGCCTAATAGAGCTACCATACCGGTGAATGCCGGTACCTTTCTAGGGGCCAACAACGCGATGTCGAATCGAGTAAAACTCAAAAAGAGCCAGCTCGATTATTTCCGCAAGCTGGCTCGTAAGTCCGACAAAGAGATCATGGCCTACCTCGTTGGTGAGGTGAAAGCCAAAGACTTGATTGTCATTGATAGCTTCGAGTACACCAAGGATTACCACACGCAGACAGAGCAGCAGGTCTCGTGGTACGTCACGGAGTATAACAAAGTTAGAGAACGTGCTGAGGAGCGCGGGAAGAGCGTCATTGGTTACATACACACGCACCCACAATGGGACGCGGTGATGTCTCCGGTTGACTATGAAGGATGTGTGCGCGATATGCACCCGTTGTGCGGGATCACTTCCGTCAACAAGGGCAAGACGCGGACACGCTTCTGGGTCATGGACAGCTCACTTCCCTGTGATGTGATCTATGTCGAAGAAAAACGAAGTTCTAAAACGAAACGAAGTGGCCCTGAAGCAGCCGAAGCTGGTCAGGATCAGGGACTATAACACTGTTCTGGCGACGATCATCAAGGATGAGCGCCTGAGCGGTAACCGCCGCCTGCTGGCCGCATTGCTGGGCAAGCACTTCTCAATTGGAAACAAGAACGGCAAAGCAGTGCCGATGACCGAACAAGAGGCCAAGGACAAGGAATTGCTCTACAGCATCCTGTTGACCCAGTTCGGCAACCCTAAAGTCATTCAATGGTTAGACGCCGAAGACACAGAGACACTTCCGCCACCTACCAAGATCGAGGCTGAGGCTTCGGAGAATATCCGAACCGTCTTCGAAGCACTGCTTGCCCCTTCTAAAAAGGCCGGTGAATAATGCAGCCATTCAAGGTGCTACCCGAGGACGCGAAGAACTTCGCAAAGGTGTGGACGTACAAGGGACTTCAAATCCCTATGGACGATATTCACATGCAGTTCGCCACCGACTACGCCAACGTAGTCCTGAACAGTTTTGTGCAGCAGACGCTACAGGCGTCAGCAGCCAAGCAGAAAGCAGCGGAAGAGGCTAAGGCCAAACCACTGGTAGCACTGACCGACTAATGAACATCGACGTAACGCAAGTACCGGGTTTGAACGGGGTGACTTATGTGCCGTACCAACAGCCAACCGTCTGCCCCGGATGCGGACGATGTAATCACTGCGGACGAGCGTATCCAGAAGTTGCGCCAGCGTATCCGTACTATCCGCAACCTCAAATCACGTGGTCGGCCCAAGGCGGTCAGTCCACCCTCGCCCAAGGCGGTCAGTCCACCCTCGCCCAAGGCGGTCAGTCCACCCTCGCAAACACGCAAGCGACTGGCGAAGTGTTTTATCGAAGCAGTCAGCAACTTTTACAAGGAGATGTAAAGAGTCAGTAGAAGGTAAGAAGCTTGGAGTAGACCACGATCATTCGTGCTGTCCCGGTAAATTTTCATGTGGCAAGTGTGTGCGAGGTCTGCTTTGCCACAACTGCAACGCAATGCTGGGAATGGCTAAGGACGAACTGTCAAGATTGAAAAGTGGTGTAGAGTATTTGGAGAGATATGCTATATCAAAGGCCAACATTTAGCTGCCCAGCAGCAGGGTTGAAAACGACTGATAAGAATTGGGATCGTGCTTTCTTGAGCGCGGATGAGTTCCGCCAGAAGTACGGCGAGACCCCGGACGGCCAGAAGGTTACTACAGCATGATCGCGCTCCTGATACTCGTGCTCATTGTGGGCCTTGTCATCAGGACTCACAAACGCAACAGGCACCACCGCGACAGAGAACGAACCGTCGCAATTGAAATACTTTGGAGAACAACCATGTCAGCACCTATTGTGAATACTGTAACCATTGTTGCTACAAATGATGTCCTTGCCATCGTGCAGGGAGTTCAGGCAAATGGTGAGACTTCCCTCGGAGTCGTAACTGCTGCCTCTTGGAGCATCGACGACGCTGCGGTCGCAACGCTGGTAGAGAACACTGACTTCAGTGCTACCGTCACCGCCGTAGCCGTTGGTACCGCCAACATCACCGCAACAGCCACGATCACCGATCCAGATGGCACCGTGCTCAACCTCGTTGGCACTGGCGTCATCACCGTGACCATCAACGCGAAGGGTGTACGCACCGCCTCCGTTGAGATTCTGTTTACGAGCGCCCCGAGCATCCCAGCCTAATTCAACTGGGTGTAGCTCAGTCTGGTAGAGCTTCCGATCTGGAATCGGAAGGCCGTTCGTTCGAATCGAACCACCCAGACCAAACTGATAGGCCAGCCGAGAGCCATAGAATCTCGGCACACATTAGATTCAAGTGCTCCGTTGGCGGAATTGGCAGACGCGCCGGTCTAAGAAGCCGGTGCCTTCGGGCGTGTGGGTTATACGCCCTCATGGAGTACCATATCAGCCGTGAATACTTCCGGCGCAACACTGTGTACGTGGCTACTCTGGGAACCGTAGCAGCAGCCTGTGAAGCTGTCTTCTGGTGGATTCGACTTCCACCGTACACCCCATTCGGAGGCTGCATGGAAAACGTCATCGGCAGCTTGTACGTCGGTGACGATTCCGACTACCTCAAGATCAAAGGCAAGGACGGCTGGTCTGTCCTTCGTTGCTGCAAGGAAGGTCCGGGCGGTCATAGAGACACGCTTGGCTATGAATCTCTCGGAGCACCCAAAGGGGCGCATTACCTGTCAGTGGATCAACCCGGCAGACGGGCACTGAACTTCATTGACCCCCAAGACCCCCACTTCATTCCCAAAGAAATGGTGGAGCGCGGTCTTGAGTTCATCGATAAACGATTGGCGGCAGGCGACAAAGTTCTGGTCGCGTGTAACGCGGGTCACTCCCGTGGCCCAACAACGGCAATGCTCTACCTACGAGCAATAGGTGAACTAGCAGGTAATTTCATTCACTCCGAGAAAATATACCGTACACTGTACGCCAAGTATGACCCCGGCATCGGTATGCGGCAGTTTGCGAAGACCCATTGGGACTACTTCGCTGAGAAATTACGAAAGGCATAACGATGGGTTGGAAGCACGCAGTAGCGCACGATATGGCTGGCGACGGCGACAAGCCAAAGAAAGAGATCAGTCACGTTGTCTCGCGTAAGAGCGCGACACCGGGACACGTAATCCACGAGCATCACCACACTCACCCCAGCCATCACCCGATGGAAGAGCACGTCACCAAGGGCGACGACGAGTTGGCAGCTCACTCTATGGCCACTATGGGCACGCCGAACCCCGGCGAGGACACGAGCGATCCCGGCTCACCAGCTAACGCGGCACCCGCCGCAGGCGCAGCAGCTCCCCCAGCAGCAGGCTCAGGAGCACCCGCAGCATCTCCTATGGCAGGCATGTAATGACAGATCACGAAGAGAAACCTATGCACAACGTCTCGTTGCATCGAGCGTTGTCCCATCTGAACAAGGGCGGCCTGCACCGCGCTCTTGGCGTTCCAGAGGGCAAGACAATTCCGCACGACAAGTTGGAGAGCGCGAAGAACAGCGACAATCCACATACTCGTAAGATGGCACAATTCGCGGAAACAATGAACGGGTGGCATCACTAATCTGATCCTCCCCATGATTGGAGGATCATGAAGCTTCAGAAACTACGAGACCTAATCGCCTCGTGTAAGACGAACCCGAACTATCAGTTCCGTGAAACAAGTAACGAAGATATCCTCGCGTTGGCCAAGAAGAGCTTTTCGAAGCTCACTGACGGTCAGCGCGAGAAGGTTTATGCGTCATGGAAACGTGCGCTAGACATGAACAAGGAGGCGCTGGACGACTCAACCGGTGAGCTATTGCTCATCGCTCGATTCATGGCCCAGACCAACCTGTTCTTCATGTGTCACCTGTTGGAAACCTACAACAAGGTCACCGTGAATACCCACGAAGAAATTTGCAACAAGTTTTTCGTGCAGAAGAACCCGACTTTCGTAACAGTAGAGAAGTTTGCCAACCAGTATACTGACCTCAAGGATCGAATGTTGCTAGTCCCACGAGGCGGGTTCAAATCTTCTATCGACATTGCAGACGTGGTTCAGTGGGTGAGTTGCTACCCCGCGATTACCATTCTGATCCTGACGGGTGTGTTCGACCTCGCCAGTGACTTCCTCGGAGAAGTCAAGAACCACTTCACTCTCATAGAGTCGCAGAAGCTCGACACCAAGACCGGCAAGCCGGTACTCGTGCCCAAGCTCTTCTTCGACGAAGAGACAGAGGAATGGTCTGAAAGCATGTTCCAAACGTTGTTCCCTGAGCACTGTGTTCCTCCAGCCTCAGGCACTCAGTTCGAGTATCACTCCCCAGCGCAGGGCGATCAGAAAGAGCCAACCGTGAAGGCCGCGTCCATCGGACAAGCCCTCGTCGGTAAGCACTTTGACGTGATGAAGCTGGACGACGTTATCACGAACGAGAACAGTCAAACCGTTGACCGTTTGAAGAAAATCGCTAAGCAGATCAGTATTGATCGAGCCATGCTTCACCCTTACGGATTCATGGACGTAATCGGCACGTGGTACGACGAGAAGGACTACTACGGCGAGAAGATCAAGCAGCAGGAAACGTTCATCAAGGAAGAGGGTCTGTCGAACCTCATCACTGGCAGCGTTGACTCCGGGCGACTGAACATCGAGTACAAGACCAAGACCTACCTTCGAGCCGCAATGTGGCTCACCGATCAAGCGATCAAGGAAGGCAAGACCGACGTAGACGCCAAAGGTCCAGACTATGAACTCTGGTTCCCTGAGCGTCTGCCTTTTAGCTTTTTGTATGATGAGAGAAAGACGGACCCGGAAGGGTTCGCCATCAAGTACCTCAACAACCCGAGAAAGATCAACCGTATCAAGTTCGAGCGTGCCCTTCTGATGAAGCGCACTATCCCGCACAACATGCTGCCGCCGCAAGGCGTCGTCGTGACGACAGTAGACACAGCGTATTCAACAAAGTCATGGGCCGATTACACCGTTATCCTGACCACGCTGATATATGGCGGGCGTTTCTACATCCTCAACATGGTGCGCGGACGATTCAACGAGATCGAGCTGCCTGCGGTTATCGCCAACACAGCGTACAAATGGAAGCCTAAGCGAATCGCCATCGAAGACTCGGTGGGCGTGAAGTGGATGGGACGCGAACTCCGTCGAGAGATGGACAAGCTGCAAATCAGCATTCCGATTGAGTACTGCTCTCTGGGCCTCGGCAAGAAGTCTAACTCGAAACAGATGAAAGCCAAGCCGGTACTCCGACTGCTTGGCGACGAGCGTATGTTCTTCCTCAACTCCTGCGAAGGGTTGAACGAACTCTACAACGAACTCGAAGCCTTCACGGGCACCAGCGACGACACACACGACGACATTATCTCCGCACTATCCCTATTGGTTGAGCAGTTCATCTCTTATGCCGATGTGGGATCGAAAGTGGACATGGTGAACTCGCAGTATGTTGCAGATCAACAGAACCACGAACGTCATCAACTCGTACACGGTATTGGCAAGTATGCTCACATGAACATAAAGGCCCAGCTCGTGAATGATGACAACCCGGTGACTGCGTTCCAGATCGACAACAGCCGTATGTTCCGCGATGAGCCAATGGGCACTGACCCGTTTGCCGATCTATTCAACTAAGGAGAAACATGGCTGAACTAAATGAAGCTCCGGGGATAGTCGCGGACGGTGTAGCACGTGAGACGCTTGACCCATTGGACTACGGCAAGGGTGGAACCCTCAAGACCCTAAACGCTGACCTAGCACTCGTGCTTGGAAGCGCCAGCAAAGCCGAAGCTTTCATCAGCGAGAAGCAGTGGAACCTCTTGTGGCGTGATGCCGACTTGCTCTACCAGTCGCCGCGCCCGATGTCAGTGTACGAGAACACATACGTCCTCGAACCTAACGTACAACGATTTACAGTAGCAAAGGTAGTGAACTCTGTCGTACCCTCTCTCTACAAGGGCCTGTTCTATGCAGACCCTCCGATGGTACTCCGACCGCGCTCAGGCACGAGTCAAGACACCATAGATGCCAAGACCGTGCTCTTCAGCTATTTGCTGAACGACTGTGGATTCAAGACCGAAACCAAGTGGGGACTCGAACAGATGGCTTGCCTCGGCACCGGCATCTGGAAGTGGGGAGTTGACTACAAGGAAGTGGTAACGTGGGAACGCAAGTCCACTACGACCACGATCACTGGTGGTGTAGGACAGGATCAGGTCACGCAGAAAGTTCCTCTGGATGTACCCCCAGACGTGAAGCGTAAGTCCCGTGTTGTGCCGCGACCGTTCTTCGAGTCGCGCCCGATCAACAAGGTGTTCGTAGACCCGAAGTGCGATGTCGGGGATATCCGCAAAGCAGACTTCGTGATCGACGTTCGCTACATGGACTTCTACCAGCTCAACGATATCCGCGCAGCTCTCGAAGAGCTTCCCGAAGATCACCCGGACAAAGATGGGTGGGAGTTGCCGAAGTCTGAAGACGAGCTTCGCAAGTGGTGGTTCGCACCATCCGGCACGAACGTAGCACCAGTACTCGCCAGCGACACAATGGCGTACATGCGCGGTGCAGTTCACCATGCTGAAGAGATGAACATTCAGGTGACCCCTGACATGCTCTTCAAGAAGATGGAAGTGCTTGAGTATTGGGATAGAAACCGCAAGGTTCTTGTCATCGACCGCAAGAAAGTGATCTTCACCGGACAGAACAAGTTCGGCGTTATCCCGTTCCTCAGTGCAAACTGGTGGAACCGCGCCAAGGCATTCTACGGCATGGGCCTCGGCCTTATCGTCGGACAGAATCAGCGCGTCGACCAAGGCACCATCAACGCAATTCTGAAGATGCTGTCGTTCGGGATCAACCCGATCTATCTTCGCCAGCGCGACACAAACGCGCCGACGCAAATGATACGCACCGGGATCGGTAAGATTCTAACTGTGGACGGTATCGCCAAAGAAGCATATCACCTACTCGACACTCCTAAGGTTCCACCAGACATCTGGTCGGCCCTAAGCGAGTCAGAGAAGGCAACCGAGTCCGCATCGGGCGCAGATCAAGCGCTCGTACAAGGCTCGTCATCCGGCCCCCGTTCTTCTATGGGGCGCACCGCAGGAGGCGCAGGCATCCTCGCAAGTGCAAGCGCGACTCGTCTCGACGGGCCGCTCGACAACTTCATCGAACAGGTGTTCAGCCCGTTCCTCTACATCCTCGACATGCTCGTCATGCGATACCTATCAGACGCCGAGATTTATGCAGTACTGGGCGAAGAGATGGGCGACGACTACGAAGTAGACCTTGACCAGTTTCACGCGGCTAAGATCGAGTTCGAAGTACTGGCCGGTGCCGCGCTTGCGGCGAAACGCACAATGGCGCAGTCGATGACTCTCATCACACAGATTCTTGAGAACCCCCAGATTGTTGAATCTCTCGCTGACATCAACGAGGAGTACATCAACTGGAAGGAAATCGTCATGATGTGGATCGAGTCAACGGAGTGGAAGAACAAGAACGACATCATCAAGAAGATGACGCCGGAAATGAAACAGAAGCGTGCCGCTGCATCGCAGCAGGCGCAGGCCGCGTCCAAAGCCGCCGTTACTGCACAGAGCAACCAACAGAAGTTCCAGCAGAAGCAGCAGCTTGAAGACCAGTCTAACGACAATCGCATCAAGCGTGACTTGGTACGTGAGTCGTTCAAGGACAACGCTCAGAGTGAAGCGACCGAAGGGTTGCCGAGCACTGGCGGGTTGGAAGGACAACAGCCTACAGTTGCATAAGACATGGATCGGTGTCTGCTTGGACCAGCAGAGTAAATGGGGGAGCACCCCAACAGCCAAATTCCATATCACTGCCGGGGAGGGCTAGTGATCGAACGCAGCATTTCAAATTTCGTACCCATCCTTGTGTTAGCACCTCATGAGCAGGCGGAGATTACGCAGACCATTTCTTCTGCTGGCTGGCGACATATACAGCGAATCTTCGATCATGAATGCACCAAGTTCATATTGGATACCATCAATACTCCGTCCGAAGATACAGAGGACGTGATCGAGAAACACCGATGCGCCAAGGTAGCAGCTCAGCTCTATGAAGGCGGCGTCCAGAGAATCAATAACGAAGTCGGTCAGTACCTCGGCAGCCGCAAGGCCCTCGAAGTGCAGGCTGACGTAACAGACGGCGTGCTTCAGATGGGGCCGCCAGCAAGTACATCTGACGATCTACTTGAGTCTTCTGAGGAGGGGACGATCTTTGACCACTTTGAGTAACGAACAAGAGAACGGCATTCCTTCGGACCTGCCAGAACTTCGCTTTGAGTATCAGCCGACTGACGAAGACAACCGTCCCATCGGCGGCAAGCAGGTCATCAAGTACCGCACGCAGGATGAGCTGAACCATAAGCTCGTCAAGCAGAACACTGAGCTTATCCGAAAACTGCGAACAGAGACTCGCAACAACCGTCTGGGAATCCTAGACCAGCAGTCTATTGACGAGAGAGCACCGCGCAACGTCGCGGGTGTGCAGTTCAATCCGCGCACGCTAAGCGCCTCAGAGCGCCTAGAACTTTCCCAGCAGCTCCTAGACCCAGAAACGTTCGACAAGGCCACACAGACCATCGTGGAGGCTTCCTACGGCATCTCTGGCGAAGGTCTGCGCACCGTCATCTCTGACCTTCAGGGCAAGGTGGACAACGTACAGGCTCAGCGAGAAGTTGACATCTTCAAACGTCGCAATCCCGAGTACGTAATTTGTCCCGAGAACATGCAGGCCATTATCGGCTGGATGGATCGTTACAACCTCGCGCCGGTCGCAGAGAACTTCGAGAAGGCTTACCTGTTCCTCTTGGATCAGGGCGTATTGGTTACGTCGTTGGAAGTCGTAGAACTTCCCGTCTCTCCGGTAACACCGCCTAGCAATGTCGTGGGATTCACCGAGCAGCCTCCTGCCGATCCAAACGAGTACGTCGAACCGGCCCGCGTGGTCGAGACGCTTCCGATTGAGAACCAGCTTCCAGTCGAGCGCGTTGCTCCTACCGAGCACCCGGCATTGGCTACAGAACCGCCTGTCGCGGCTAAGCCTGTTGCCTCAAGGGTTCCTACCGGCCTGAACAATGGCAACTCCCGCAGTGAGGGCGTAAGTGCTCCTGTAGGAAGTGACATCGTTTACGAGTTCAAGCAGTATGACGAGAAGGGAAATCAAGTCGGTCCCACGCGCACCTTCACCGGTATGCGTGCCATCGACGCGATGCCGCCCGACGAGTACAAGCGCCGTCTGCTGAGCGAGAAGGGATTCGCCGCTAAGGTTGAGAAGTTGATGAAGAAGGGCTAATGGACATCAGGCTGGCGCTGCAATCTGAGACCGACTACCTAGTCGATCAAGTGGAGCGACTGTATCCTGACGACATCTGTCCGAAGCATCAGTTGCGCAAGATACTTGCCTCCAACCCAGCGTGGGTCATCGTAGACAAACGCATCAAGGCGCACCTTATCTCGGAAGTCTCGAAAGGGACACCATACATCTGGAGTGTTGCAGTAGACCCTGACTATCGCAGACGGGGCGCTGCAACAACTCTCCTACAAGAATTTGAGAAGCACTACAAGCAGAGCTACGAAAGTGGCTGGCTGCATTGTAGAGTCGAGAACCCTGCACAGAAGCTTTACTTCGATCAGGGCTATCGCATCGCTTCCTTTGAACCAAACATTTACGGAGCACGACAGCATGGCGTGACCATGCGGAAACGCTTCGTCTGAAGTACTGTGTACAGTCCTGTCGGATTACAGGGAACGATACACCTTAGATATGTGCTGAGGAAAAGCCGGTCAGAGACCTTGACCGCGCAATCGCAAACACTCGTCGGATTACGAGCAGAGGGATTGTCTTCACATAAAAGGCAGCGACACACTACTCATCATCTCTGGGAGGAGAAGGCGAGAAGTAAGTGATGTCTTTGAAGTAAAGGATAATCACAATGGGTTACACTCCTGCTGGAAATCTACAGGGCAACCTTCCTCAGTCCACGGTAAAGTTCTATGACAAGAAGTTCCGTGAAAACCTCAAAGCGCAGACCCCGTTCGTAGCTTGCTCCGAGCGTCTGGACCTGCCAACCAAGTCCGGTAACCAGTACGAAATGTTCATGTACGTTCCTCTGGCTGCGAACACCGCGCAGACCAACGAAGGAACCGTGGGCAGCTCGATCTCCGTTTCCGTCCTTACCACGACTGCCACCATCGGTGAGTACGCTGACTACGCTAACTTCTCCAGTCTGTCTCTTGCTACGGCAATCGACAACACTGTTGAGAACGTCGCCCGTGAGCTTGCATACCGTCTTGGCGAGTCTTTGTCTGGTCTCGTCCGTGCAACCGCTGACGGCGCAGCCAGCGTTGACTCCAGCGTGCTTGTGCAGCTTGGTGCAACTTCGACCACAGCCTTCACCTCGCTGAGCCTGAACCAGATTCGTAACGCAGTGCAGTCTCTTGCTGGCCGTTCGGTACGTCCGTTCGACGAAGCAAGCAAGGCATTCTGCGGCGTCATTCACCCGTTCGCATTGGGCGATGTACTTTCGGATGTCAGCAACAACGCACCTATCGACATCTTGAAGCACACCCCGGTCGGGCTGATGAAGATGGAAGACCTCGTTTCGGTGGACTTGACCGAGATGATCGAACTTCCGTCCTCGGGCGTTCACTTCTTCCAGAGCAATCAGGTTACCACCACCCCGAACTACAAGGGTGTGACTGGCCTGACGGCGCTTCGTACCTACATCTTTGGGCGTGATGGCATCTACAGCATCAAGCTTGGAGCACAGGGCGACACCGAGTTCGGAGATGGTGAGTACCAGAACATCAAGTGCAACATTGTGCAGAACGCTGAGCCAACTGTTGCCGATCCTGAAGGGCTGATCCCCGGCTGGACTTCGTACCGCGTTCACTTCACGACTTCGCTTGGTCCTGACACGACCATCCGTATCCGTGAGATTGATGCGGCTTCCGCAATCAGCTAAGACACTGGCTCCTGAGACTAAAAACCTCGGGAGCCATTTCTTTTTGTATCGGATCACCAATAGAAAGGAAACATCAACATGAGTTATCCAGCAGCAACTAGCGGCCTCGGCATCCCAGCGCGAGTCGTAGTTCCCGGCAATGAGTCCCCAATCAGCAATAAGGTCGGACACAATCAGGTCACCATCTCCATCACTGGAAGCAATGGTTTCCCTGAGACGTTCCAGCTTGACCCGACGCTTGAGGATGCTTCCGGCAACGAAATCACCCCCGGCACCGTCTACACCCTGAGTGCAGCGGCGGCCAACGGAGTCTTCACCGGCACCGGCCTACCAGCAACGAACACCCTTGTTGGCAAGTCCGCAGTGACCGCAGGCTTCACCAACGCTGTGAACAACGCAGCCGGTATCGTGACCGCGAACACCACGACCAGCATCACCATCGACACAGGCACCACGACTGTCGCTGAGACCCACGCAGCAACAGCAACCGTACAGGAGACCGGTACCAATGGTTTCACGTACTTTGCTGACGGCGCGGCCTCGCTGACTTCTGGCACTGGCGGCGAGCTGCCTGCGGGCAGCACAGCCAAGGTTGTTTCCGTTTCCACCACTGGCGTTCTTTCAGCCAACGGCGTGACCGGTGGATCGACCGTCGAAGTATCGTATCCGTTTGCTAACGCTGGCGGGACGATTGTCGTGGCTGGAAAGACACTTCCTGCGCAGAAGGTTTACGCGGATGTGGCTGTCAACGTCGTACCGTAATTCAACCCAAACAGAAAGGCGGAAGAGGAGCCGCCTATTATGTCCAAAGAAGCGTACATCGATTCGCCCGCTTATGATAGCGCGGCCCGTCGCAACAACCGAGTGTTGCGTGCAGTAAATACAGTTCTCCGACGCAAGTCGGCTCAGCTTCGAGCAGAAGCAGACGAAGTTATCGCGGAGCTGTTCGACGCTCCAAGCGAAGCAGAGGTAGCATTGGAAAGACTCTGGAGGGAAGGCGGCTTCAGTAGTGAGCTACGACCAGAGAACTATGAAGAACTAGTTGATTTCGCGCTGAGAGCAATCGCCTCTTACGACCGCGTGCAAGCCGCAGCTAATTCCGATGCAACTACGAGTTCTACAGGCAACTGAGGCAATGGGACGAGGGTGGATTACCCAGTGTCCCTAGGCAACCTCACGCGCCTATCTCGCAGCTCTTCGACCGGCCAGTTGAAGATGCCGCGACTCTCTCCTACGAGAGTGATCGACTTCGTACGAGAGGGCACATTTTGATTCAAGAGGGGAGTCTTGAATGCAACCAGCAGTTACCGGCACGCACACAAGTACAGCAGCGCCTTGGGAGACATACGCAGCAGAGATGTCCACCAAGATGTCGAAGCAGCTTGAGCTTGCCGTAGAGGAGTACGCCGAGCGCGTATACGATTCGAACTTCGCAAGCAACGAGAACAAAGAAGAGCTTCACCGCCAGAAAGAGATGAACGACGAACTCTCTGAGCAGTACCAGTGGGCGACGAAAGAGGAGTACGATGACGCGCAAGCGCGTGTCGGAACCCCAATGACGCACACAGAGTTTATCAGCCGTCTTCGTAAGGCCGGTGTAGAGTGCCACTACAGACAGCACGTCCACCTAGATAAAGCCGACCTCTATGTCGCGCTCACTCCGGGCGGAGAGCAGACCGTACAGTGCTGGGTCCAGCAAGGATGGATGCAGGAGCTTTCGGTTCTCAACTTCGATGACCACGGCGTACCACTGGCCGAGCGTCGGCGCGGGTGGCGCACACCACTTCTTCAACTAATCCTCAAGGGCATCATCACTGAGGAGAAAGCGAATAAGCTCTTCGGTCGGCCTAAGGTCACCGACGCTTACCACCGCTACAACGCATCGCTTCAAGCGTTCCGCAACAACGGCAACAAACTCACCCTTCACGGTGAGGAGTAGTACATCCTAAAGGAGGATAGGTTTTGAGCGAACAGGTTTTGAATGACATTCAATTGGAGAGCAAGGCTAAGGCCGAGCAGGTTCTAGCATCTCTCGCACCAAAGGAAAAGGAAGCACCCAAGGCCCCGGTGAAGTCAGCCGCGACCAAGACTCTCGAAGAGCTTGAGATCGAGAGCAAGCAGCTTGAGCTTGAACTAAAGAAGCTCGAACTTCAGGAGCGCAAAGCTAACCTCGAAGACATCAATGATCGTCTCGCAGAGCGAGAGCTAAAGCGTGCGAACATTCGCCAAGAGGCGTACACCAAGGGCGCGACCATCGAGTCCACTCGCAAGAACGAAGCGATGCAACAGAATCGTTGCAACCACCACAAGGGTGGCAACGGAGCTGGCGGCGTCGTCGGCGGAAAGGGTGACTCACCTGACTACGCAGTACTGATGCACACGTTCGCAAACGGCGACACATGGGTGCGATGCCTGCGCTGTGGTAAGACTTGGAAGCCCCCAGTCAAGTCCGATCACAAGACTCAGGAATCGTACAACGCAGCTCTTGCAATCTACAAGCAGGCAGTCAACTTCCAAACGAAGAACACTCCTTCAAAGGGCGTGATCTTCCAGTACTCTGACGGTGGCGAGTTCTACCGTGAGAACACCAAGAACGCAACATTGCGCTAAGGCGCAGACTGTGAAAATCAAGCAGGCACCGTGACAGCCGGTTGCTCAATTCGGAGAACACATGCCTAATAGCTCGATCACTCTTCAGGAAGTTATGGACGACGCAGCAACTCTTGGAGACGTATCTCCTGCCCTAGCTACAGGCGGTTCTTCCCAAGGCCCAGCCCTTTCAATTGCAAACGATGTCATGCAGGCGCTCATCAACGGCGGCCCGCTTGCACAGCCGTACAACTGGAAGTGGAATCGTGCCAACCTACCTCAGTTCTGCACCATCTCTTATCAGCAGGACTACTTCATCCCCGGACTGGTGAACCTTGGCTGGCTAGAAGCAGCGTGGGCATCGCAGATCAATCAGACTTCCATCCCAAAATTCAAACAGCCCGTCGAGGTCAACAAAGACCTCATGGTCACCTATGACCAGACAGGCTACCCGGCTAAAATCTGCTGGCTCCCAAATTCCATGCTGGAAACTGGAACGTGGGGACAGACACCTCTCGGCCCGACCACGGACAACCCCTCAGGCGACACTACGTCTCTCGGGCTTGGGCGCGGCGGCCTTCAGAACCCCGGCCCCGGCGTAATCTATACGTCGCCGTTACTGACGCTGCAAACCCCGACCAACGCAACTACATGCATCACAGACCCGAACGGTAACCTGTGGGCGCTGACCACCTTTGGAACCTGCGGGAACACGCAACCAGACTGGCCAACTAACCCGGCGTATCCAACGGTCAAGAGTCCAAACATCACGGCAACGACCGTGCAAGATGGCACTGTAGTCTGGACGGCAATCAATCCATCAGGTCAGGGCCTACGACTGAACCCCATCCCTCCCCAGAACGGTACTCAGTGGGTCATCGTATGCCAAGGACAGAAGAAGGCTCCTCGCTTCTACTCTGTGGGCCAGACATTAGAACCACTCCCTGACGATTTCGAATGGGCCTTCAAACAGGGCTTCTTCGCAGAGTGCTATCGCCGTAACCCTGATCCCAAGGTCCGAGCGAAGTACACGATGGAGCGTCAGATATGGGAGCAGGCTCTCGACAAGGCAGTACGTCAGAGCGACCGCGAACAAGACAACTACGGCTTCTACCCCGGCACTTCTGTCATGGATAGTTCATGGGGCACTAACCCAACCTCTCCTGCTAACCCCTACGGGCCTTGGTAGGAACTAACTTGAAAGGACTTATAATTACATGGCAACAGTGTACGATTCGCTAAGAGACGCGCTAGGCAATAGCAACGCCAAGCCTAGCAAACAAAAGTCGAACGGAGATAATGACTACGACGACAAGGACGCAGGATCAAACGGAAAGCTAGTGGATGGACTCACTGAAATTTCAGCGTCTATAACTGCATTGTGCCTTCAGGTGGGAGGGTTCAGTAAGAACCTAATGACACCGGCATTCTATGAGAATCATTCTTTTCTGAACCTCATACAGCAGATGCTTATAGACCAAAAGTACGCAGTCGATGAGGCTATACGCACACTCTATGGGTGGGCTTTGGTGGACATCAAGGACATAGCTGAAAAGTCAAAGATAGAGTCTCCTGACGATGACATGCGCGATCCTGCGGGTATAGTAAAGCACCTCATACCGCAGTTCAAAATACTTGTGTCGTTGTCTCAGACCAATTGGGGTATGGCCATAAAAGCCAAGAACCCATCTATCGTAGGGTTGAACATAGCCCTCAGCGGCAAGCTTACTCACTTTCTGTGGGAGCTAGAGGCCATAGCACGTAAGGCAAGGGCATAAAGGGAGTAACGACTGATGTCAGCACCTAGCAGCAGCATCCGACTTCTCGACACTATCGAGTTCGCAAAGAAGCTCAACTTCATGCGCGACAGCGCGACGGGCAACTTCATCGAACCGGCCAAGACATCGGCCAACATGGTCAAGCAGACAATGCTTGGTGCGCCCTTCATCTGGCGTTGGAACCGCGTGGTCACGGGCTTCATCGCCGTCGCCAACCAGCAGGACTACACCCTCTTCAACTACACCGCGAGTGCAGCAGTAAAACTCGGATGGTTCACTGTGGATGATGCCGGTAACTCCCAAGTCTGTACGACAGCGGGTACGACCGGCTCTTCCTCTCCTACGTGGAATCACACAGCCACAGGCACTACGACTGATGGCTCTGTGACGTGGACCAACAAGGGCAATATCGGTGATCCACAGGTCGAAGGCGAATACACGATGGCATGGATCGAGAACGGTGCCGTCATGGACACCACCTCGAACGGGCCGATATGGAAGCAGCTTCAGACCAAGATCGATCTATCAGTAGAAGAGAAGATTGCCCGTCCCACGTACGTGTCGGCGCAGTTCGATGACGGCAACGGTAACCTAACGTTCCGCCTTATGCCGACACCCGACAAGGCATACCCTGTGACGCTACAGATGCAGGCTAAGCCCTCGCTCTTCACGAAGACAAAGCAGACATGGGCACCGATCCCCGACGAGTACGCGCATATCTATAACTGGGGTTTCCTCAGCCTGATGTGGCTCTTCGCGGACGATCCTCGCTTCACTACAGCGAACGGTAAGTTCATCAGCAGTCTGCTGGCTACGAACACTGGCCTAAGCGAGACGCAGCGCAACATCTTCCTTCAGAACTGGTACTCTATCACTGGCCAGCCGCAGGCGGAGCAAATCAAGGTCACGCAGGCCGCGCAAGCAATGGGGTCATAACATGCCACGAGTGCCGTTTCCCGTCACCAACTTTACTGATCTTGATGGGTCGCCACTCTCTGACGGTTACCTCATCATCCGCGTAACTGAAGACACACAAACCCCGGACGGCGGCCAGCTCTGTGCTGGAGCTGTCGTCCAAGTAGACCTCGACTCAGGCGGCAACGTAGAAGGCTCCCCAACATTCTGGGGAAACAACGCCATGCTACCCAACACGACGGCCTACCTTCTGAACTCGTACAACGCGGACGGTCAGAAAGTTCTAACCAATCTCTACATTGTCGTGCAAGGTACCGGCCCGGAAGCGGGCTTCGGTGAAGCCTTCGGCAGTGAGTTTGCATCCTAAGGAGTTTCAATGGCAGTCGATCTTGGCCCTCGTCTGGGCTTGCTTATCAACGCGGACATCGGGGAAGCGTACTACGACCAGTTCCGACCCTTCCTTCGTGCTATCGATGCCCTCCTTCTGGGAGCAGTCATCAACACGACCACCACAGCCCCGCCAAGCTCTCCGTCGAACGGGGATGCCTATTTACTCAAGGGAACCCCCTCGGGCGCGTGGACGGGCCAACACAACGCGATTGCGGTATGGTCTACAGAGATAACCCAGAGCGGAAATAACACCAAGGTGCCGGGGTGGGAGTTTTTCCTTCCCAACGCCGGGTGGACCGTATGGGATACGGCGACGAGTACCCTACAGGTATTCTCGACCGGCACATGGGTCAACATCCTAGCCAACGTTGCATTGCTCAACGTTGATAATAACTGGACAGCCACCCAGACGTTTGAAGACGGATGGACTTCTGCTTCCGACGTTTCAATCTCCACGGCATCGGCGGCGACGAGCAGCGACAACCAGAACTCACCTGTGCTTGGACTGACGGGTGCATATTGGAATGGCACTGCATCAGCGCCAGACACTTGGTCTGTACAGGTTCAGCCGGGTACGGGAACCGACCCGACCAGTACTCTGTTCTTTAGTCACACAGGTTCAACTGGCACAGCTATCGTTCAGTACGCCACTGATGTTTTTGCCCTTGACTTCAACGGCAATAATGGTGACTTCAACGGTAACGTAAGTTGTGGAAGCCTATTTGCTTCCAATCAGGCGTTCCTCTATAGCAGCAACACAGCGACGGGCAGCAACAACCAGAACGCTGCTCCTCTGATCTTCCAGAGCAATTACTGGAACGGCTCAGCGAGTGTGCCGGACGACTGGCAGTTCGCCGTAAATCTTGGGACGGGTGCGAATCCCACCTCAACTCTGATCCTTACGCATACGAATGCATCCGGCTCAGGATTTGAGTTTCAAGTGCCGAACATTAGCGTTCAAGGAAACATCCAAGGCGCGTCCCTTGTGGTCCAAGGTGGGACACAATTTGATGCGGGGTTCTCCTCGCTAGGCACCTCAGTGCTAACCGCAGTGAGTGCAACCAGCACTAGCGGCAACATGGCGGCCCCTGAGTTCCGACACGCCAACCAGTATTGGGACGGCAGTGCATCGCAGTCCGACAACTGGAACTGGACATGCACCATCGGCACAGGCACGTCACCGACCACGCAGCTCACACTGCTTCACAATGGTTCCCCCGGCGATGCTGAGTTCCACGTACCAAACTTGAACCTTGACTCTGCTGTCACAGCGACAACTGCCACCGCAGGTAGTGAGACGCTTCCCTCCAACCCGCTTGGGTTCTGGGAGACAACGATCAATGGCACCACGGTGAAGATTCCGTACTACGCAGTATAAGGAGCGACATGGCATCACTCAACGAAATCACAGGCGGAGCTTTTCAGGATGCCTTGGGCAACGCTCTCGCGGGCGGCTCACTCATCTTTGAGTTGAGCCAAGACGCACAGGTCAACGACACCACACAAGTCGTGTCCGGTTACAGGGTGACGGTGGACCTCGACGGCAGCGGCAACGTTGTCGCGGGGTCTGAGGTATGGCCGAACGACGTGCTCCTTCCCGCCAACACGTACTATAACGTGACGGCCTACAACGCGGACGGCCAGCGCGTGTGGGGACCGAACCCACAGCAAGTCATAAGCACGCCGTCCCCATTCAACATCGGGACTTGGGTGCCGCAGCAGATAGCAGTGCTACCACCAGCGCAGCTCGTCATTGCAGGGACCACACTCGCTACCACAGCAACAGGTGGGGCTGAGACGCTGCCCGCTAACCCAGTGGCGTTCTTGCCAGTGCTCATCAACGGCACGTCGTACAAGATAGCTCTCTATGCCGTCTAAAGGAAACCATGCCTAATCTTCTAGGACTCGCGGGCGCACAGCCTCAAAAACAAGTACGCTTCGCGCCGATCTACACCGGTCGTTGGTCCTCAGGTATCTGGACGAACCGAAGTCCTCTGCGTGATGCAGCGACCACTCGTATCGTAGAGAAGTTCTACGGTGCCAATGGTGACGCTCTGATAGCGGGTGTCAACGTAGAGGTAACTAACAAGCTTACCCTAGCCCGTCGCTATGGCAACTCTGTCTACGATAACAACGGATGGAATGACGTAGACAGTTTTTATAACTTCCGTCTCTTCAGCCAGACCGATGAGCAGATCAAGATTATGGTCGATCAGACCTCGGCTCTCTACTCTTTGTATCAAGGGGTAAAGACCCTTGTATGGACGAAGACCAGCTCTAACGCGGGACAGTCGTACATGCAGAGCGTAGGGAATACGCTCTACTTCGGCAACGGTATCGATCAGAAGAAATGGCTTCAGACTCTCGTAGTGTGGGCAGCCGACACGAACTGGACCGGCAACGGCACCCCGCTCGACACTACCTTCCTCATCGACCCTAATGGCAACATTCAGCAGCTCACGACCGCAGGCATCTCCGGGGGCACCGCGCCCACATGGAACCCGCAGGTACCGGCTGAGGGAAACAACTTTCAGGGAGGTCTCACAACCGATGGTACTACTGTCTGGACTAATCGTGGCAACCCTCTTGAGAATTGGGGAATTGTTGCTCCTACGGGCACGCTTACACCCGTGGTTGGATCGTCACGAGTAGCGTGGACAGCCAACACCTCGTACTCTCTTGCTGGCGTAATCATCGACACCAACGGTAATCTTCAGCAGGTATCCACAGTCGGTATGTCTGGTACGGCAACTCCGACATGGGCAACCAGTGTTGGGAGCACGACCACGGATGGTACCGCAGTCTGGACTATGATTCAGACCGCAGCCTCCCTAGTATGGGAAGCTCACACCGCGTACGCTGACGGGCACTTTGTCATCGGTAACGCAGCGGGCACGAACAGCCTGTTTCAACTTTCGACTGGGCAGACCGTAAACATCAACAGTGGTAATGTCTCGCAGTACTTGTACAACGCGGGGTCTATCTCCGGTACGATTCAGCTCTACAACCCCGTGACCACTGGCAGCGCCATCGCCAGCTCAACCTCGTTGGAAAGCTTGTCGATGACCGGCATCCCGACAGGTTCGGGAGCGCAGGAGCAGTGGAACAACTTGAACGGCGCGGGCGAGACGACAGGGACTCAGGTTCCTTTCCCATCGATCCAGCATGACTTCCAGTCCATCATCCTTGGCACCTTCAACGTTCCTGTTGCAGGACAGTACGCTTTCCAGATCACATCACACGATGGCGTTCTCTGGGGCATCGGCGGCGGCGCTGCGCTTATATCAGGCACGAATGTCAACCCGATCATCCCTAACCAGACAGTGACCTTGAACATGGGCTATCCTGTGTTCGGCGGTAATAACAACCGCTTCGAGGCGGGTGGGTTCTCCACGAATAACTTTGTGGTCAACTTCCCTAGCGCGGGCACCTATGGCTTTGAGATCGATTACGCATACTGGTTCCACTCAGGTATGCAGCTTCAGGTCACGTGCAACGGCAACCCTATACCCTTCGGCACCCCGACGAGCGGCACGAACGAACCCGCATGGCCAGCATTCAGCACGGCGTTCGCGCCCGCGTATGCTACCGTGGTTGAATCCTCGGGTCAGTTCACATGGAGCAACATCGGGCCAGTCACAGACTTCGTTTGGACAGCGAAGACGAACTATACGCTTCCAGACACAACCATCATCGATCCGGCCAGCAACACAGAAGCTCCTTTCCGTGCGGGCATCACCGGGACGACAGCACCGACATTCAATGCGGCACTCAACGGCTTGACGCTTGATAATCCTCCTCTCATCTGGATCAATCAAGGGCCGTCTTCGTCACCACCTCCGGGGTCGCTAAGCACCTTCAATGGCGGCTGGCAGTACGCTATCGCACTTGTCAACACGCTGGACAACACGGTATCAAATGCTGGACCGCTGTCAGCGGCCACGGGCAACCACATCGGTTTCGCGGGTGTGACGTTCGCTCCGGGTGCAGGACTCGACCCATCTATGATTGATCCGCAGGCCGACTTCGTAGCGATCTTCCGAACGACGGATGGACAGAGTACACCCTTCCTTATCCCCGGACCCGGAGACGAGACGTACACGGTACCGCTTTCGACCTACCTCACATCGGGGTACGTTGACACGACACCGGACACCGGCTTGAACAACCTTATCTCCGCACCTCTTGAGGGAGAGAACACGCCGCCAGCATCGGGCGCTATCAACTTGGCGTATCACCTGAATCGCATCTGGTACAGCATAGGCAACATCGTGTACTGGACAGCAGGACCGGATACACCGGTCGGCAACGGAGTCAACGGCACACCGCCTTTGAACTTCGACACCTTCCCGTCACTCGTCAAGCGACTCGTTCCTACCACAAGCGGTCTGATGGTCTTCACGGTCTCGGACGTTTACCTGATCCAAGGAAGCGGCACCTCAACTTCCCCGATCACGAGTGGCATACCGATCATGCAGGGCGTCGGTCTCTTGAGCTACAACGCTCTCGATATCAACGGTTCCATCATTGGCTTCTTCACGACCGACAGTCAGTTCTGTATCATCGACCCGGCTGCTGGTATCACGTACGCTGCATTCCCAATTGGCGATCAGATTCGATTGGACACCGGACAACCGGGCGTCTCGTGGAATCCGGCAAACGTCTACGTGGCATGGCAGGTCACAGGTGAGGACCAAGCATGGTACATTGGAGATGGTCAGTTTGGATGGTACCGCCTTATGCCGACACCGGCACCTGAGACGGGCTATACGTGGTGTCCTTTCGCTAACATCGTGGGAGGCGTCAAAGCCATACAGAGCATCGAGGTGTCACCCGGCATCCACAATCTGCTCCTTGGACCAACCGGTTCCGGCCCGATACTACACCGCGACCTGAACGCATACACCGACAACGGCGTAGCGTTTCCGGCCAGTGCAGTCCTCGGCTCCGCAGTCTTGGCGCAGCCCGGACAAATTGCAGAGGTTAGTTTCATATCGACGGAAGCAGTGCGAATCGGAACACCGCTCGTACTGGGAGTAATTCTCGATGAGGCAGTCCCGTACTATACAGGGTCTTTCGAAATCTTGAAGCACTCCGTAAATGATCCTCCGACGTTGGCACCGAGTAAGTCACTCAACGCGCAGAGGTTCTACCTGACGGATGAACAAGAACCAGCGGTATGTCGCCACATGCAGGTCAATGTGGACTTCGGCGTCCAGTCGGCTGCTAATGAGTTACTCGCTCTGACGATCTATGGAGGGTTCCTACAGGAGGCCTAATGCCAACGATAGCAGAAGCAACTAATCGTAACTTGTCCGGTTACACACCGGCTCAGAGACCTGCTAGTCCAGAAGCATCCTTACCTCCCACAACGGGACTCGAACCCGTAATGAGCACGATGATGCGTTGTCCGTTGCCTCCTATCTTTCAGGCGGCACCGGACAGCCTTCGTCAGTTCTATCAGGGCGGTAAGGTTCCTCAGAATCGATTCCTTTCACCAGTCGTGAATGGTATATCGGGCGGCAGTAGCGGCGGTAACGCAGTAGTCACAACGGTCGCACAGACGAGCGGGGGAAGCAATCCTCCTCCAGCTCAGACCGTGGCGAAGAACGTTGCGATCACAACCACAGTGCTAGGACCGGGGGCGCAGTTTCAAGGCACACTCGCGGTCTCGCGCAGCTACCAACTTCTTAGCGTGTCATCGAGTGTACCGGCGCGTGTGGAACTGTATGGAACGAACTTCCAGCAGATTGCAGACTTGTCTCGCGCACTTGATACGGCACCTCCTGCGGGCAGCACACAGGGCATCGTGACCGATGTAGCTCTCGACACAGCTCCACTAAGTTGGAGCTTCCAGAATCGCATAGGGGCTAACGGCGACAGCCCGCAAGCACCCAACGCTTACATCACCATCACCAACCTGAGCAACGCGGCAGTCCCAGTAACGGTGAACGTGACATACGTTCCAATCGAGGCATAATGAATCGTGAAATAGTAGGCGGCGGGGGCGCAGCGATCTATCCCCTACAGGGCGACGTAGCTTCCACAGCAGGCAGCTCTACAGTCACGGTCCAAGGCATCCAAGGTGTACCGGTGGATGTCAGCTTCCCCACGGGCGGAGAGGTATTGACCTACGACGCTACTGAAGGGACGTTATCACTGGCAGCGCCAGCGGCGGGCGGCCCCACGTTAGAAACCAATGGCACACTCAACTCCACACAAACTCTTCTGAACCTTCAGGAGGGAACAAACATCACCCTGACGGAATCAGGCGGCACGGTGACGATCAATGCTCCGACGCCTACAGGCGCGAGTACGATTATCACTAACTTCCAACCCGGTAGCGTTTTTACCGGAACCGGAGCGGTACAAAACATTATCGGCTTTACCATAGCGGCTAACACAGTACCGGTAGGCAAAGGATTGGAGTTTGCATTCACAGCCGATGGAAGTACTGGCGCATTCGGTACGAACCTTTGGAACCTTGTTATCAACGGAAGTATCAATCTCGGATGGAACGGTATAACTGGTACATCAGGGTATGCCTCCGGCGGATTCCGTATTGTCAACAATAACGGCTCGACAAGCGTGAACTCTCTAGTGTCACTTCCCTTGTTCCAGAACACGGTCTCTGGTGGTATTGTAATTCCCGGTCCAGCCCAGACGAGCACCATCGCAACCACATCCGCGATCACTGTGACACTCACTTGGAATGGTCCCAACACGATAACTACGCAGATCATACAGGCGTATCTTAGATTCATATAGAAAGGATTTCAAAATGGGTAACAACATTCTTCAGCCGATCCCTATGACCCTGAATAACTACTTGCTTCAGAACGGTCAGACGGTACTCTCCAACACAGTCCCCGCAGCCCCAGAGGGCGCGACTAACGTCACGTGGCAGTTCGACCAATTCGGAAATATCTCTGCTTACACCGAGGGCGGTGGCGGGGGTGGCACTGCGTCGGGACCGGTAAACTCTATTCAGACGACTGACGGGGACGGTAACTTTACAGCCGTACCTAACTTACTGGCCGAGCAAATACCGTCGAGTACCTACGCCAGTGTAACGCTTAGTGGCAACAACGCGAATGGTTTACGTCAAGGTTTCGTAGCGTCTCCCGCAGACCCTAATTTTTACTTTGATACCCTAAGCGAGGGAAACTTTCAGTTCCGTATCGGTGGCACCAGTCCTGTCGTTACCATAGCTTCCGGAGCAGTCGAGATATCACAATCGGCCATCACACTGACAGACGCCGGAACTCCTACGTTTGCTGATTCGAACATAGGTGCTATCTGGTTCTCCCAAGGCAGTAACGCTATAGAGCTTTTTTCATCCTCCAATCTGGGTACAGGGCAGTCGGGCGGGTATCTTGCGTTCAATAGTTCCAACGGCGTTGACACACCTACCCAGACGTTCTTCACAAATAGCACAGGGTTTACTCTGAATGTTGGTTTGTTCCTGAACGGTAACTCAACTTCCACTAGTGCTACGGCGGGTGGTGCGTCTGCTCTACCGGCAACTCCAGCAGGGTACTTGGATATACAGATCAACGGTACGAACGCAAAGATTCCGTACTACGCGAACTAAGTAAGGCAATCGGAGAATAAAATGGGCGCTCCCCTTCATCAGAACTTCTTTGAGTATCAGCCGACAAAAGACCTAAACCGTCTTCTGCGCGAGTATGGGCAGACGTGCCTGAGTGATACTCTCCCATCCCCGCCAGAGGGAATGGTCAACATCAACTGGCAGACGGATAGCATGGGCCACATCTCCGCCTATGTAGAACCGGGCGGAGGCGGGCAGGTCAACATTCTTCCAAAGGGTGAGTGGTCAAGCAGTACCTCTTACGTTCTAAACGATGTCGTATTCTATAACGGCGGAAGCTTTATTGCTCTACAGGCCAGCACGGATGAGGTGCCCACTGATACAACTTTTTGGGCACCGTTCGCGGCTCAGGGGCCACAAGGAGAACCGGGCGACGGTGGCGTAGTTGCTGGTACCGCTAATCAGCTTGCCTTCTACACTTCAGATGGTTTGAGTGTTCAGGGCGGAGCTAACAGTAGTGCGCCAACTTTCAACAATGCTAACCAATCCGACCAGTATGATTCCTTCTGGGCCGGAACACTTTCCATTGGCTTCCCGTTCCAACACCCAGTAACGCTCCCTTCGAGCACTTTCTATCCGAACATAAGCGACTACAACTACTTCCAGAACTGGAACGTGCTGTCGCTGAATGGGACTATTCAGGGTTCTGGTTTCTCCCTCGGCAACGAGGGGGGATGGACTGTAGGTAAGGGCTTCGTCACCCAGTTCAACTCGGGCGTGCGAGGAATCCACCAGAGCATATCGCACATCATCCATAAGCACGCAACCGGTGACACAGCGGCCACGTATGGCTATGTGTTCACGGACGGCGGTGTGTCAGCGGCGTCAGACGAAGGCGTAACTGGTACGCAGTCAGAGTTGAATGAGAACTTCGGCTATTACCACGGTACGGTTGTCTCCTCAACAGGAGTGAACGACCGCGCCCCTGTGTGGAGCGCAGCAACGTCCGGCAACAACTGGACGACTGACGGCGCGTTCATGCTGAACATCAGCCGACCGATCTGTACGACTCGCTGTGCAGGCTCTACTACCGATGTGGTGTTTACGATCAACGGCACTCCAACCAGCACGTATTTTTTCCAAATGCCGACGACTACGGGAACACTTCCTGTATCGACTGCTATCGGGTATCAGTTTGTCCCGAACTGGAGCAGCGCCGAGACGTACACTAACCGAGAGATTGTGTTATTCACTGATGGTCACGTTTACCAGTCCACAGGAAATGGAAACCTCGATAACACTCCTGCTATCGGCGGTACTGCCTTCTGGCAAGATGCAGGTCTTGAGAGTGCGAACAACTGGCTTGGTATTCCTAATCAGCAGTGTACGACGGACTCACCGGTGCCTTGCACATTCAGTGTTGCCCTTGTAACCTTCAACGGGAACACCAATGGCTTTAGTGTAGGTGACCACATCTCAGTAGCAGGTAGCAACTATCCAGAACAGTCAGTGGTGACAGCCGTGACTACGACTGGCAGTGGAACCAATATCACTCAGCGTGTAACGTGCTTGCTGCGTAATCCTAACTTCTTGGTTACGTTATTCAAGGGCGGAGTTGCTGGTGGGTACATTAGTTCGGCAGCTAACCTTGCTTTCTCTGGAATGCGTTCGAGCTACTACGCGTTCGGTTCTTTGGACGGCGTGAATCTCATCTACGGCCTTCAGGTCGGCGGTGGTATTCAGTTCAACCACTTGCCCCAAGCTGGCAGCGAACAGTGGGCATTCGACGGCTCTGCGGAAGCTGAGTTCACCGTTTACCCCGGCGCAGAGATTGTCAGCAACCCGGACTACTACAACCCAGCCGGTCATATTGAGCAGAACAACGTTCCGTGGACAGCAGGAGACCTAGTAGAGAATCCGCACTACCCTGTATTTGGAGGTACCGCAGCTTGGTTTACCAAACAGCAGACAACGCCTTCAAACTCTAGTCACGGTAGTTCCGGCATACAACTCACCGTTGGCGGTGGTGGATGGGCCGGTGGGAATACAGCCCACATCAACCTCATCAACGAGAACCCCGTATCGTACTACCAAAACGGTGGAGTAGCCGCTAACACTTTGTTCGCACCGGCTTGCCTACAGATGCAAGGCCCGTACAGTCAAGGTGTGTATTTCAGTAATGCACCTCAACCCCTTGGGCAAGCCACTGCTGTCATATACGTTGCTAATCCATTCGTAGCGGGCAACCCTACTCCTGAGGACGTTACTGTCATCCGCGTGGCTTACGCTGGGCAACTGGACTTGTCACCGTCACTAGGCCGCTGGTCAGTCGATGGCGACTTCCAATGCAACACGTATTGGACAAACGTAGGAGGCACTATCTACGAAGGCGCAAGTGGCACGTTCGTTAGTCAGGACAGTAAGACAGTGACCGTACACAACGGACTTATAACAGGCATCGTGTAACAAACCAAGGGGCAGAACATCGCCCCGCAATTTTAGAAAGGCATCATGGTAACGGACAGACTGTTAGAGGAGAGCGATCTTTCCTTGCTAGAGCTGAGCTTGTCTCAGGATGAGTATCATAGCGAGACAGGACCAGAGTTCTTCATTGAACCCGGCACAGCCACAAAAGTCTACGAAGACGAGAGCGGGCCAATTCTTTTCGTCAAAGGAACCCCGGCGCTCAGGATCGACATTCAGTTCCTAGACAACAATGATGCACGAAGAAACATCAAGTGCATGACAGAGGGCTTCCCGCCACTCGCTGCGAAGGCGCGAGAGAACGGGTTCAAGGAAGTCATCTTCAACACGAGCAACCCACTGCTCAAAGCTTTCTGCATCAAACGCTTCGGTTTTGTCGAGAGCGAAGGCGAACTAAGGAAGTTCATCTAATGAAAATTTACACACGACTTGACTACATCTGGGACGGACACCAGTACAAGCTTGACACCTTCGACGCTTTCGAGTACACTGGAACAGTCGAACTCCTTTGTGGGGCTACCTCGGCACAGAACAATGTGCAGGCACAGCAGGCGACCGCTTACCAGCAGATGACACAGCAGGCCAGCCAAGTCTTCGGCAACGCCTCCAGCGTCTTCAACCAACTTCAGAGCACCTTCGCTCCGACTGTGGCCGCAGGGCCAAGTCAGCAGGGCTTCAGCGCGGGCGAGGTATCAGACCTCAACTCTCAGGCCATCACCCAGAACGGTCGAGCTTATACGAACGCCAAGGAAGCGGCAGGCGAGGCAGAGGCAGCGCAGGGCGGCGGTAACAACGCGGCTCTCCAGAGTGGAACTAACGCAGGAGTCAACGCGAACATCGCGGTCTCCAGCGCAAACAATACGGCCAACGAACTCGGACAGATCACAGAGAACAACTATGCGACTGGCCGACAGAACTACCAAGCAGCGGTCCAAGGACTAGCGGGCGCTGACCAAGCGTTCAACCCGGCGACTTCGGCGGGCAGCGCGGCGACGGGTGCGGGTGCGGCGAGTGCTAGTACTGCCAACCAGATTGCAACGCAGAACAACTCGTGGATGCAGGCGGTCAGTGGTGCTCTCGGCGGTGTAGCAGGCAGCCTTGTAAGCGGCGGTCTAGGTAGTCTTATGGGCAGCGGCGGCAGCAGCCCAGCCTCGGGTGGGTTTACCGGTGAAGGTGTAGCCGACTCCCTGTCGGGTGGCAACTGGATGACAGCGGGCAGCGCGGCGGCACCGTCAGTGAACGTATCCAGCATGGGTAGCTCCGTGCCGACATTCTAAGAAAGGTATCATGAGCCAGCCTAACGGACAGAACGACCAGCAGCAGCCTATCCCAGCTCCTAACCAGAACTGGACAGGTGACAACACACAGGCCCCGGCACCCAATCAGGCAGCTACCCTCCCTGACGCCGGGGACGCAACCTCAGTAAACGCCTCAGGCGCGTCCGATACCCCCGGAACACCCAACCCTACCTCCCAGACCCCTCAGGGGCAAGGAAGTGGCAATGCGGGCCAGCAACCGGCATCTCAGGATCAGGGTGGACCCCAAGTGGGACCGAACACCCCTCCTGCGGATAAATCCGGTTCCTCTCAGGGCCTTCCGGCCAACGATCCGAACAACCCAGCTACCCACCCCCTAGTCAAGGCAGGCGGGATCATCCACTCGATTGCTCAGGCACTCGGCGGCGGTCCGCGTATCCAGACGACGTTTGACCCGAACACCGGAAAGCGTATCGATACGCCAGTCCAGATGTCGAACGGCCAGATCGGGAAAGCCATCGCTATCGCGGCTCTTACCGGCGCACTCAGCGGCCTAGGCGAAAAGGGACCGGGTGCAGAGGGTCGCGCAGCGGCGGGCGGTGCTCAGCAGGTCATGGCACAGCGTCAGCAGCAGGATGCCCAGCAGCAGGCTCAGGCAGCTCAGGATCAGGCACGTCAGGCTCAGGTCACCCAGACCAACTTCCAGACACATCAGAACGCACTACGCACGTCGGTCATGGAGCAGCAGTATCATCAGCAGCTCTCGGATGTCGCCAAGCCAATCCTTGAAAATGTAAATGCAGTCGGCGCGGCACTAGAATCCGGCGTTCACGAAAGTGACCTTCTGTCCAAGTACCATGTGACGAAGGATATGGCGATCCCTGACGGTGTGGTTCAGGTAGGCAAGAACCCAGACGGCAGTGACCACTACGAGAATACTTACACCGTCATCGATCCTCAAAAGAAGATCGAGCTTCCACAGCAGACGGCCAAGCTTCTCGCGGATATGCGTATCCCCGGCTACTTCACTCTGGACGACAAGGGCAACGCAGTGCCGAAGAACTTCACGGGCAGCGCCGGTATCAAGGCGGGTCTCGTTGTTGGCGGTATGGCGATTGCTCAGGGCTACCAGATCACAGAGAATCAGATCAACAAGCAGTTCGCACAGTTGAAGGGCGGGGACGCTGAGGCAACTCAGTTCGATGCAAACCTTCGCCAGTCACTCGCATCAGGTGATATCACTCCTACCGGATTGAAGATCATCGGCCAGTACTCGAACGTCCCGTTCGACAAGGCTGTGGACATGATGGAGAAGAACAAGGTTGATCCTAACGTCATCGCACAGTACCGCAACCTTATCCCGCAGGATGCCTTCAAGCAATCCGCTGATAAGACGGCGGCAGATGAGGCAGTCCGTAAGGCTCAAGCAGCGGTAACCGAGAAGGCAGCAGTCCTTCCTCTTGAGGAAGCTTCGAAGCGTCGTGAAGAGCAGACCGCAGCGTACATCAAGTCAGCTTCCGTCTACAAGGACGAGGCAAGCCGTACGCAGGCATCTATTGACACGAATGTCAAGAACGGGATTCCTGCAAAGGGTAAGGCTTCGGGTTCGGATGCTATCGACAACCTGACCCACCCAGAGCTTGCATCGACGATCACTGATGCGAACTACAAGAACCCTGATGGTGTAAACCATGCGTTCTTGGATGCGTTGGCGAAAATCGATCCAGAGCGTGCGAAGTACATTCAGGCGATTGCATCTGGTAAGGACATCCAGAGCTTGTATGCCGGTGCGAAGAAGTTCGGCGGAAGTATCAACGCCGATGTTCACGCATACGATCCAAGCTTCAACATGACCGACATGAACTCTTACGCCAAGACCGCACAGGAGTACGCGGGCGTCGGCAAGGGAGCAAAGACTAGCGCAGCAGCCTCGACGTACCTTGAGCACTTGGGACGTACGTGGGACGCATACCACGCTAACCCACTTGCAGCCGTCAACGGCTACAGCGGTGCTTACAACACGATGGCGAACAAGGCCGGTGAAGAGTCAGCCTCTTTCTACGCGAACGGTAACAAACCGGGCGAGGCAGAACTTGCGCACTCCCATCACGACTTCTTCCCAGTTGGCGACGACGGTAAGACTCAGAGTGCTACGAAGGCATTGCTCACCGTGCCGGACAGCATGAAGACCTCAGCCCGCGCAGCACTGGATAAGATCGAAGAGAACTACCGTCAGTACGACGGCTCTTTGCCAAAGATGATCGAGCGTAAGAAGCCAGTCTCAGTCGATGCCGCTCAGCAGTACAAGCGTGTGACGGGTGAAGACATACCGGACTACCTCGTCGATCACAAGACGTTCTCTCGTGGCGGCTATGGGCAGAACTCAGGCCAGCCAGCACGCCAGCTACCTGATGGCGCTAAGGCTATCCGCGATGCGCAGAAGAACGTCGTGGGCTATCAGCTCAACGGCGCGAACACGCTCTTCTAAGGAAAGGTAATACATGAGTCAGCCAAACGGCCAGCAGCTTCCTGCTGGATACACAGTCGATGACTCCCCGGCACCGGCCTCTTCACAGGGGTCGGCTTTGCCACAGGGATATACAGTTGACGACGCACCACATGACGCACAGCAGGCCCCGGCTATCCACGTAGGTGGAATCGATCCTAACGCGCCTTGGTATGACCGCATCGGTCAGGGTGTGCAGGACTTGACTAGCCGCGCAGAAGCAGTTGGCAACGGCATGGGCCAAGGACTCACGAGCACCCTTCAGGGCGCAGCATCAATCGCCAATAAGGTTGGACAGCATACTGTCGGTCACGATATTGTGCCGAAGACTGTTACAGATTCATTGAACGAGGGACAGCAGCGCCTTCAGGAGCAGAACCGCGAGAACCCCGGTCTCAACGAGATGGGCTATGGCGGAGAAACCCTCATGGAGTTCCTTGGCGGCGAAGCAGCCTTCAAGGGCCTAGCGATGGGCGACAAGCTCCAGAAGATGTCGCAGGTCTTCAAAGTCATCGAGCAGTCACCCCGACTAATGAACGCTCTCAAACTGGGCACCGCAGGCATGAAGGCAGCAGCAGAGCTTTCTCCTGAGGAAGCACAGCTCGTTCAGCAGTACCCCAAAATAGCAAAGCTCATCGGCATTGGTTCTGAGGCGTTACGCGCAGGCACAGTGCAGGGAGCGCAGACGTTCGACCGAACTGGGGGAGACCTTGGAGCAGCCGCGAAGTCTGGTGCAGAGATGGCCGGTACCGCAGGCGTACTCGGTACGGTGGGTGCAGGACTGGGAGCAGGGGCGAAGGCAGTCGGAAAAGCTATTGGCAAGGTTGGTGAAACCGCAGGAGACCTCGCGGACGCAACCAACGCAGCGCCGGACAGCCTCACAGTAGGCCAGCGCATTCAGGGTGCATTGCAGAATGCGAAGGACAAGCTCCACGCGAACTACGAGACTGGTATTCAGGACTTGCAAGGGCGACTAGGAGACGCAACAGCTCCCGCCGACGAGACCTCGCCAATCGCGCAGAAGGCCAAAGAACTTCTTCAAGACCCGGACCCAGAGGATCACCCTCTGACCACGGGCGCTAAGGAAGTCTCAGGCGAGAAGCTTTCACCTAAGACTCGCGCTCTACTTGAGATGGCAGCCAGCGGTAAGGCACCCGTCACGGAAGAGGCTGAAGAGGCCGCCGCAGAAGCGAATAAGAACAAGCCGACTATCCTAGGTGCGGACGGTAAGGCCGTCGAGCAGCCGGATGTAGAGCCAAAGCAGGAAGACCTGCCGGATTGGAACATTGAGAACCTAGTGCGCTTCCGCCAGACTGTTGGCAAAGCCGCACGTGACTCGGTTCCGGGCAGCCCTGACCAGCGTGCGTTGAATGCCCTCCTATGGGATGGCTCAGCGAACGGCGGTGCAGGCGGTTCCGCAATCGACGACACGATCCAGAACATCGCGGAGAACTCGGACCATCCAGAGGCCGCGCAAGCTCTTGATGATTATCAGGCTCTCCGCAATAACTACCGCCAGCAGATCGGGCGCTACGATAACCCAATCATCAAGCGACTGATGGAGGGTAAGTCAGACGAAGCAGCCAGTGCGTTCCTTCGCTACAAAAGCGCCTCGGGCGCACCGAAGGGCGGTGCAAAGGACTTCAACCTAGACAACCTCCAGCAGATCATTGGACCTGAGGCTAGTCGTAACTTCGCCAAGGATGTGTTCAGCAACCTGCTACAGAAGACCTCGGACAACGGCCAATTCAACGCGGCCAAGTTCACCGGTCTATGGAACAAGCTCACTGATGAGACCAAGGAGAACTTCTTCGGAGCTAACGCACCGACGATTGGACCCAAGGACTACATGGAGAGTTTGGCAGGCGATGCTAAGACCGTGAAGAACCTTCAGCTACTCAACCGTGCCGGACTCATCGGCGGAGTTGGTGCAGCGGCGGGTACGATCTCACCGGTCGCGGGCGCGGGCCTCTCCACACTTCTGGCATTCGTTGCAGGGCATGAGGGCGGCGTAGGTGGCATCCAGCACGGTCGAGAACTCATAGACTTCGTTGCGAATCATCCTAAGACGTGGGCAGGATTCCGTGCAGCAGGTAAGCTTGCTGAGAAGGGTGATCTTGGTACAGCCGGTCCCGGCGCATTCGTGCGTGACGCGGGCACAGGTGCTAAGAACATCATCAAAGCGGGCGCTAACGCTGCAATAGCTCCGGGCGCACAGCAGCCTACTCTCAACGAACCGGTCCCTAGTGACAACAACGACTCAGCGCCGACGTACGGTGACCCTAAGGGGGCAACCCTACCACCGGCCCTAGAGAACGTGCAGCACGCCGTACAGCCCACCATAGTACAAGGTCAGGGCGGCACAGCGGTTGACGGTCGCGGTTCAGTCGCAGAAGTAGATCAGGGCGCTGGCAACAACACCATCCGCATCAACAACCAGCAGGCGTACGACGACAACAAGGCGTCTACGACCGCGCATGAACTAACGCACGTGTGGCAGAACAACCTCCCGCCTAGCATTCAGGCGAAGATTCCTGCCGATCCTCAGAACGGTTCCGCGTTCGATATCTCTGACGTTGACAGCCTGCGCAAGCAGGGCAAGACGATGACCGATATCCCACGTGAGAAGCAGGCTACGATTGTCCAGAAGTACACGCAGGGTGATGCCAAAACAAAGGCCCGCCTACAGCCGTGGCTCGACGACATCGAGAAGACACCTCTCTCCAGCAACAAGATGGAGACAGATGCCAAGGGCAACCTGAAGATCACGCCACGAGCACCCGGACTTCCACCTTCGTCGGTGGCCGGTATGCGCGGACTTGGCACGGACGACAAACCCAAGCCAAAGAAAAAGAGTAGCTAATGCTTAGACAAGACGATTACCTGAAGGGCCAGCTCGTATATCAGGGCTGGCTCTACGGTAAAGAATACGGCGGCCATCAGGTCTCGTGCATGATTATGTCGTGCTTGATGAACCGTGTGAAGTCCGGCTGGGGCAACATCCTCGACGTGATCGAGACCATGCCCAAGTACCTTGCAGATGCAGGGGACGCTGGCCGACCACTAGAGAAGCCACAAATCTGGGAACCGGGGTTCATCCATCTGCTTCACGATGTAGAAGCGATCTTCGATCAAACGATGGATCACGCAAAAGGCGCTATGTACTGGGCTGACCTTCGCCGCGTGAACACGCCGTTCTTCCTGAATAAGATTCTGGCAGACAAGGAGAGCCACCCTCGCGTATGCGAGAGCAATTCCTTCGCCTGCTTCAAGTGAGGACGTATGGCTTTCAAATTCATTCCATCCCTAGTGGGGAAGCTGGAGAAGTACGAAAAGTACTTGCCGCCTCCTCTACGCGAGGTTCTGTCTGAACCCGATGGGTCCGGCTCCTATAGCCGTACATCCGGGTTTCTCATCATCGTTGCCGTCATCCTCTGGGGCAGCTATCTCGTCATCCATAACCACGCTATGCCCGATCTTGCGGGCGCAGCAGCACTAGTGGGCAGCGCGCAGGCCGCTTACGGTGTCAACAAGGTAATGAACAAGAAGAACGACGGAGGCCCAGATGCAACTACCCCTTGACTCCCATAACGTCAGCAACGCGATTCAATTCGTGAACTGGCTGGCAACTGAATGGAAGTCTATTGCGTTCGTCGTAGCTGTCATCATCACGACCTATAAAGGATTCGACTGGGTGAAGCAAATACGAACGAAAGACCTAGCAGAGTTGCACACAAGTGTGGGATACGTCAACAGCGGTATCACATCCCTCGGAGCAAAAATCGACAACCTAAGTGAGAAGCTGGAGACAAAGCTCGACTCACAGACATCAGCGGTAGTCTCGGAGCTAAAGGAAATGCGAGGGGACTTCCGAACCTTCTACATTTCACCAGTGGCCCAGATGATGCCAGCCCGCTCCAAGCCAGCACGCAAAGTCACTAAGCGACCTGTCAAAAAGAAGATCACCAAGGTGGACTTGACACTGGACGCGGAATAGGGTACACTATTCACAATGGCTAAGCAAGACAAATCTACCACAGGAGGAAGATGACCGGAGCACAGAAGGACATTACAAGAGACCTAAAGCGAGTGGCCGCAGCGCATGGCGGGGCAAGCAGATCGGTCTACCTCGAACACGGACAATACAGCGAACGTCAAATTCGAAATGTGTTTGGATCGTACGGGGCAGCATTACAGGCGGCTGGCGTATTGGTTACGCCTTCCGGCCCGAAGCCAAAGGAGAGCAAGGGTGATTCGAATCAACCACAAGATAAGAGTCAGTTAGTCGAGAGCGTAGAGTACGCCGACGACAAGATGAAGATCGTCAAGAAGTCCGAGAAGAACATTCGAACCCTCGAAGAGCTTCTGGATGTCTGTAATGTCGATCTGGACATCTGGGAAGTGGAACGCTGGAAGTGCAACCAGTGGGCGATGGCCGGGTTCCCCAAGACCGTAGGCTCTAGCCGACACTGGCACCGCGAGTCCACGGCCCCCATCATCACCCCCGTCTGGCAAGTACAGGCGACCTTCAAGCCAAAGAAGAACGGCAAAGAGGTACGCGAAGAGATTGAGGAGCTGAAGGCTGAGCTGAAAAGCAGAGCCAGCTTCGTACCGCGCTACACCAAGCAGCGCGTACACGGTACAGGCAACATTCTCGAACTGCTTATCCCCGACCTCCATGCAGGCAAGCTTGCGTGGTCGAAGGAGACTGGGTACGCGGACTACGACCTGAACATCTCCATCGAGACCTACCGTCGCGCACTGGACTCGCTCCTAGCGCAGGCGTCACTGTACAGCTTTGACAAGATCGTTCTGGGCGTCGGCAACGACCTGCTTCAGACCGACAACATTCAGGGCACCACATACAGCGGAACCAAGGTGGACACCGACAGCCGTTACCACAAGGTCTACAAGACTGTGCGTAAGATGCTGGTGGAGACAATCGAGAAGCTTCGTCGTATCGCGCCGGTCGAGGTAAAGCTCATCCCCGGCAACCACGATACGTTGAGCACCTTCACGATGGGTGATTCGCTTGAGTGTCGCTTCTATGACTACGAGGACGTTATCGTAGACAACGAACCGACCAAGGCGAAGACAGTCGAGTGGGGTGAGTGCTTCATCGTTCTCGTCCACGGGCACGAAGGTAAGCAGGCCGACTACGGCATGTGGCTTGCATCGAAGTGGCCTAAGGAGTTCGGTCGCACTAAGTTCCGCGAGATTCACGTGGGTCACAAGCACAAGACGGCATTGGATGAGAAGTTCGGCGTACGTGTACGCACCTTCTCCGCACTCTGCCCGCCTGACGCATGGCACTCTGACAACACCTTTACCGGCAACCTGCGAGTCGCAGAAGCCTTGGTCTGGAACAAAGACCGTGGTCTGGTGGCTCAATTTTATCACACAGAGATCGACTGATGGGAATCTTCAGGAGACTATTTCGCAAACCTAGGTACACGTTCTCTTCTGTCCAAAGCTTCAAGATGCTGACACAGGCACAGATGCTAATCAATAATGGTAGGGAGAGCGAGGCGCGATTGGTAATTCTTAGTGGACAGGAAAAGTTCCCTAAGGATGCGATCTGGTTCACGTGGAAAAACCTTTGACATCCACGGCCCTCTGGTGTACAGTAACACTAGAGGGCACTATGTCTGAACCTTTCGTGGTAGATGAAGAACTCGTACGGCAAGATCAGGTGGGAGACATCATCACCCACACAGACGGCACACGCTGGATAGTGACAAAGAGAACCGCCCGTAACATGGTGGTTGTCCAATATCACTGGTACAATGCGGCAGTCGATTGGATCGTTGGTAAGACCAAGGAGCTGTTCAGTGCCAAAGATAAAAATAGTAGAGCCTAGCTCAGTTCTTGCGAACTACGAGCTTGGAGACGTGTTCATGGTCGCGGGCGACAAGCGCCTGTGGCAGTTGATACACCGTGACCCGTGGAAAGCTTACGTGCAGAAGATCACGTTCTGGGACGAGCTGAAGCACTGGTTCAAGAAACGAAAAGCGAGGAGACGCTTTGCAAGCGAACAATCTAAGTCTGGTAGGAAGCTGCCTGCCCTACACGGCAGCACAATCGAAGGCTACAACGACAAATCCGAAAGACCTTCAGGGCAGTAAGAAAGTCCCGCTGGGCCAAGTGTGCCCGGTAGCGATGGCGCACGAAGCTTGTGCAATGCTCGACGGTGACCTGAAGTACGGGTACCGCAACTGGCGAGAGAAGAACGTAGTCGCCAATATCTACATCCACGCAGCTCTACGACACCTTCAGAGCTGGGCTGAAAAGCAAGAGGTAGCAGAAGACTCTGGTGTGCATCACCTCGGCCATGCCCGTGCGTGCCTCGGTATCCTATTGGACGCTCAGGCCAACGGCAACCTGATCGACGACCGCGCAGCCGGTGTGTTCCCTGAGGTGGCACACCAACTCGAAGACTGGGTGACTAAGCGCGTAGCGAAGCACACACTGGAGCAGGCGGCCAAGGCGCAAGCGGCGGCTCGTGACCAGTTCACCTTGCAGTCCGACACCTTGAATCAACAGGTCGGCATGGGCTATATCAACAACGCAGCACAGGGGAACAGCTAGATGCCGAGAGACGAGAAGGGGCGCTTCGTGAATAGCGAAGACGGAGAAATCTACGGAACGTACATTGATGAGAAAGGATACCCGCGCATCAGCGCAGGCCCGCATCGGGGCGTACGTGTCCACACTCTTGTCGCAGAAGCAATGCTGGGCCGGAAGCTCAGGCAGGGCGAGGACGTACATCACAAGGACGAGAACAAGCTCGACTGTGCATGGACGAACCTAGAAGTAATCGACCACGTGGCGCATGGCAAAGTAAGCTCAGCCAGCTACCAGAAGTCGAGGGAGAAGTTCTAATGGACTCAATGAAGCAGGGCAACAAAGGCGCAGACTGTAATGTCCTTCAGGAGTTCTTCGACGCCAAGCCAGCAGACGGAAAGTTCAACCCCGTCACCCCGGTCAGTCAATTCAATCCCGTGACTGTCCCAAGCAAATTCAATCCCGTGAAGCCAGAGAGTCAATTCAACCCTCTCGCTCCGCCTAGCCGATTCAATCCCATCCCGAGTTGCGAGTGAGTCCAATGAACTTCACACCACTCGGAGACCCGAACTTCAAGCCCGTACTTGTTGAGACGTTTCGTGGGCCAAGGGAGATGGAACAGCGTCTCAATACGCTGGCCCTAGACCCAACCAATCGATATAGCCTTGAGGGATTCTCAATCTCCAACGGGTTGTACGTGGTGATCCTTATCTGGACACCAGAAGAATAGACGACGACGCAGCTACCCCTCCTTCGGGAGGGGCCTTTTTCCGTCTAGGAGGAGTGATGCACAAAACCGCATTTATCGAAGGAGTGTACCGCTATTCCCTCACACGTGAGTGGGATGCGTCTTTGCCTGTCTTATACTGGGTAATGCTCAATCCATCGACCGCCGATGCTATGAATGACGATGCCACCATCAAAAAGTGTATTGGCTTCGCAAGGCTCAATGGTTACGGAGCTATTATGGTAGTCAACCTATTTGCCTACCGCGCTACCGACCCAATAGAATTGACCAGTACTCCATCGGATGTGGTTGGGGCGCTCAACAATGGTGTCATCGAATCCATCCCCGTAGGTGCCGATGTGGTATGTGCGTGGGGTTCGTTTATTCACACCAAACCTTCCCTACGGTATAGGGGCAGAGAGGTCATGCGAATTATCAAGGGTCGCAACCTTCTCTGTGTCCGTAGAACCGAAGACAGACCGTGGCACCCGCTCTATGTCAAGTACGGAGCGTTCCTTGACTTCAATGATGTTTTGAAAGAGGAGTAATGTATGTCAGCACCAACCCAAACGACAACCCCGGCTGCACCAGCAGTCCCGGTGGTCCCTGTGGCAACGACTGTTGCTACGACGAAGACGTGGCTTCAGAATCACGAACGCCTTATCCTCGTAGTCCTCGTGCTTTCCTTTCTCGTCTTCGGAGTGAGCAAGTACTTCGACCGCGAGGCCACCAAAGATCAGGCCGCCGCTAGTCTCGCGCAACAGCAACTCGCCGTTGCATCCGAGAACAGCAAAGCCCTCGCCGCTCAGGTAGCAGGCCAGACGGCGCAGTATCAGGCGCTTGTGATTCAACTCACACAGCAGAACGCTCAGCTAACTCAGCAGGTCAACACCCGCACGGTCGTGCTACAGCAGCAAGTAGCCACCGATAAGAATCTCCCCTTGCCGCTTCTTGGCAATCGATGGGCGACTCTTATTCAGGCAGCACCGGGCGACTTGACTGCCACAACCGCAGGGGTCACCGTATCGCCTCAGGCGGCGTTGGCCACTGTTACCCAACTCGAATCTGTACCCGTGCTCTCGAAGAACCTAACTGACACGCAGACAGAGAACACCAACTTGAACGCAGAGCTTACATCCTCTGACGATCTGACAACCGGCCTGAAGTCTCAGGTCACAGCTTTGAACACTCAACTGGGAGACCAGACGAAAGCATGTAAGGCCGAAGTAGCCTCGGTAAAGGCTTCAGCTCGACGTGGAAAACTCAAGGCATTCCTGTTCGGAGCTGGCGTAGGAGTTGGCGTAACCCTAGGGATCGTCGTCCACGCTTTGTTGTAAGGAGCAATAATTGAATAGCGTAATGAATACGTTCCAACTGACGATCATGCTTCAGAAGTATGCTGAGACAAAGATCGACGGTTCGAAGGAAACGTGGCCAGAGATAGCATACAGAGTCGCGTACCACGTGCTCAGCGCGGTCGGAGCATCTGAAGAGACCATCCGGCGCACAGCCCAACTCATCACTGAAATGAAGTTCATCCCCGGAGGCCGGTACCTCTACGCCTCGGGCAAGCCCTTCCATCAGACTCAAAACTGCCTGCTCATGCGCGTGCTCGATAGCCGCGAAGGGTGGGCAGATCATTTGCACAAGCACGCAATGGGCCTCAGTACCGGCGCGGGCCTAGGCACCAACTACTCACTCATCAGACCCGAAGGCTCTCCTATCGGGCGCACAGGCGGCGTGGCCAGCGGGCCATTAGCCCTGATGCAGATGACCAACGAATGCGGTCGCGGTCTCAAGCAGGGCGGCTCACGCCGTTCGGCGCTATGGGCCGGACTCAACTGGTCTCACAAGGACATCTTCAAGTTCATCGCCATGAAGGACTGGACGCCTGAGGTACGAGCGATGAAGCTCAAGGACTTCAACTTCCCGGCGACGATGGATGGCACCAACATCTCCGTCTGTCTGGATGACGAGTTCTTCCTAGCTTACGCGGACGAGAATAACGAATGCCACCTCTGGGCACAGGATGTGTACTGGCAGACGGTCGAACGTATGCTCCGTACCGCCGAACCCGGCTTCTCCGTTGACACTGGGAAGAACGCTGGCGAAGACCTACGCAACGCCTGTACCGAAGTCACCTCGGCTGACGATTCTGACATCTGCAACCTTGGCTCGATCAACATGGCCAACATCGCAAATGTCGGAGAGATGGTAGAGGTCACCCTCCTAGGAACCCATTTCTTGCTGGCTGGCAGCGTCTACAGCGACCTGCCGTACGATAAGGTGGGGGAAGTACGCTCCAAGAATCGTCGGCTCGGCCTAGGGCTTATGGGGCTTCACGAGTGGATGCTCAAGAAAGGACTACCGTATGGACCCTCAGTCGAACTCGAAGATTACCTGCGAGTCTACGCGCAGTCAACTGAAATGGCTGCGCGCCAAGCAGACATCTGGGGCATTAGCCGACCTGTCAAGACACGTGCGATTGCACCCACAGGAACCATTGGTATCCTTGCGGGAACTACGACTGGCATCGAGCCTCTGTTCTGTGCCGCGTACAAACGTCGATACGTCGATGCAAACGTCTGGAAGTATCAGTACGTCCTAGACCCTGTGGCGAAGCGACTCGTCGAATCCGGCGAGGTTGATCCCGACGCCATTGAGGACGCTTACACACTGGCTCAGGAACCGGAGCGCCGTATCGCCTTCCAAGCATGGCTCCAGCAGTATGTGGATCACGCCATCAGCTCAACCCTCAACCTCCCCGAGTGGGGAACTAAGTACAACAACGCCGACACGGTGAAGCCGTTCGGTGACATGCTCATGAAGCATCTGCCGTTCCTGAGGGGCATGACAGTCTACCCTGACGGCGCACGCGGCGGCCAGCCTCTCACAGCAGTCAAGTGGGCGACGGCCATGAAGCACAAGGACGAGATATTCGTGGAAGCTATGGATATCTGTGAGCTGGGTAAAGGAGGTACGTGTGGGTCATGATTTTGATATAGTCCGAGACTAAGACAACCCAGCGGGCATCCTTCACGTCTTACTTGACAGGGAGGATGCCCCATGCTGAAGGACATCGCACTATCAGTAATTATGCTGGCTGGACAGCAGCACACACATCGTCATCAGCCAGATCACTTCCACGTAGCTCCGACTAGATACTGCCACCGCCCACCCACCAGACCAATCAACCTGTACAGAAGACTTTGACACGAAGAAGCCCCCATCAGACTAATCATCTGGTGGGGGCCTTTTTTATTTGATCTCCACCGGCTCTCGCTCGTTGTGGAAGTCATACTTGTGAACCTCGAAGTGGAGCTTGCCTACAACCACCAGCTTCAGGCGCTTGTAGAACTTGTGCCCTTGATTGGCCGGGATGCCAAAGCTCCAGAGCAGACGCCTAGCGATCCACTCCCGATTGGTCATCCTATCTGGTAATCCTAACGTCATCTCGTTCTGTCTCCATTCCAAGGTACCACCGCCTCAGGTCTCTGTCAAGCTCTTCATCGGTGTAGGTGTTGTCGTAGACGTGCCGGGTTAGATCGACACGAGGGTAACGCCGGAAGAGCTGGTTGAAGGTCTCGGGCGTCAGGTGTACGAGAAAGTCCTCCGGGTAGAACTCGGCGTGCTTGGTCCACCAGCCGATCTCCTTCGTCCACCAGTCCCGGTTGGCCTTCCCATAGAAGAGACGCTGCGCCAATTCAAGCTCTAAAGGGTGGACGTAGAATACCTCCCCATGCGTCTCGAAGGCGTATAGGGCCTCCTGTGCGGTCGTTTTCGACATACAATCCGCCATCCACGGTGCTTTGACCTTGCGGGACGCGTGCTCCCCTAACGGCGAGGAGCACTTCTCCCACTCAAGGTAGATGTCGCAGGCGGCTAGGAACTTGGCGCTAAGCTTCAAGCTGCTCTCCGCTCAGGGTGCCCCTCTGCGCAGCGGAGATGGTCTTGTAGCCCTCGCGGTAGTAGACACAGCTCCAGTTCTGGTAGTAACGCCGCGACCAGTTCTTAGGGCCTTCCCGGTGGAAGACCCATCCTTCTTCGATTCGATACTCAGGCACGGTGACCTTTCACGAGGTAGATGTGCGCTCCCTCGGCTATGATGCAGGCTGCAACACAAATGACCACCGTCTGAGGACTCACGAGGAGTGCCGCCAGAACAATGGCCACAACGATACAGACTATGCGTGTGAATGACATTTGAGCCTCTTAGAACCCGTAGGACTCTAGCTGCTCCGCTAGATCGGTGAGTGCTTCGCTAAGGACAGAAGCCACGGCCTCGAACTCTCGATGACCGTGGAATAGGTTGACTTCAAATTGTCCGGTAGTTGTGTTGTACCGGATTGTGATCTCGTTCTCCAATCGCCCTCCTAGGCGTTCGGGTTACCTTCAAACTCTTCTGACTCAGCCTCGCGTCGGTTCTCAAGGCCACGGTTTACTTGTCCCTTCACGAACACCCAGCGTTTGAACTGGGCATCAGCCTCGACGTAATCCTTACGGTTCAGCGCCTTCAGCATCTCGGAAGTTCGAAAAGCAGTTACTCCTATGTTGTACACGAAATCGACCAGAGCGTCAAACTGTAATTGCGTAAGCGGTACGTTGACGTAATCGTTGACTGCGTTCTGGGCCACTAGGGTATCGTGGTTGAGCCAGTTCTCCGCCTGTTCCTTCGTACAGACCTGACCGGGGTAGACATCCTGCCCAGTGTGTCCGTACCCAATGCTCCAGACCTTACCTTGGTCCTGATACGCTACGAGCTTCAGTGCCTCGCGTCGTTCTGTTGCGTACAACCCCTGAGGGTCGTAGGTCATTCTAATGTTCATGATTCTCCTTTACTACGCCGTCTCCATCTTCACGATCCGGCTCGTCCGTATAAGGCGCGTGCCGAACTCAAGGCCGGGTGACAGCAGCGTCAGGGTACCGTCCTCTATGGAGTACTCGTCGAACGTACCGTGTATCGTGCGCAGACTCTCAGAGTGCGAGGCCTCCTTCAGCCGGTGCCACGTCTTCGCTTCTTCGTTGATCGTGTAGACCGATCCGTTCTCTGTAGTGAGTGTGAATGTCATGCGATCTCCAGTTCGAACGAGAATGGCTTAGGTGTGGTGCCGGGGAACTTGGCGTCATGTGTTGCGATCCACGCGATTGCGGAGCTGGGAAGGTTGTATGACTTGCCCTTTTTCAGTCCCGTGCTCTCACCGTAATCTCCGATGTAGATTGTCTTGTAGTCTACGAGAACGTAGGCGTTATCACCTAGGGCCTCCGTGACTGCCAGAGCAATGGGACAGTAACCCATAGAGGTGTCGCCCGCGTCGATGTGCTTCTGCGTGATGTTGAACGTCATTTGACCTCTTTCTCTATGCCAGCGAACGCTATGAGGACGCCTCGTGGTTGGGATCGTTCGTCGCCGCAACCTTCTCTTCAGGGGTGCAGTAGCAAACGCCGTCGTTGTACTGACGCCACGGGCAGAGAGTGTCCTTGACCCAGAAGCCCCAGCTCCGTTCCTTCACACCAGTCTTGACAAGCGTCCACGCCTGCCCACCCTTTTCAAGGATGACACGGTGCTTCCACGTTGCCGGTCGGCGGAGGATGCTCAAGGCAGGGTAGAACTTGCGCTCTCGCCAGTCGCCTTCATCAGGCCCCCACGATGGGTAACGGGTCTCACCGATCTCCCAGTCCTTGTCGTCCTTCGCGTCCCACGGTGTCTCCTCCCAGTACCCTTTGGTCAGGATGAGACTGGTGAACGGCCACGGATGGTCGTGCATGTGTGGGTCTTCGTCCCCGCGATAGAACTTGTGCAGGTAGAGGCGCGGTACCAGTTTGTTGTCCTCGGTGGGACCGGTGCGCGGGTAGATATAGAACCGTCTCAGGTAGATGTCGGTCGTGCCATCGCGGAAGATGTCAACGTACTTGAACATCTTCACGAGGAAGAACTCCGGGCCTTCTTGGTACCAGCGCCGAAAGAAGTCTCGGACGGTCAGTATCGAATACGCCGCCACGAAAGAGAACGCCAAGTAAACGAGCGCCGTCCAGATGAAGACTAGCATCGAGGGTAACCATCCGTGCTATGGATGCTCTGCTCAGCAAGGCAAGCTTCCACTCTTCCGAGTGTCGCCTTCAATGCTTCAGCCAGCAACTCCATCACGCCTTTATCGCGGCGGCAGAAGTTCTCCACGCGACCGTTGATGACGCTCCCGTAAGTCTTGCCCTTGTGGGCTTCGAGCAGAGCTACGTCGTAGTTGTCGTTTACCATGTCACCGGTTGTGTCATTGGCGATATGGATCAGTCCCAGCTTGTACGGCTGTGCTCCGTTACCGGGGATCATGTTGATGGCTACTTCGACCATTACGCCTCCGTGTTACCTAATCTGTTCCTCACCGTTGTCACAGTGATAGATCGTTTGATCCGCAGTCCACCCTCCGCCCTTGGCGGTGTAGACGTACTGACCAGCCTTGGTGCCGACCGATACGCAGTGGTGATCGGTGGCGTACTTCTGCCACTGCTGGTTCTCATAGACCACCGCGAACAGAGCAAATGCCAAGATTGCGATGGACCCAAAGACCACTAGAAACTTCTGTGCTGCATAACTCATACCGCCTCCGGGTCAGAATAGTAGTGAGTGCCCGGATTCCCATCAGCGTCCATGTCCCCATAGCAGGGGTCTTCACTGTAGCACGCGATGCAGTCTCCGCATAGTTCGCAGAATACCTCACCGCATTTGATGGTTACCGGTTCACTCATTGCGCGTCTGCTTCCTGCTGGGCCTGTATAGCCTTAGCAATTTCCTTCTTGATCTTCTCCACTGTATCAGGATTGTCCCGAAGTGTCAACACCGTTTTGTCGAGACCCTGACCTAGCTGCTCTCCGTTGAAGCTCAGCCAGCTCGTACCAGTGATGACGCCGCAGTCCTTGGCAAATTTTACCATGTCTGCGAACTTGTCGATACCCTTACCGTAGATGAGGTTCACTTCAGTCTGGCGGAACGGCGCACCGGCTTTATTCTTCACGGCTTTGATCTTGGTCTTTACACCGATCTCCACGCCGCCGCTCGTGATCTTTGACCCATCCCCACCCAGACGACGAACGTCGAGGCGTACAGAGGCGTAGAAGGGCAACGCCTTGCCTCCTGTAGTGGTCTCAGGACTGCCGAACATCACACCGATCTTCTCACGAATCTGGTTGATGAAGATGATGGTCACGTTGTTACGAGCGCACGCGCCCCGCAGCTTACGCATAGCCTGTGACATCAGTCGGGCCTGTAGGCCCATGTGACTGTCGCCCATCTCACCATCAAGCTCAGCCTGAGGTGTGAGCGCGGCCACTGAGTCTACCACGACGATATCAACCGCTCCAGATAGCGCAAGTGCTTCCGCAGTTTCGAGAGCCTGTTCCCCTGAGTCGGGCTGAGAGACCATGAGTTCTTTGACGTTGACTCCCAACGCCTGAGCGTAGTTCGGATCGAGAGCGTGCTCCGCATCCACGAACGCTGCAATTCCCCCCTGTGCTTGTACATCGGCAATGATCTCCAGAGTGATGGTAGTCTTACCGGCTGACGGAGGCCCGAAGATTTCGATGATGCGGCCCTTAGGTACGCCGCCGCACCCGATGACTCCGTAGTCCACCGACATCATGCCGGTAGAGAAGCTGGGCATTGGTACACCCAGCTTTTTGTCTAGGCGCACGAGAGACGTGGTGACCTTGTTCTCATCCGTGCTGAACTGCTTGTTGAGTGTTACCGCTACTGCGTCCAGCATGGCGAAGCGTTCCTTCTTGCTTAGCCCCTTAGCTGCCGCTGGCGGTGGTACCGAAGAGGTCGCCTTGGGTGACGGTTTCGCCGTGCCTAATACTCCCTTCAGTTGGTTGAGTGCTCCCATTGTTCTTTTCCTTTGCCTCCAGTGCCATCTTCAGCTTGGCCACACTGCCCATGAACCGAAGGAACCTCTGGAGAAACTTCCTGCCCTTGAGCGCGATAATCATATCGTCGCCGCCCTTGGCGTGTGCATCCTCGACGGCTTGGGTAAACTCACCATGCACGTTGAAGAACGCGAACCAGCAAGCCTCGCAGTTCGAGTGACGCGGCTCTCGCTGAGCGATGAACTTGTGCCCACACATCGGAACAGTCTGATGCTTGTGGGTGAAGTTCTTCAGGTTGAGCTTCCCGGCCTCGGCCCGCGTGTACTGCTTCGGCGTGGGGATGAACCGTACCTCCTCAGGAGCTTCAGTCATTGCCCAGAGCCTCCTCCGCGAAGATAGCGTTACGCTCCCGCTGGAGTAACACAGGGTCAGTAAGCCCGAACTTCTGCTCCAGAGCAAACTTCTCTGGGTTGGTGATGTCTTCACCGTTGATCTCGTACCGGAGCTGCCTGCGAAGCTCAGAGACTAAGGGCTGGTTGTCCTGCTCGACTAGTGTTGCTGCTGCCATTGCGTTTCATCCTCTCTTGTGCGCGAACCGACTCTCGTCGGACGCCGTTGAAGTACTTTGAGACGGGTGAGATTTTGCGGAGACGGAAAAGCTTTCCGACCTTCTGCTCAATTCTCATGCGCTCCTTCGGGGTGAAGACGTTGCCGTACTCGGAGATGTAGGTATCAGTGAACCTAACCTGTTCGTCCTTCGTAAGCACATCCGTGATGCATCTGTCAACGTCGCAGTAGAAGTCCTGAACATTAGGCTGGCCCGGTGTCTTTGTGGCCTTGCCCATGTCGAACTCGTTGTTGGCTACTCGGATCGAGCTGCGCCGTTGAAGCTTCTGGTAGTTGCCTAGTGACGGCTCAAGCGCATAGGGATCACCCATGACATCATCAAATGCGTTCTTGTTGAACCGAAACTCCTCGTTGTACTTCTCAATTCCTGACTGCTTTGGTCGCTCGTCCCTTGCTGCCACTACGTCCTTTCGTCTTCTTTTTGCGGGGTGTAATCCCACACAGCTTGTTTCGTTTATCCGATCCTACTCGGCCCGGATGACTATGCCTTGGCGTACCCAGTACGGCGGTGGCCGGTGGCGATGTCACATACTCAGCAGCGGAGCGAACCAACACATCATCGTCTTGGAACTTGCCCAGCTTCTTGTTGCACAACCAGCATAGGAGTCCTCGGATCAACCCGGTCTTGTGATCGTGATCGACCGCGAAGCCCTTGCTGAAGTCTGATTCAGGGCGGCGGCACATGGCACACTTCCCGCCCTGATGATTCCAGATTCGTTTGTACTCTGCCAGAGTGATGCAGTAGTGCTTCTGGAGGTAGGTATCCTTCGCCCTCTCTCGGGCAGTGTACGCTTTCATTAGAAGACCACATCTCCCATCGGTACTTCGCCGGTATAGTCCTTCTTGAGGACGATGCCCAGATTAGCCAACTGGTTTTCGTGACCCACGTTCTTGTTGGAGTCAGCCTTCATCTTTGCGATCTGGCCCTCGTTCTTCTCCATAAACGTACTGGTCTCCCCGTTGACGTGAAGCGTACAGTAGCCGCCACTCGAATAGCGTGATAGAGGCACGCCAGTAAGAACATCCTCACCGAAGGCAGCTTCCTGTTCCACATATCCGATCTTCTCGAAGTCGTCTGCACTAAGCTCTCCCAGCTTCGTACGGTGAAGGGTGATCGTGCAGTCGCAGTCCTTTGCGATCTGAGACGAACCATCCGTGTTATCCGATGAGACGATTGCCCCGGCCTTGATGCGGTTCGGCTGGAGAATGCGTACCAGCTTCACACCGTAGTCCTTGGCGATCTGACTCGTGATCTTCGATATCTGCGAGAGGTGCTGCGTTCTGTTGTCGTAGGGCGTTGAGTCTGCCAGACGATGAATGTTGTCGATACAAATCCACTTCGCACCATAGCGGCGGATCACGTCACGGATCAGACCGTAGATGTCCTCGACCGACTTGTACTTGGGATAGCAGAAGTACAGATCACCCTCACGTGCTGCTGTGATAGCCTGTACAGTTGACCTCGCTTCCATGAAGGCGGCCTTGAGAGCTTCACCCTCTTCCACCGACTTCGGAATGTTGTCAGCTACCTGCCCAAGATAAGAGACCCACTTGCGTGCCATACGAGCGCGAGTCATCTCCAAGCAGATAAAAACCCCGTCCTCGCCGTATGCTGAAACCATGTGGTCCATCAGATTCAAGGCGAACGTAGTCTTTCCGATCTTCTCCGGTGCTAGGATATCGATCACGTCCCCATCTTCGAACCCTACCAGCTTGTTCAGCGATGGCCATTGCGTCTTGTACTTTGGCTCTAATGTTGTCTTCCCCTCAAGTTCGTCGTAGAACTCCTGCATGGAGTCTTTAGAGGACGCTACACCGGCCACGTCGAAGAGCTGAGCTTCTTCCTTCAGCTTCTCGAATGCCTCAGGCGTTCCTCCGCCTTGTGTGAACCACTCGTTCAGGTCTTTGCCATTTCGCTGCTCACCCTTTTCGGTCGTAACCTGAAAGTCCGGCAGAATAATCTTCCAGCACTTCTCGATTCCAATGCGATTAGCGAGTTCCTGCGCAGCCTTCTGGCCCACCGCATCTTTGTCGTAGCAGACATAAACCTTGTCCAGTCTGTCGAGGGAATCGATCCACTCGGCCTTCTTGAAGTTTGCACCCGGCACGCCGCAGATGTTCTTTACGCCGTGGTCAATCGCGCAGATTACGTCCGGCTCACCCTCTACGAACGTCGCCTCAGTGAGATTCTGATCGTTGAGGATTTCACCATTGTACAACGGAACCGGCCATCCTGTTGGCGAACTGAACGCCTTGGGTACCAAGTTCTCAGACAGTGGCATCGTCGGCAGCGTTCGATAGTGGCAGAACACTGTGTTGCCGTTGACCATGTACGGGTACACGAGCGCCCGCACTTCACCTACACCTCGGAAGAACCTCTTCTCCACAAGGCCCAGCTTCATCTTCCCGATAACGTCCATCGAGAAGCCACGACCGTTGACCAGATAGTCCAGAGCAGCTTCGTCGGCCAGCAGTGCTTCGTGGCACGCTTCCGTATCCGGCAGCTCCTCTTGCTTCTTATTCTCCCCAGAACTACCCGAGTCCCTGCGGCTCTCGATGTTCGCCTGTACGATTCCTAAATGCTGCTTCAGTGTGTAAAGGTTACCACCCTTGCCACAGTGTACGCACCCATGCAGACCGTCCCTGTTTGTCTGCCCACTCCCGGCCCCATGAATCTCCATGCCTAAATGGAACCCGTCCTTCTTGCAATACGGGCATCTCTCGATTTCGATCTTGGGACTAGATACTTCTCTGTACTTCCAACCCTGACTGACCACAAGCTGCATCGCCTGTGAGCCAGTGAACGCTTCCGGTATCTTCACTCAACTCCTGTATATATTCACCCACGCCTTACGGGTGTTTACTTCCAATGACTTATGAACCTAGTGTAACACTAAAGCTTTAGGTTGTCAACCGTTGTCATCGCGGAACTTACGGCCATTCTTCTTGTACGACGGGATGCACTTGTCTTTGTGTTGTTTCTTCTCGAAGGCCATCCGCTTCTGCACGGCCTTCTCCACGTTGGAGTCGAAGTTCTCGGTCATCTCCCGCATCGCCTCAGCAGCGTACGCGATACATATATCCCGTAGGTCGTGACCTTGGATCACCGTCTTCTTGATGCCCCCGGCCTTCCAGAGCCAGTTGGCCACGTCCTCCAACTGTCCTTCGGAGTGCTCTAATATCTTCGGCTTCTTGTTGTAGAGGTACATCTCGTCGTGAAACATACCGTAATCTAGGTCGCTCATTGTCAAGGACTTACCATAGCCCAGACCGAACATCACGGACTTGTGTATGTCCTTTGTCAGCGGTGGCTTCCCTGAGGTCGTCTTCCCGAACCCCACCACGTCGTCCATGATGAGATGCTTGTACTTGCCTGCATTCGGTCCTTGATTCATCAGCACGATGGGAGCGTTGTCTTTCAGTGCCGCCATCTTCGCAGCCCCATTAGGGTCCGTCTCGATAACCAGCGTGACCACTTCGGTGAATTTCTGGCACTTGGACGGGCAGTAAGAATAATCCTTAGTGGACGCTGTGGCACAACAGATGCCCCCGGTCACCTTTCCATCTTCGTGGGTCAAAATCTGAGTGTGCCTGCCCTTAGTGTGGCCGCAGATACACATCCGGGCAAGGTCTTGCTCCCAAGACAGGGCCTTAGGCTCAAAGGTCATAGAAGCGTCTGTGGGGAAAGGGATAGTGGTAACCCCCGTCTCAGGGTCAACGACGCCTTGTACCCCCTCTGGAGCCTCAGGAAACGGCATCTCAGGTACATCTATCTCAACCGGTAAGCCAGTACCCAAGTCAATCTCGGCGCAGGGGTTCAGCATTAGCTCCTGCTTCTTGGAGAAGCCGGGGCAAGAACACTGGCCGAGGGGCAGGTTTTCATCGGCGTCATGGTGAAGGTGTCCGCACTTGGAGTCGAAGTGGACCTTATACAGGTGACCGCAGTGCTCACAAAGGTCGTAGAGGCTCGTAGCCGGGTTACTGACACTCATTGATAAACCCCTGAGGAACGCAGACAAGATCGCTGTCTCGGGCAGCCTGCAAGATCGTCTTGGCGCGGGCAATCCAGTTACCGCGCTCTACCAGCAGCTCTTTGAGTTCTTCGATGTATTGGCAGTCGGTGCTACCGGCCTGACGGTCGGCGGGGGCGGTCGTACACGATACGTTGTTCATGTGACTCCTTTGCAGGTTAGTGTATCACAGTTGTTAGTGAGTCACCGCGATGTAGTAATCACTGGCGTGGTATTTGTTCGGGTCGTCTCTCTTCAAACCCTCTAAGGACTTACGCTGTTTGGCAATGATGCGATCCTTCCACTTGCGGATGGACTCAGGGTTGAAGCCTTCTCCAAAGTCCTTCTCATTCTCGATCTTGTTGATGTACTCCTGAGCGCCTTCATCGTAAGTGTTTCGACGCTGCCAGATGTAACCCGTAGGTGCAGGATGGTTGACAAGCTCGGCGGCCTTGTACCTGATGGGGACTTCTTTGCCATCGGTGTCTACCGCGAAATTGGCGATGCTCTCAGCTTTACTCATAGGAACCTTTCTAATGGCGGGCCGACTTCGACTCGAACGAAGAAGTTCTGCTTTGGAGGCAGACAGTTTACCAATTAGCTTATCAGCCCATCGAGCCTGCGGGGTGCAGTCTTCATCCATTCTGTATAAGGCTTATTGACTGCTACCCCGAGGACGATCTCGTTACTTAGAGTCACCCTCTAAGAAAGTGTTCGACACGATTTTTAGCATCGCTCGGCCCAGTCCTCGAACCGTGCGCTCCTTGGTGGCCTTGATGACGACACCCTCGCGGATGTGGTTAGCACGGTAGACCCATGAAGGTCCATCCACCAGCGTCATGATCTTGTCTTTGTTGTACGGCCCAAGGTACAGGAGGGGTGCCATCTCGATGCCGGGGTACGACAGCAGAGAGAAGCTAAAGGAACCGTAGTCCATCCACTCGCGTTGCGGGGTCAGGATGTCGAAGGCAAAGAACCGAACCTCACCCTCCACAGCATCGTCCTTCGGCCCGTACGGGAAGTTCTTCTGGGTAGGTGTCACCTCTCCGTAGATTGCATGGCCGGGGTGCTCAAGCAGCCAGCGCGTCAGGTCTTCGTTCTGTTTGAGAACCTTGTGCCAGACGGTCGAACCGTTGTCGGCCTTCCACTGGTTACGGGAACCCACGAAGATTTCACCATCGATGGCGATGAACCGCGCATTCGATCCGTGGACCTTCTCAGTAACAACTACCTGCTCGTTCTCCTCGAACGTGTTCGGGTAGTTCTTGAAGCCCTCCACGTCGAAGACGGGGATGCTGAACGACACGTCTTTGGTCGTCTCACGCAACGAGCGCCCAGCGATGATACGCTTGATGAGATGGAACCAGCCACGGAGAGTACGTGGGTACCGGAACTTTCGGCGCGGTGAGTTGGCACTCGACGCCTTGGCTCCCTGTGTGTTCTCGACGACATCGGGATCGTAGTGTGTCACACCGATGATGTCGGAGATGTCCAGACCCGGTGCGTTCCAGAAAGGATCGACCGCGCCGGTCGCGCCGTCCGTCAGCTCAGTGAAGTCAGTGAGAGGAAGCAAGAGACCTTCGCTCCACTCCTTGCGGAACTTGCGTACCGTGATACGCCGTCTGTTCTCAGGCACCGTACCGTCGAGGCCGACGTACGCTTCCCAGATGAACTTGAACGCCTCGGTTTGGGGCACGATGGAGTCTGGCTGGATGTAGACGCCCAGATCACCCGGATGGAACTGACCCTTACGCACGACGACTTGGAAGCCATCGATCTGAACGAGGGAGAGGGAGTCGGCATTGGTGTGGGGCAGGAGGGCTTCGATCTTCACGATCTTGGCCTGATGGTTGGCCTTCTTCGGCTCGGGGATGTCGCGGCGGTCAAGGATAGTGTTGTACCCGAGAATGGTATTGGATGCACCTTCTCCAAGTACGGCGTCGAGGTCAGACTGGTTCGTAATCATGGGCGTCCTTTGCAGGTTAGTGGATCGTGGGGTTCTTAGGGCCGTGAAACATATCGTAGCCCACATCGGTGATGAGGAACATCTTGATGCCGCGCCCAGTCTTGAGCTTCGATATCGCTACGTCCTCTGCGTACTTGTTCGTGATGTCTTTGATGAATCCAAGCTTGACTAGATCGTCGCACTGTCCGAGTACTTTTGTCAAGCGATCTTTTGTCTCTTGGTCATCCTCAGGGTTAGGCTCGACGGCAATCTTGATCGGACTCTTCCCGTTAGCAAGACTGCCCATCGCGTCGTTCTGTTCTTTCGAGAGTTCGTAAATCTTGGGCTTTGACACTACTTTCTCGCTTTGGCCAGTCCAATCAGGCGGGAGGCCGCGCCGTTAGTTAGGTCGTGCGGTATAGCCCTTCCGGGGTAGTACCGCTTGATGGCTTTCTTCTGAGGCTCGGTCGCGGGCCTGTCGTGCCACCCGGCCTTTTGCTTCAGGAGATTCAACGCTTCAGGTATCTTATCGTCAATGAGCTTGTCTGCGGCACGGAAGGCTTCCTCCATTGTGTCGCGCTCACCACGGTAACGCAATCCCTTTATATCACCGATGACCTCCCACTTGTCAAGTAGATTCTGATCGATGGTGACTTTATCTTTCTGCCAGTACTCACCCGGCAGCTTCAGGATGTACCCACCTGTGGGTGACGTGTACCACGTAAGCTCTGAGTTGGTCTGCACCTCCTCAGGGAACTTCACTTCAAACAGGTTGACAGACTCGATATGAGATGTTATGGAGTCGATGTCTACGAGCTTCGAGAAGTCGATCTGTGGATAGTCCTTCGCCGCCTCTTCCAATTGCCGTGCGGCCCATAGCACACCTCTGCCCTTTAGGTCAAGTGTGGTGGAGAGACCGAGAAGTGTCGGTAGGGTGAGAAGCGAGTTCTTCGCCGTCGAGTCAACCACGTCAATGACGATGCAATCGGTCTTCCCGATAAATAGTCTCGTCCCTCGACCGACCATTTGACAGTAGAGTACTCCCGATTTTGTGGGTCGAGCGAGTAGAATGCAGCCAATCGCCGGGTCGTCGTACCCCTCCGTGAGCACGCCACAGTTGAGAAGGATTGTGGTCTCGCCACTCTGGTGCCTAGCGATCTTAGCCTTTCTCTCCGGGTCATCCCCCCAGATAGCTTCAGCCTTGACTCCATAGTATTTGAACATCGCCACCAAATCCAAGGCGTGCTGGATGTCAGCAGTGAAACCAATTGTCCTACGGTTTTGACCGTGGTCGAGCCATGCCTTGACGACGAGTTGATTTCGCTCGGGGTTGTTGATGATGGCTGCGAGAGAGCTGGCAGAGTAATCGCCATTGGAAGACTTGGCTTCTGAGAGGCTTGTGTTCGTCTTGATTCGGATGCCATGAGGCTCGACGAGATAGCCCTCTTCAACCGCCCTGCGTAGGGAATACTCGTAAATAATTCGCTTGAAAATCTCTGCGAGAGCTTTGCCGTCAGCCCTCTGAGGAGTCGCGGTAACTCCAAGATGGAGTTTATGTGTATCAGGACGAAGAACATCAGCAAGAGAATAAACTGTCCGATAAGTGTCAGATGTTGCATGGTGTGCCTCGTCCGTGATGATCTTGTCGATGTTGTGCCAAGGGAACCGTTCCCCTCGGACAGAGTTCTTGTTGCCCAGTGTAGCGACCGATCCGACGATCACGTCAGCATTCACGTCGCCTATGTCGCCCGCCATCTCTTTCGTAACGGTAAGGTGTGGGTTCACCTCTTTGATCTTCTTGATGCCCTGATCGATCAGCTCTTCGCGGTGCGCCAGCACAAGCATCTGGCCGGGGAGACGCGAACGAAATACGTCAGGGATGCCAGCGAAGGTCTGCGTCTTACCAGTCCCGGTCGCCGCACTGATGAGTTGTAAGTGAATCCCAGCATCGTAAGCCTTGATGCTGGCCTCGTGCATCTCAGATTGGTATGGTCGGTACGGCATTTACTCCGGTGTTCTTCGCGTCCTCAAAGACGAGCCAGACAGTGCTGTTCCTGTTCTTCGGAACTGCGGTACCCACGTACGTGTAGCCTTGGGGTTCCTTCGCACCGGCTGCGACGACCATGAAGTGTCTCTCTTCAAGGTCTATCCGGTCCTTCTGCTTCTCCATGTCGAGGAGAGTGTGCAGGAGCACGGAGCGCGGGTTATTCTCTCGCGTCAGAGTTGGGACTGCTCCCTTGGTTAGTAGAACGGTTGTCCTTCGGTCCACGGGGAGAGTTGTATCCCAGTACTGTCGATTCATTAGTCATTACCTACCATGTTGGTTTCCATCCTTTACGCCTGATGAATTGTACCTCGGGCCTCGGGCCTGCGTCAAGTATCGTCCACTCGATGTCGAGGAAGCCGTCATGGTGAGCGCGGTGGCAGCCCGCACAGAGCGTCAGCAGGTTCCATAGATCGTCCGGGCCGCCGTGGGACTGGTAGATCAAATGATGCGGGTGGAGGCCGTTTCTGCTATTGCAGTGACGACACTTCCACCCGTCTCTTTGAAAGCAAGCTATTGATATGCGTCTAGGTAGTGGCACGTGTAGTGTATCCTACCAACCGGCCAGTGTTCTTCTCGACCTGCACAGCACGGTCATCGTACAGCTCAAGCATCCCATAGTCTTTCGTGCAAGTGACTTCGAGCGTGTACCCGATGTGTAGGGCACACCACTCCTCGATAGCCTTGCGTGCGCGGCGGGCGTCTAGGTTGCGCTTGTGGAACTCTTTCTCGCTCACGTTGTCGGTGAGAGAGGGAGCGTACACGCGGGCCGTCATGATCTTTACCTGAAACCCGAACCTCAACCATGACTTGACACGCTCAACCATCAGTGGTATAGGTTCACCGATGTGTGTAGGACTAACAAACGTCTCATAGCGTGCCAAGGTGCCGTCCAAGTCTACCCCAATCCAAGGTCTCATTACAGTTTTGCCTCCAAGATACCTTCCGGTACCTGTTGAATCGCCAACTCGACTTTCTCCGGTCCTGTGAAGAGTAACGTGGCCACTTGTACATCCGGGTGAGTCGGTTCGAAAGGATGAACGTACTCCTCGTTAGGGAACAGCTCATCGACCCTCTGCTTGAACCCAGCGGTGTGAAGGAGATGGTATTTGTAGATGTCACTCGAAAGATTTTGCACAATCTTGCGATCTAGCTTCTGTACGAACTCATTGCCGGGGATGACCTTGCTGCGTGCGTCTTCCAGCTCAGTGCGTAGTTCGCACAACCGGGCCGTATCGATTACGTTCTGGCGCTTCCAGTCTCTCAGCTCTTGCCGCAGGCGGCCTGAATCCGAGTCCCACATATCGTAGACGTTCTCTACCTTGCGCTCATAGGCATCCTGCCGTACGAGGTAGCCTTCGTACACTCCACCGAAGGAGGCCAGCGCAACCGCTATCGCCGCGATTGTGATAGGGTGACTGCCCGTGTAATTAGTCAGGAGCACCATAGGCACGCCGAGTCCTACTAGGCCCAACAATGTGTGTGTGATCTGATCCCTAAGCTCATCCGAAGGATGGAGCCTTATCAAACGTGTCTTCAATTCCTGAATCAACTTCATTTTGTTCTTCCTCATCTGCTACGCCCAGCAGCAACGCATGTTGGTTGGCGGGGTCATTCAGGTAGTCGGCGGCCATCTTCTCCGCAGCAGACCCATCTGAGATGTCGTAACTCATGCCCTCGTCGTCCTTACCAGCGGACCCGGCATTTGCCTTCACTAAATCCAACGCGGGCTTCCATGTGTTGTCGAAAGCACTGCGCGTCATCTGAAGATTGACCCACGTCAGGTCGTTGGCACCAACGAACCCTTTGAGAGTTCGCACGTGTCGCTTCAGGTCTTCAAGATCGATGTAGTCCCCTGTGGCTTCATCCTTCACCATAAAAGCTTTGATGAACTCCGTCATAGGGGTGTGAGCGTTGGTCACCGGGTTCACGTAATCGACAGCCGGGTCGAGAGATGTGATCTCTCGCAGCCGTGCGATGCCCAGTGGCTCGTACTCGATACGCGGTATGCCCATCACGTTCATGATCTTCGCCATGCGCGTTAGGTACTGGACCTTGCGAGGCTTGATCTTCAGAGTCTTAGTGAACTCCTGAAACGTGTTGAACGGTGCGTAGAAGCCCTTCGACTCGATCTTGGCACAAAGCTCAGCAATGTCGAAGTTGCTTGTGTTGACGCTATTGATGACCTTCTCTAAGGCGGCCCGTGTTGCAGCCGCCTCTCCTGCCACTACTGCCCCGACGATTACTGTAGGAGCCAAAGGCTTGCTCATTTGACCTTCTTCGTTACCTTCTTGCGTACCGGCTTCGGCTTAGCGAACGTCAGTTCTAACGTTGCTTCCAAGTCTTGCAGCGCAGCTATTGCGCGTTTGATCTTTGCCAGCCCGGACTTCTTGTAGAAGTACCATGTGATCTTGTCCTCGCAGTCAGCCAGTTGCATCATGCCGTAAGGATCACGAGAGCCTTCTATGACCTTGTAGTTGATCGTAGAGTCACAGTGCAACGGATCAAGGTACGTGGATGAAGCTGCTACTAGTTTGCGAGTACGAGTCGCCATAGTTATCCCTTTACTGGAAGCACCACTGGTTTGAGTTGGCGGGACTGGGAGGTAGCAGCACCAGAAACAGAACCCTGAGGTTGCGCCGTCGCCGCCTGTTCCTGCGCAGCTCTCATCGCCTCGAACGCTCTGATCTTATCCTCAGTCTCCTTACGGTGAATGAGGAATGCAATCTGATCCCAATTGTTCTGATACGGGATGGCCTTGTCGTCGATGTAGAAGTCCGCGCTCGGCTTGCCTTTGGACCCATCGTCGATGTGATCGAACGGGATGTCGTTGGCCTTCAGGAAGTCAACCATCGCCTTCACTTGCTTACGCTCAAGCACTGGCTGCGCCGGGTCTCCGCCATAGATGTCGTAGTCCCAGTGGCAGCTACGGCAAGACCAGATGATGATCTCGTAGCCCAAGGCTTTGAAAATATCCAACGCGGCCTTCGCACCCGGTTTTACTGCGCCAATCTCGGGGTACGCATGGTCACACAATGTACCGTCGAAGTCAACGGCGATACGCTTCGGTGCTTTGTTAGGCATAACTCTCCTCTTCCATCACCAGCTTGACGCCGTTGTTGTCGTCATCATCTGGGTCACCCATAACGGGCCGGTTCAACTCTTCACGGTACTCGTCGCGCACCATCTTCCACGCAGCCTGCGACGGGTCTTTGCCATCGTAGGCCATGAAGCAGAGGCCAGAGTACTTGCCGTCCTTCTCGGTTAGGAAGAACTCAGCAACAGACTTGCGACTCTCGTAGTTGCGGATAAGCGCATTGTCTACGATCTTCTTGGTCTGAAGCATGATGCCAGCGTACGCAGTGGTGAAGGTCTTCTGCCACTCCTCAACGAAGCTCACAAGCTCCGGTCGGCCAGCATCCTTCGTCCATGTCTCGATGATATCGTAGTCCCCGTTCGTCAGCGCCTCAAGGATGTTCTTCGGGGTCGCCGCGTGAACAATCTTCTGGAGCTTCAGGAAGGTCTCATGCTTCACCTTGATCTTCAAAGGCGGAAGGTTGGGCCGCCAGTACGACAGCACGTAGCCCTCCGTGTTCGGTCGATCCTCTACTAGAACCGTGCTCACCGTCTTAGCAAAAATCTCGACGGTCTTTAGTCCGTTCAGGAATGCGTAGTGGTACAGCTCGTTGTAGCTAATCTCTTCGCCGGTCTCGTTGTTGATGAGCGCCAGTAAGACTAGTTGATCTTCGATCTCGTAATGAACCACGTGGCGTTGAACTGCCTGCGCGATCATCTCAAAGACTGGTGTGTAGCCCGCAGGCCACTGGTGGTTCTTGCAGTGCTTACTGAACCAGTACGTCGCCCACTTGGAGTGGTCAGACGTGAATGATCCTTTGGACGCGACACCGAAGAACGTATCGTTCCCTACCTTGTACTCGTAGAAGATACCGAGTGACCCATCCAGCTTGTCGAAGACAGCAGGGTGTTGGTCCGGCAGATTGGTGAACAGAGTCTCAGGCCGGTCCAGCGTGTCGATGTTGAAGAACTTCTCGAACGGACGAGAGATGATGACACCCTTGTCGTCCACGATGAGACCACGGCACTTGATGGTGATGTCGTCCCAGACGTTATCAAAGGTCGCCTGCTTGCTATAGCAGAGGATCGACAACGGAAGCTCAGGGTGAGCGCGACGGGTAACTAGACCCTCCGCGATATACTGCTCAAGCTTGTCTACGTCGAGGTAGTCTTTTAGCAACATTACTTCAGCTCCTTGGTCCACACACTACTGGTTATCTTGCGCCCCATTGCAGCAGCGGCCTTCTCCATCGGCTCGTTACCGTGAACGACTAGACCACAGACCTTCTTGCCGCCGTGCTTCAAAGTCGCTTTCTCAAACTTCTTCCACATGGCCTTGTAGATACCACGCCCGCGATACGCCTTGTTGACCCAGCCGAGTTGAACCCAGCCTGAATCGTCATCCTCATCGAAGAAGTACTGGAGGATTCCAACTACCTTACCCTTGTCTTCCACGTAGAAGCACGCCTGATCCCCACGGATGGGTGACCACATACCGCCTACTGCACCGATCTCGATCATATCTGGCACAGCTTCAAGAAACGCAGTCTTGATGACCTGCGTGTTCTTGGCTGCGTCAATGTGCTTCACGACGATCTTTTTCTTCTTCGCCATAGCTCTCCTAAAAGCGGACCCATCTGAGTTCGGTCGCCCCTCTCAACGCATCTTCCCACATTTCATCGTCAAGAAAGTCCCATGCTGCTTCGAGGTCATCCTTACCTTCAGTGAAGTACTTCACTGGAACTCCTAGCATTCCTCTAAGGGTCGTCCCATCGATAGGCTGGATAGTTTTTCCGATAAGAGACTGCGGAAAGGTTATGTGCTTCAGAATGTCCATAGTGCCCCCTGAGTATCATTTGTGACTGCCACTGGCCATCCCGCTTTGGGGTATGCACGAGTTCGAGTCGTGAACAACTACTAAGACTACTAGATGCATCCCTCGTCTTTTCGATGCGGCCGAGTACCGTGTACACGCCCTCGGCCTTGCCACGAATGAAGATTAGAAGGTGATGTCGCCGTTTGCTTCCTCGACGTACTCTGCATCAATGATGGTAGAGGTTGTCGAAGTCACAGCGGAGTCGATATCAGTCTGGGTGGAGGCCACAGCCTGCTTCGTCTCACCTTCAAGAGCCTGCTGCTCGAACTGTAACGCACGCGCAGTCTGCTGCTCTTGGAACTTTTCAAACACTACACCGAAGGCCGCCTGCTCATCAGCGGTACTCGCCTGAAAGTCATCGAACTCCAGAATGTAGTAAGCGTACTTTCCGTCCTGCACCTTCTTCGTACTGATACGGAAGTTCACGTCGTAGATGTTGGGGTTGATCTTCTTGGCTGCCGCGATCATCGCCAGCTTACGCGCAAGGTTCTTCATACCCTTCTCAAACGGCTGCTTGCTCTTCGAACGAATGTACAGTTGCAGAGGCATCTGGTACACAGTGTCGATCAGTGTGGCGTAGTAGAACGCATCACAAGGAGGGATGTCGTCCTTGGTCGTGGGAATGTTCTTGTCTTTCTTCGCACGGAAGGCCGACCAGTCCTGCTTGGGACAAGTCTTACAGGTCATCGCCTGAGGGTACTTCGCACGCTTGTCTGGCTCAATCATGTCGAGCGAGAAGCAATGCAGGTTCTCGGGTATACGGTTCAGCTCACCGACATTGCCGACGTAGTAAGAACGTCGTTCCTGCGGCTCTGCGAGGAGGGTTACGCGCATCGTCTCGAACTCGTCACCGGTCTCTGGGATGATAAGGTTGCCCTTCTTCCCATCGCCTTGACTAGACGGCTGCACTATGCTAAGGGTTGCGGGCTTGAGGTCAAACAGCTTGCTCTTCCCGAAGAACTGCGCCCCGGTGGGTACGCTAAGGGCCGCAGACTCCTGCCCTACAATCGCTAACTCGTTGCTCAAATGAATCCTTGGTGCCTACTTCTTGGAAGCCCTACGGTGTTCTGTGCTCCCTCACTTCACTTACTAATGTAACACGTATCTATACGTTTGTCAAATCCGCGTGCAACGGTTGATACATGAAGAACTGAACCTTTTTAGACTCATCGACCGGTGGTAGGTCGCGCAACTCTGATACTCTCATGAAGGGTGTCTGCGCCTTCAGGTTGGCAATGAACTTCTTGTTGTAGTAGATTGCCGTGAGCGCCTGTGGGTTGCTCAAGTTGCTGGCAGGAGAATAACCTCCTGTGACCGCTTTGACCACAGGGTTAGCAACGAATATGCTAGGAAGCACCGGCATGATTACCGGGGCCGCCGCCCATGCTGCAATGCCTTTTAGAAAGCCACGTCTATTCATGATGCTCTACGCTCACTGGAGGGATAAAGCGCCGGGTCACTCCCGGCATCCCAGACCGAACCTCTACCCAGCCCTCAGGCGGGTCTCCGAAGTCTGACTCCCAGAGGTAGTCGGCCCACTGACCAATGGTGGCCTTCATGACCGACTCAGACACGATCTGATCCATAGCTTGTCGGTAGACTTGTGCAGGCGTGCCGGGGAACCGGAACGGTAGACGAGGGTCGCCTAACGGAACCCATGTGAAAAGCGTTGGGTGCCATGACTGGCCCGGTCGCTCCATCAGCACTTCGCCCTGCTCTGGTTCGTAAGGCGGGACTACAGGGTATCGAATCTCACTCACTATCGGCTCCCTTCGTCAGGTGGTGCCACGGGTACACATCCAGTTGCCAACACGTCGGACTGTAGCACCTCGGCGCTCCGTGGTTCCCGTCGCAGGTCACCATTGGTGTCCACGGGTCCGAAGCTACACACGAGGTCAGCTTCTTGCCAGTGCCTATACCACTCGTCGTCGCCCCATTCGTTGAGGCTGGTTTGTCCTTGCATGGTTCCTCGTCTCTGAACTTCCGGCCCAGCACGTCCATCAGGCTGGCCACGTTCTTAGGTTCGATAAGTTCGCCATCTACGTCGCGCTTGTACCCCAGAGCTTTGTAGCTCAGGTCTATCGGATGCTTGGACGCGAACAGATCATTACAGGCTTTGCATCCCTTCCCATCGTTGCAGGTCGGTTTGCGGCTGCCCTTGTAGTTCTTGAATGCCTTGCATTCGAGCTGTAGGGCCTCTTCCTGCTCTTGCTTCTTCTTTGCCTTGGCCTCGGCCTTCGCCAGTGCCTCCGATTCGTCCTTGGCCTTCTTAGCGGCTTGCTTCTCCGCTTTGATGGCGTCCCTCAAAGACTGTTTTCGTTCTTGGATGCGGGACTCGATCTTGCGGACTCGACGAACAAGGTCAAGAGCATCAATAAATCCACCAAAGTCATCCACGAAGTTATGCGATTCAAGGTGCCATGTTTCAAATTCGCCGTCGTCTTTACCCAGTCGGATGATCCATCGATCCTCAACCACCTCGCCGGTCTCTTCTTCATAGGCCGCCTCATAAGCCGCTGTCTGTAGCAAGTACTCCAAGTACAGGTAGTTCGATGTCTTCCAGTCCGCTACCGTCAGCCGGTCCTTGAACGGATGGGGGCAGCATCGCGGGTTGTCGCACGAGTCCACTTCACACAAACCGTCCAGTGTACCGGCATACTTGTGCTTGCGACTGTAAATCTTTCGCTCGGTGAATCTCCACCGGACGTTGTGCTTCTGCATCCAGTCGAGCGCGGCCTTGGTTGCGTTCAGCGCCCGCTCATCGAGCTTGGCACGCTTCCAGCCCATGTGATCCTTCACCGCCTGCGTAAACAATGCGTATGCTTCGGTGTCCATCACCTCGGCAGACTTCAGCTCCTTCTGCCAAATCTTCAGCTTGATGTACTGCTCGATCCAGTCATGCGCGGAGTGACCGATAGCACCGGCCTCTTCAAGCTTCTCCTTGTGGGCACCCTTAGCGTCCAAGACCCACTTCTCAAGGTCCGGCACAGGGATGACGTGGCATGGGGGAAAGCCCACTACTGATCCCGGCACATCCTTCAGGAGCTTTTGGGCCATCATCTTGCAACCCCACGGCACGAGTGCAGCGGACTTGTCGATGATGTGGCAGACGGTCGTAACACCGTCCTGTGGTTCCAGCTCCCCGGTTTCTGTTTCAAGCAGGTAGACGTGGGCATCCACATCGTACCTGATAGTCACCTCGCCATTGTAAAACTTATACTCTTCGGTGATGCCACCAAACTGTTTGATGAATCCTTCTAAAGCCACTCGTCCCTTACGTCAACTCACCAGTTAGATCAATGCCCGCATGGGCACGTTCTCCTCTGGGTGGCTATGGTTCTGTTGCCAGTCCACAACCGCTTTCGCGCAACTCACTTTTGAGAAGCCGATGAGACCGTCCTCACCGAAGTAGGTGAAGCCGTCTTGATTCTGCACACATTCTGTTACTATGCCGGTGGTAGGCTTTGACCTTTTCACCGGCCCTAAGATTGAATCCATGATTACTCCTCGAACGGGATACCAAACAACACGTGCTCGAACAGCGTGCCAAGGGTCAGCTCGTGAACGTGGTTGATGACACTCGTGTGCATCTGCTGCTCCACGAAGTACGTGACGACTACCAGACCGGCGAGTATCAGAACCTTGCGAGTCAGGTAGTGCTGCCAGTGAATCCGAGGTGGCCTTACATGCGGAAAGTGCATACTATCTCCTTTTCGTTAGAAGTGCGCCTTGGAACTGAGCCATCGTATCGCCTTCTGGCCGCCCCTTGACAAAAGAGGTCGCCTGTGCTAGGGAATCCTCCGGGTAAAAGCGTTGGTACAGCTTGATCTTCTGATCGTCGGTCGCTTGACCAAGGTGCAGAAGTACATCGATCCGACCGGGCCTAATCAACGCCGGGTCCAGATTGTCGAGATGGTTCGTGGTCATGATGTAGATCACGCCGCTAGGGGCATGAAAGCCATCGAGAACATTCAGTAACCCAGATAGTGTAACACCAAACAGCTTCTCGTGTCCATCACTATCTTCAACTTTGTTCGGGTGGGGTCCGGGTGTTACGCCTTCCTTCCACTCCTGATCCCTTGGGCCGTCATTAGTGGCCTTGCGTTTCTTGCCAGCACCAGATGCGTCGATGTCCTCGAACATGATGATCGAACCTTCGGGCACAGTGCTTATCGCAGTCTTCAATCCCTTGTCACTCAGGTCACCAAGGTTCATCAGGTAAATGTCCCGGCTCAGTTGGTACGCTAACCCTGACGCCAAGGATGTCTTGCCGGTCCCCGGAGGCCCATAGAAGGCGTAGCCACGATGGTAAGGGATACCCAGCTCCCTATAGCGTTCCTTGTCGCCTAGGAACTCGTTTACGTCTTGCAGCAGTTTCTCCTTCTCCTGCCCGTCGAGCACCACGGACTCAAACGTACGCGGCGAATAGCTCCTCAGCTTTATCCAGTACTCGTCCCACACATACAGCTTGCTCTCACTACGCTCAGCCTCTTTGTGAATCTCGATGATCTCGGTAACGAACTGCTTGATGCGTTCCTGCCTGCGGCCAATCGTGCTGAAGGAGATTGTCTCACTCCTCTTCGCGTCCCAGCCGCCCTTCTTATCCTCGCTCCGCGTGTAGTTCAGCCAGAATGGTAGACGCTTGTGCCAGAAGAAGTGCTCCCCCGGCGCGGGCATCAGAGAGATGAGCTTGCCACGGATGGTCGAGTCAAGATCGACGCGGCGTACACGCGGCATGAATTTCTGCTTGGTGATCCACTCCTTCACCCAAAGAAAGGAAGGGTCGTCGTCCTTCACTGTTACGCTTACGAGTACTTGTCGTTTGAACCAGAGCCAAATCATCTGCGGCACTGATTTCATGTAGGCCATCACACCACCCATAACTAGAAGCATTGCTCCACTGGCGGTAAACTGATTCAACATCTCAGGTGGTAGCCCTATGAGCATCTAGTCCTCGTCCTCTCTAAGCTTACTGTCATATCTCGATATCTCCCAGCGTAACGGTTACGCTCCTCGGCTGCACGGTAGCGTTGCAAGTCTTCCACGGCTTGACTCGGACGGTGGACGACGATAGGCTCTCAACGTAGCCGTGTCGCCAGCCCTCATCATAGTACCGCACGAAGGAATCGGCCACGAGTAAACACGCTTTGCGGATATCAAATGGCCGTTTCCATCTGCGGGGTTTCACTATACTACCGTCCTGTTCTTCTTGTTGAAGCGATTCTCCAGCCGGTTGAGGTTCACATCGCCCCGTTGAACGACTGTACGCTTCTCAGTACCGTTAGGTTGAACCCTAACACGGACCACAGTGGCGGGTCCATTCTTAGGATAGGTCTTGAATCCATCCTTCGACTTCTGCTTGGCCTTGAACGCGGCCTGAGCCTTCTGCTTTGCTGCTTGAATCGCCGCCTTGTCCGGCCCTAGGTAGTAGTGCGGGAACTGCGGGGTGTGGCTGAAGTGACCACCGCGCTCATGAGTCTTCTGGGCGAAGCGCCAACCTTTGAGCCATAGATCACGCTGCGGGTTGGTAGTGTACGGAACGTCGATGCGTTGCGGTTTGTGGTCTGCTCCAAAGTATCCAGTGCTGTAAGCACCATAGTATGCGTCGTAACCGGCCTTGAGTGCGCCGAGTGAAGCCTTCTTGTTTGACAAACGGGTGATTCCTAATACAGTGTCGTGCGACCATCCGGGTGGTTCCCCAGACCGTGATGGGTGAAGCGGTACTTCTTTACAGTACTACAGTCGGCTCTTCCTGTCAAGCCATCTTTGTCTCAACGTGTAACCAGCTACTACAACGAGCACGACAGCAATACCCACAAGATAAATGCGGCCAGCTCGGATTATAAAGTCCATGATGATCTCCCTCATTCGATCACCACCCCCGTGACGGCGTACTGCTCATAGGACAGCTCTATGTCGAGGTTATGAAGGTACATATCAGAGCACTGGTCACGGCCCTGAAGCACGAGAGGTTGGAACCGATGCTCCTTGTCCTTCTCGATCTGGTGCGCCCGCTTGTCCTTACCAAGAAGATACGCTGTACGGGCCAACGATGTTTGCAGACGGGATAGATGATCCCTGCAAGACTCCTCCGATGGCGTCGACGGCTTCGGTACTGGCAGGCGTGTCTGACTTGACAGTAGAACTAGCAATAGTATTATCTTCATCTCTAAACTTCCTCCCTTGGGTTTCAATTTGCAGTTTGGCTTGTTATTCAGTGTGTCCGTGCAGAGATTTCCTATGCAGTTAGCGTAGTGCCCACCTTGGCCCTGCAAACATGAGAATCCGGCATACCTAGTCCGCAAGCAGGGCATTCTCTAAGCGGTCGAAGCCCACCCTTGGTCTGATTTTCTGGAAACATGAAGGCGTCTACATCTTCTCCGCATACTTCGTAGATTTCATCGATCTGCCCCTGTGTATAGTTTTGAAATTCGATGCGGATAGATTCGCCAGCCCCTAGTGCGTCCAGAAGAGCATCATAGACAGGTGCATGATTGCAGTCAGTCAGTCCGCACCATTCACATCGAATCCACATCCCCTCACTCATCACGGAACCTCCTGCCTACATGCTCGGGTTTTACTACCACAACCTTATGCTTCGCTTGGGCCTCACGCATCTGTAATAACACAGCTTCTTTCTCAGCCAGCTTCGCATTCTGTCTTCGCTTCTTTTCTAACTTCAGCTTCTCCTGATTCTTTTCGTAGATATTCAGGGAGTCCCTGAGCTTGTTGCGCTTGTTCTGCAACTCGGTCATCTCTACGCTCAGTGCATCCATTTTCTCATTCGCAGTCTTCAGGTTGCGCTCAGTCATAAAGAGCGCGTTCATCAGGTGCGAGTCTTCCATCTCGGAGAGTAGTACCTTCTTACCCTCCTTGGTCGTCCAGTATAGCGCACCCACAGACATCATCGATGGTAGCGGGCCACCCGTGTACGGGTCCACTTTCGGGGGCATGTACTTCGCTACCGACGCCTTCGCCTCAGCAACAGTGCCGGTTCCCACCACGAGGTAGCCGTCCTCATCGTAGACGTTGATTCCCCCGAATGAGTCCTTCTTCATTGTGAACTTGCTAGGCGTACCGGGTACGCCGGGGAGAACGCCCATTAGCAGCGAACTCCTATCAGCTCCAAGTCCTCGCGTAGGCGATCAGATGTCATCGGCTGGTCGTACTGGGACAGGTCCAGCTTGTCCAGTGAGAAGTCGTTAGAGTATACGATGGAATTGTACTCGCGGTTCGGCTCTCCTTCAAAGATGAACCACGCAGCCGGTTTGCCCTTTGGGACATAGACCGAGTGGAGAGCCTGCGCAGCGAGGTGAGTGGGTTCCAAGAGACGCCTCGCCCTGAGCCTCAGAGGTAGGTAGGCGCGATCCAAGGGCGCAAAGCCACCCCTACCATCCTTCTCAAGGATCGGTGACGCATAGCTAAAGCTCTGCATGGGTACTGTGCTGACGAGAGGATCACTCTGGCCCATGGCTGCCTCGACGTTATATAGCTCACCTAACACTGGCATGAGTGTGACATCCGTACGATGCCGGTGAAGGGCAATCGAGAAGGTTACACCAAATGTGCCGGGGTTGTTACGCCACAGCTCATGTTCAGGGCGGGCGATGAACATGCGGACCATCCCCGGCCCTTCTTTGATGAGTAAGGAGTCCATGCCCTTGCAGTGGCAGTTGACGAGAGACTTGGAGAGTATTGCGCTCGATGGATTCACTTATGCCTCGATTCCTAGATGGGAGTTGATTGCATCTGAAGCAGTATCGTCAGACACTCTCAGGTAGTAGCCAGTCGAGGACAAGCTCTTGTGGCCAAGTCTTTGTTTAGCGTTCTCAATACCGGACCCAATGACGAGCATGGCAATCGAGTGCTTCAGCGTGTGCGTGTGCGCGAACCGTGGGTTGATACCAGCCCGCAGTGCAGCGGCTTTGAATACTTTGCGAACCCAGTCACGACCGATGGGCAGCAGCAGCTCATCGTCCGCGATCTCCAACCGTTCGAGCATTGCGTACTCGTCCAGCTCCGGGTCAGGATGCTTCTGCCACCGTTGCGAGGTAGCCAGCGATCCCTTCAGGCGCTTACAGTCCACGTATCCGTGGCGAAGGTCGCGCCCTTTGATACCAGTGATCTCGGAGGCCCGCAAGCCATGCCAGAAACCGATGAGGTAGGCCAGCTTGAACCTCTCACCCTTCTCGCTCTCGATCTCCCTGAGTACCGCCTTCACTTGGTCAATCTTTAGATACTTCATTCCGTTCACCTCAAGTACAGACTAGCAAACGATGATCTACTTGTCAATGCCTAAATACGCAGCATCTTCCTGTGTGTAATAAAGCAAGTTGTTGCCCTTCCTCTGGATAAAGACACCGGGTAGGTTCTTTAGCTTAGCACGCACCTCGGGGTGTACCCCCGGACTGTACCCCATAGCTGCGAGTACCTCTACCGTGTTCATTCCCGGTGTCTCGTCGATTGCGTGGAGTGCCCGATAGTCGGCCCAGAGTTCCTTTGGTTTCTCAAATGCTTCCCTGACCTTGAGAAGCCTGCGCTCTTCCTTGGTAAACACTGGAGGGTCGTCAGCCACCATTGGTGGGAGGGCGACGAAGTACCGTACTGCCGGACCATGACCCCCTCTGGGTTGCCGCCTTGATTCTTTGAAGTCCTTGCCGTTTACCAGTATCCTCCACACTACGCTGCGTGGTATAGATGTATCTTTGACCACTTGGTCTATGGATACCTCACCATGTTCCTTGGTGTAGTTGTATACGGTCGTGTAACGTTCGTAGCCGAGTACATTACCTCTGAATGCCATTATTTTCTCCTAGAAGAAAGGACTCGGGATGCAATCCTTGTACTTGATGTTGTAGCAGCCCTGACCCTGAAGCTGGCTGTACATATCGGTGAACTGCGTATTCAATGCGTCTACCCGTGCATCACAAACCGTTGGGTTATGCGGATCATGCGGAGCACACTTGACATAGAACTTAGCTTCTACTTCTGCCCCATCTTCAGGGCGGTTGAAGAAGAACGTCCCGGCGCACACGCGCTCGGTCTGTTCTGGTTCATGGTACTCGATCTCGATCTCAACCATTTTTCCTCTCCTGTGCTTCTACTCTCTTGTCGTGACCTACGTGCCAATACATGCAGTGGTCACACTTGTAAGGTCTCAGGGGGTGCTCTGGATCGGTGTCGTTCCCCGTGTCTATGATCGACTGTATCACACTCTGCGCCTTCTCGGGTGTGCCGTACTTCTTTTTCTTGATGCACGATCTCATCACTTTCGAGTATGCTGGTCGCGGACTGGGCACTGTGTTATGCACCATCCGTTTCGTAATGTATCCCATAGGCCCTCCGGTTGAAGTAAAAGAATGGGCCGTCGTCCTGACCGGCCCGGAGGTAGTGCTACCTTGTTAGACTTCGGTCTTCTTGGACTTGCGCACTTTAGGTGCAGTGTACTCCTTGATGAAGGCCATGATGCGGTCGTGACCCGCCTTCGCTCGGCCCTTGGGAGTCTTCGCTTTGTTGTACCGGATTTTGAACTCATATGGCCACTCGTCCGGATGCCCGAAGAGTGCGCGGGCTTGTCGGCGGTCAAGTCCAAGACCGTTGCGTGCGTTGATGAGGAAGGTGTTATCCTCGAACCCTCCCTGCTGCACACCGGCCTTGACAATCGCAAGATATTGTTCAGGAGTCTCGAACAGGCAGGCGTACCATCCAGCGAAGCAGAGGATAGTGCCACAGTCTCCATTCTCCTGTCCCTTCTTGGCGGCGTCGATCACTGCATTATAGTTAGCTCCATAGCGTTCCGAGAAGGCATCAGTGGCGCTTGTGCCTGAAGGGATGAGCGAACAGAACCGCTCTTGCGCGTAAAGGTTTGCGTGTGCGACTACCATCTGCGCGATGACCGTAAGCTTGGCGATGGTGGGAAGGCTGAGGTAGTTCTTGGTCGAATCGAAAATCATGGTGTCCTCCTAGGACGAATAGGTGAGTCTTGCGTGAAGGTTGAGGTTGGTCGTACTCTGCAATGCACCAGATGCGCTGAAGACTACGGCCAACCGGCCCGTGCCACCACTACTAGCTTACGAGGTTACGAGGTTACCGTTGCCCTCATGCGCCGGTAGATCGTTGTGGCTCCCCCCAAGAGTCCAGTGCCTAAGAGCAGCAGGCTGCTGGGTTCAGGGGTAGGTGCCAGCGGTGTCGTTGGTCCAGTACCGTTCGAGGTGAACTGGAGGAAGTCTTGCGCTGTGCCGCCCTCGCTCTGCGTACCGGGTACGGCGGTGTACAAGGTGAACTGCTGGAGGAACGCCTGCGTCACGTCGCCGCTCAGAGCCAGCGTTTCGTCTTGGAAGAGCAGCGGGTCATCTGCGTTGAAGTTCCAGCCCAGTGTCTCGGCGCTGTTCACGTCCGTCAAGGCCCAGATATCGAGCTGCGCCGTGGTGTCAGAGATAACTCCGGTCTGCGCCTGATAGAGCAGGAGGGCACTGGTTACGTCGTCCCCATTCGGCGGGTGGGCTGCGCTGAGATTCTGCGGAGTTGCCTGCCATGACTCACCCACGTAGATTTCGCGGTCGGCATCGAGGCAGAAGGCGGAGATGTCGCTCTTGTTGGAGTCGTACAGGCTATAAGGCCCGACGTAGACTGCGCCGGTTGGGTTGACAACATTGCCGGGGCTTACGAGGGAGAGGGTGTCGGCGTGCGCGGTCAGTGACAAGGCCGCGAGGATAAGTGCGGCTACCACTGGGATGTACTGCTTGAAGGTGATTCGCATTGGTCACTGCTCCTGTACTTCTGGGTTAGAGGTGCGCTGTAGGTTAGGGGGCCGGTATCATCCTGTGACCCGACCCCGTGTTGGAGTGCTCGATCTATGCCGCGACTGGTTCCTCCTCGTCGCGGAACTTGCGGCCAGTGGACTGGTACACGAGGCCATCCAGCGCCTCACCAATGGACTCCACACCCTTCAACAGGTCGGCCTTGAACTTGTCGCTGCTCTTCAACGTCTTCGCACTCTGCCCCTCGATCAGGCCGCGAAGCTTGGCAACCTGCTCCTCCAGCTCGGTATCGCTGGTGATGTTGCGCATGTCGAAGGTTGAGATGAACTCCTGAATGTTCTGGATGGCTGACTCGCGGAGGATGGGCATCTTGCCTTCGCCGTCCGGGGTAAGCTTCGACTTGAGGTGCATGACAGCTTCGAGAAGGTTCTCGCGCATCATGATCGTGATCTCTTCACCCACGGCCTGAATCTGCTTTTGTGCCTTGGCCGCCTCAGCTTCGAACAACTCAGGGTTGATGTCCTTCAGGTTCAGAGGCACGCCGAAGGTCAGGTAGTCCCACTCGAAGGTGAAGTAGCTGGAGACCAGATCAACCGGGGGATACTCGGAGGCCACGGCCAGACTGCCCAGCGACTCTTTGGACGCCTCGACGAGGCCGGGGTACGCGGCGACGAACTTGGCCACGAGGTCTTTACGCTCTGCCGCGTGCTCTGTGAGACGCTGCTGAACCTCAGGGACCACACCCACGGGCACCATGAGGATGCCGATGTCCTTGTACGGCAGGGCCGTGTTGTTCAGCCACTTGCGCAGAATGCTGTCGTGCTTGCGAATCTTCTCAAGCTCGTCCGATTCGAGGAGGGTCTTCGATACCTTCAGCAGGGATACGTCGGCGTCAGTGCTGAGGACCGATGCACCGGCCACGTTGCGGGTGTTGCCCAGACGACCGTACTTGACTTTGAGGAGAACAGTCTTGGACACGATCTCGGTGAGGTCTTTGGAGGAGTGGTTGACTTTCTCTGTGTCGATTGCGAATGCCATATAGGTGAAGCTCCTTGGTGTTGCGAAATGTGGTACTCGTTCAAGATACCGAAGTGCCCGGTGCGTGTCAAGCTTTTATTTCAGGGTTTCTTTGATACTGATCTGGACATCTCCGTCGTCTACCCAGACCACGAGCAGCTTACTGCCGATTACATACATCCTGAGGTACTGTTTCCTGAGCCTCCAGTGCCAGTAGGCGGCCCTGATGCCTATATTGCCGTACCAGAGGGCCAGAATTACCCAGCAGAGGCAGGAAGAGGCGAATACGGGGTCACTAAACGAATGTGTCATTGAGGAACCTCACTTCCTCGTCGATAGCGTCCTGTCGATCTTCATAGGTGCCGGGGAGAATGGGACCACCGATGGGTGCAAGGTTGATGCGCCAGTCGCATGGCCACATCCGAGTGAACTCCGCTAGACTGGACTGACGGGAGCAGACCGAACGAAGACCGTGAAACATCACGCGCAAGAGAGGGTTAGCCGGTTCTACGTGCGATGCACGCTTCACTACCGTCTCCGGTGTGATGAAGGGCTTACTGTGCTCATCGACGAGAAACTTGATCTCGCCGTCTTCGTCTACTGTGATGGTCACGGTCTTGTCGGTCATCTTATTTGCCCGCCTTCTTCGTCCGCGACTTCGAGCGACGGTGCTGCTTCGCGGGCTTCTGGTTGGGCTTGCCGGGGTGCTTCTCGTGCCACAGCTTGCGGACAAGGGCCTCGACGGTTGCACGGTCAGCGGGGTCAAGCTCCATCGCACGCGGGTGATTGATTTCCTCCGCGATGGAGGCAAGGATGGCGGCCTGAAGCCGGGGCTTCTTGGCGGCGTTCTGAAGCTTCTTGACTTGGTTCGGATCAACCACCTGATCGATGGTTAGCTTGGGCAGGTATCCGATACGGCGGAGACGACGGGCGAGTGATACTGGCATGGTCTAGTCCTTTGCAGGTTAGGTTGGTTCAGAGTGAGGTTGAAGTGTGCCTTACTTAGCGCACACTGTTGTGGTTGTCGTCGTCCGGTACTCAGGCTTTTTCTGCCGGTGAGTGACCTTAGAACCTTTGGTGAGGGTGTCCATCACTGCTGCACATCCTACACCCTTGAAGCCGTCGAGTTCAACACTAATCTCGCCGTTCTCATCGATTTCAATCGTGGCAAACTTTGCCATGTCGCGGCCTCCTTAGGCGATTGCGTACTTGTACTGGGTGACTTTCTTGCCGTTGCGCTCGACCTGCTTATTCACCACAAGCTTGTAGCCAGCTTTCTTGGCGTTGGCGAAGACGAACTGCTTCGAGTACTCCTGCTTCACACTCTTGAGCCAGCCTGCGTTGTGCCGGGTAGAGTCGAAGTCGGAGATGATGGCAGAGTAGGTGCCGTCCGCATTACGGGTGAACCCGATGTCGTTTGACGAAGAGCCTACCTGCTTGCGGCGGATGATGATGTCGGCCTTCATCGCTTTGGCGGGGTTGGTGGTATGGCCTACGCCATCCAGTGTGCGGTAGTCCCCTTGGTAGCCGACGAGGGGCTGAGGATTGCCGATGTGGTCTTCCACCTCGGTGTACCCCATCTCGAACAACGCGGCCAGCAATACCTTGCCATCGTTGAAAGTTGTTGCGGCTGTTGCGTACTCACTCATGCTGCTCTCCTTGGTAGTGCGTATTCAGTACATCATACTGCGGGGTGCATGTCAACGCCTAAAATGACATGCAACCCAACTAGTTAGCCTACACCTCGACCGTGACTTTCAGTGCCTTGCCGCCCACGCTTACACGCTTGCGGCCACCTAGTTTCTGCGCCTTGTCTGCTTCCTCTTCCGTGGGGTGGCCGTAGGCTTCTAGGTTGTTCCCACTGCCGTAGATGTTGAAGTACACGTCCTTGGTCTCGACCTTCATGAACAGGTCACGAGAGTCCCACGTCCTATTTTCGTAGGCGTCAGCCCTCCCTTCGATAGTACGCTGGATAAGGGTATTATAACCTCTATCCTCCAGAACTCCTGCCAAAGGAAACTTCCCGGCGTTCTTGAAGATCGTAAGCTGTGTGACTTCCTTACCCTCACCTGTGACCACCGGTTTACCGGCTAGTGCTGCTGTGAGGTCAAACGGCGTCATGCCTTCTGGCAATGGCCCGGATGATTGAGATGTAAAGCTCACGCTCTTGCTGATAGGATCGCTTATGTCTGGCTGCATGGTGTCCTCCTTGGACGGGTTAGAGATTCAGGCTGGTGATGGTTGAGTCGATGGCCTTTTGCTCACGGTTCTTACGCCACGAGTTGAAACGTTGAAGGAACTCTGGGCCGCCACTAATAGCGTACCACAAGTAAAAGAACGTTATTATGGGACCGACAACGAAGTAGAAGAGACCCCAGCCTATCGCCACGTGCATGAGGTCTCGTAGTGTGATGGCGTGGCCCATTAGTCCCTGATCTTTCTACCTGAACCCGCGAAGACGGGGCCGGTGATGTCGCTGTTATCCTTACGCGTGGTCTCATCGTGGTAGTAGGTGCCCACCTTGGATGCACTCAGATAGCGTCCAGATGCCTCTAGGCGCGTCTTCTCAAGTGTGGCGGCGTCAGAGATGGCTGACGGTACGATGTACGTTGCAGCCTTCGCCAGTGTCCAGTTGAGCATGTCTGCCTTCTTGCAGCAGTCACGAATCTCAGCGCCCGTCCAGTTCTCGCTCGGTGGGTTCGGTTCGTCGTTGACGAGTCCGTGGTTGCGGCGTTGGATGGCCCAGATTTCATCGCGCTCTGACGCATTCGGAGAGTCAAAGAAGAACTTGACGAGAGAGAAGCGGCGGCGAAGCTCAGGCGGTAGGTTGGCGATGCCGTTGCAGGTAGCGATGCAGAGCACGTTGCCACTGCTGATGGCGTCGATGGTCTTGGTCGCGGTGCGCAGGTTGTGGCCAGAGTTACCGACGTGCATGTCTTGCATGGCGGCGATGTCGAAGACGATGACGGGCTTGTTGTAGGTGGCTCCCAGACTCTTGGCCAGTTGCGACTTGGACACGCCGGGGATGCCGATGCTCAGCGCACCATTGACGCCCTTGTCTTCCATCCACGAGAGGATGATACCGTTCATTTCCGTCTTGGTGCCCGACGAGTCCGTACCGTTACCGGCCATCTGCTTCTCGATCTCGTCGATGAAGAGGATGACTTCAGGCGCGTTCTTGCCGGTCATGACGGCCCGGTAGAACTCTTTGGCACTCTCGATGCCTCCGATGTCATCCAGCGTCTCCTTGCCCTTGTAGACGGTCAGGCCGGGGGTAGCGTTGATGATCTGGCGCTTGCGCTCCCAGAGGTCGGTGATGCTGAGGGTGCCTTTACGGATGGACTCCTTCTCCTTGCCCGGTATCTTCTCAGTGGTCAGGCACATCGCGGTCGCCTGATCTGCACTGAAGGACGAGAGACCGATGAGCGCGTCGACTGCCGACTTCTCGATGTCGGTGGTCAGAGATGCCTCGGCGTTCGCGCTCTTGAACGTATTGCGTACGATCACCGCAAGCTCTTCACGTGTGGGCAGTGGTTCATCAAGCACAAGCACGTCCGTCTGAAGCTCGATGGGCAGAGTCGCGCCGGGTGTGCTGACGAGCACGAGCATGTTACCCACGTTCTTGTAGATGTCTCGCAGGTTCCACACGGCCTGTACGTTGGTGGGGTCACCCCAGAGCAGATGCGCGTTAGAGATAAACACGATCATGTCGCTGACGCCATCCGTCTCCAGAGCCTTCAGTGTCTCAGGCAACTGTACCGTCTCAGGTGTCTCAAGTCCGGCCTTCGCCATGAGTGTGGCGTATGCTTCCTTGCTGGCCTTGGTGTTGTTCATTGGCAGGAGACCGTGGACAGAATCCCAGATGAGCATAGGCGTGCTATCGAGGGTGCCGTTCAGTGCTGCACTGATATTGCGGGTGAGTCCCTTGGCATCGAACGTACGCATGTTGATGATGGGAGTGGAGACGCGGCGGGCGGCCTTGAACTGTTGGATGAAATCCATAATGGGTGAGGCTCCTTTTCAGGTACGGTTGAGTTACTTTCCTAAGGATACAGAACGATCTCTTCGGTGTCAACAAAATAATCAGGCCCAGCTTCGGCCACATCTCGGAACTTTTGTTCCACCTCTTGAGGTGTAGAGCGTAACAGGCTTACGATCACGCGCTGTGCATCCAGCAGCTTATCAGTATACCCGTCACGCGCTACTGCCTCGGCCCACACGCTGCTCATGGTGCTGTGGTGTTTGGGTTTTCACCCTTGGGGAACCACCCGTTAGCACGAAGGTTGTAGGCTGTGATGTACTTCAGGCCCGTGCTGCCGTCCTTCTTGTGCAAACGCACGATGTACTCGCCCACCTCAGGTGCTCTCGATCTGCGCTGGTTCGCTGGGAGTATGCTGCTCTGAGTGACGGCCTCAAGCACGCCGGACTCTGACGGTGTTGCCAGTACCCACGTACGCGGTCCGTATACGCTGCGGTATACTTGGGCCGGGTCTTGCCCTAAGTACTTGCGCTGTGTCGTCCACCGCTGAAAGATTGTGCCCAGAGGTGCCGGTGCGCCTGCGCCCTCGATTGCGGCGGCCTCTTCAGCCTGTATACGTGCGACCATGGCCACGTTGACCTGCTCCCATAGGTGGTTGATCGTAGGCCCATAGATGCGCTCAAGCTCTGCGTCTATGATGCGCCGGGACACATCCATTAGCTTGGTGCGTACCTTGTCACGGGCCTGCATTGCTGCCCACTTCATCGTCTCGCGCTGTGCCTCTGCGCGTCTAAGCTCTTCATTCCGTGGCATATTAGCTCCTCGCTGGTATTCCCTTGCGTGAAAGTGTAATCTCCGCTGTTGCGTATCCACCGCTCATATTGCCCGGGGGTGGATACCCTACTTTGGTGATGTTGTAAATGACTTCGCCGTCGTCCATAGTGCGCTCCCATAGCTGGTAGCCGTGCAGTAGTGCCCGCGTGTCGCTAACTCGATTCCATAGGCCCGGTACTAGCTGATAGCCTAAGAACGTGGCCAGCATCCTGAGGTACTGCTCTGCATCTGTGACGGTGCCCAGCTCTGTCGCGGGCTGCGTCGGAGCGTGCAGGGACATCTCGCCGTCATTGAAGATGGCCAGTTGCGCCTGACCGTTCGTTACTACAAATTCATGCGCTGTGCTTCTGACAGTCCCCACTATATCAGCTCACTTTCTACCGGGGTGCGTGTGACGAGCACGGCCTTCTGGTTGTTGAGTGCTTTGATGAACTCCGCGATGTTGCGCACGTACCCGATGCGCGTGTTGTGATACGGGCCTTCTGGTACCAGTATCTCGATCACCAGACTATTCTCGCTGGTGCCATCCCAGACGCCCGACGCGCTGAAGATGGTGTAGGCGCTGAAGTAGTGACCCACCTCGACCTTGATCCGGTCAAGGTTCAAGTCTTCCGTCCATATTCTTACTAGTGTGCCGTTCATACCGCTCCTTTGTGATGCTGGGATAAGCTTACATTATGACGGCCCCTGTTGTCAAGGGCCGCCAGCATCTAAGTTTATACCACTGTTTCGTGTGACTGATTCACTGCCACGCCCGCTATTTCGTAGCGTTCGATGCGGCACTCTTCGCCATCGCTCAGGTACATGCCAAACACTGCGTTACCTAGTGCGCTGGGATTGCACCCGAACCCGCCAGCGGCAAGGAACCGTCTATCTAGCATCTGCTGATATGCCGGTGCCAATGCTGCCTTGCGCACCACCACTACTTTGCCCGCGTAGTGTTCTGAACTGCTGCCGGGGACTACCGCGTTTATTTCGGCCTGCTCTGGTGTATCCTCTGTCACTGTTTGCTTCTTGGTACGTGCCATACTGGTCTCGATTCCGCGCTGTGTGCGCTGGTTATGGTGCGCTGAGGGTACCGCACCCCTATACTAGCGGGTGCGCCTTGACGAAGTCATGCTGCTCCTTCTCTTCGCCGTAGCTGCTGTAGTCGTCTTCCTCCCTGAACGTCTCCTTCTCCGCTTCCTCCTGAGTGAACTCGTTACGGTGGAGATACGAACGGCCAAACTCTGCCAGTGCCACGGCATAGGCGGCCTTTGCCTCAGTGCATTTGACGCACGCGGCGATTACTTCGCTGCTATCGTAACGGTGCTCTTCACACTCTTCAGTCGTGTTGTAATCGAACTGCGATTGAAACGCATCGCACCCGCTACAGGAACCGTACGAACCGTGAACCCAATACGCTTTACCCTCAAAGCGTACAGATGCCCACCAGTCCCCCTGATAGCTGCCAAACGTCTCGTACTCCACAACTTCCGCTCCTGCTGCTTCCATCGCTGACTTGTAACCCATACATCCTCCTTTGCGCTGGTGTCGCGCTGATACTCCTGATTATACCACACTGCAAAGCTGCCCGGTGGGTTACCCCTAGGCTAAAGGGTATAGAGGAACCTGGGTACCGTGCGGGCAGCATTCCACTTGTTGATAAGCTGGTGTGCCTCAAGTTGTGCCATCCCACCTAACAGAGATGGGAATAGGCCCGCCTGTAGATAATGGTCTTCGCTGAATGCCACGATTGACACGCGGCCTGTCTGTAGATTCTGCCGTTTGAAGGTCTTATACCGCATCTGTAAAGCTCCTTTTGTTGCGCTGGTGTCGCGCTGTTAGTTGCACGTTGATTGTAACACTTCGCTACCGTCCGCACGTTCGCAGAGGTACGGAGTGCAAAGATATTGTTTCTTAGCTGCTATCCCTAGCAGCTTAGCGCCTTTGGTTTGCGCCTCAAACATGGTACTTGCGTAGACTTCGCATCTACCCTTTGGGGATGTAACGATATACCCACAAAGGCCCGCATCCAAAGGCCCGCGTATTGCTTTGATATCCAACATGGTAACACTCTCCTTTGCGCTGGTGTCGCGCTGGTAGTTGCCGTTATCGGCAGCTTTACCATCTCCTTGTGACGTACGCAATACAGCCAACAAATACGGCCACGATAACGAAGTCTATCCACTGAATCGGACTCATATTATTCTCCTTTGCCACGCACTACAATCCAACAAATAGCCTGTAACTCCGCTGGTTCGAATCCCAACTTTGCAGCTACATTCTGGTACGCCTTTTCAAGCGTATCGTATGCGTAACCCGGACGCGTAGCAGCTTGCACAAGTCGCGCTGTTTCCTCTGCTATTTGTTCGTCTGTTGCGCCTTTGGGTAATCGGGCCTTGCATCCTGCTGCACGTGCGGCCCAAACGTCACAAGTGACGCGCTGTAAGTCTCCGCATAGGTTGGCATAGAATCGTGTAACCTTCGGACCTGAGACGCGCTGTAAACTATCCCCATTAGCGATATCCCACGCCTTGTCTATGTTTCGATTTAGGCCCGCCATCACGGGGACAATGCGCGAACCAGAGTCAAAGGCCCGCGCAATCTTGCGTACTCCTATCAAGTTTTCTTGCCACGTGCAACGTGGAGATAATACCGCGCATATAGCAGCGGCCCGTTCCATCCCCCAAAGGCTAACGTACTGCGACAATTGCGCTTTTGCATAGGGATACCACGCCTTACCCTCTACAATCTGCGATGCGTTCGCACGGGCAAAGGTGGCCAGTATATGCCGTTCATACTTTTGTTGCAGCTTGAGATACTTGAGGTGCGTTTTAGATGCCATCACACACCAACCTTTTTTACGAGTCCACTTCCGCCACACTTAGAGCACGTGTTACTAGACTCCTTCAAACTACTACCGTACCCGTTACAGTGCGGGCACTGGCTGTATCCATACTTTTGAGGGTCTAGCATAATTTTTATGTCTAACATAGAATCATGCATTGTTGCGTCTCCTTTAGCCTATATGCTCCTTTGAGGGTACCGGATGAATGATACCCTCAAAGCAACATGCGGGCCTTTGTAGCGGCCCGCTATGCCGTTAGTAGCGTACGACTAGGTTAGCAAGGTTAGGCGCAAACTCAGGCAAGGCCAACAATTCGGGGTAATTCTCCACCAGATACCCCACAACAAAGGCCCTTTGGTCTGCCGGAAAATCATTGTGCTGAATGAAAAACTCACCTTGCCCGATTACTTCAGCCACAATCAACGCAATCCACCGCGCTTTGTCATACAAAGACGGCCCGTCTAACGCGAGTACCTGAGTAGCTTGCAAGGATGCGGCCCGTTTCTCACCCTCAAACGTAAAATCCGCATTGGCTAGAATGTGGCAAGCATCATGCCATGCACGAAATTGCCAATTTGTAACGGGTGAACCAAAGATGGTTTTATCAGAGTGATTTACATTGATTTTGATGCGGCCCGTTGCCTCAAAGTCGCTCTTCATCTCTGCGAAGTCTGCGTAATCAGACGCAGTATAGGAGATGGCCTTAGGTGCGAGTAAAGAAACGATGTAGTCGAAGGTTGGATCAATTCCGCCAATTGCTACGCCTGTATCGAACATTGTGTTACTCCTTTGGGTGAAATACGGTACTCGTTTAGACTACGTGAATAGGAAAAACGTGTCAAGCTACCTTTTGCGATAGATGAAAATTGTTACCATACGAGTTACTTTCGTTGACGTGTACGTGTCATAATCCGCCGCTACCGTCCAACCATCCAAGGGAAGATTGCGCGTAATGGCCTTGATTTTAGCGCGTATTTGTCTATCAGTTGCGGCCTTAGACTCACCCACATACACGCGATTGTAAATTAAATTCATGGCCAACATCGTGCTCTTTTTTCCATTGCGAAGGAAACTCGCAAGGTTCGAAAGAATCACAGTATCACGCGCAACTAACTCCATCGTGTTAGTCGTGTCAAGGTAGAAAAGGCCCTTGTGGAATGGTGCGAGTTTGGCAAACGTGGCGAATCCATCGCCCTTATAAAACAGAGTACCGGGGTGATGCTTATTCACGGCCCGTTCGATGTTTTGCCAGTTTACAGCAACAAAGCGATTGCCGAAATAGTGTGACCATTGCGCAATATCATTGGACGGGTGAGTTTTGCCGTTATCTACGCACGATGCAAGCGTAATGCATACATCGTCTGTATTGCGGGCCGCCAAACGTTGACGTGTTTTGTCGATTACTAGATTGCGGTACATCGATAGGACGCGGGCACGATGTTCGAATTTCACCAGATTGTTATAACCGTGATTCTTATCAATTCGCATGTTGCACTCCTATATGAATTTGACTACTTAGATAGTCTAATCGAAACGAGAGAAACGTGTCAAGCTTTTTTGTCAGTTGCACGTGAACCGATGAAGTTAGACTCAGGGCACGCGGCCCGCCGTCTCTCGTTCATCGCGTCCACAAAGGCCCGTGATGCATCTATCTGAGGTGCAAGCGTATCAGGTACGGGCCTAGGGTTAGGCGCATCATTGAAATACCGCACGATTGACGCAAGGATAAAAGCGAAGTTGGTGAAAATCACAAGGCCCGTAACGGTATGCATTGGACTATTCACCCACGTAAACTAGTTCGTTTGCTGAAGTAATAGGGAGAATCGGCCCAACCTTGCCCGCCGATTGCATGATTGATAGGCCCGCCTTTTCAAGCAATCGGCCATTGGGTGAGATGCGGAAATAATCGCCTGTGCGGAGAGATGCGAAAGGTACTTGAGTCATTGCGTAAGCTCCTTTATCTAGGGTTAGTAACGTTCAATCGAAACAACATGGTTATCGTCCATAAGGTCAGACGCGATGCGGTTGGCAACGGCGAGAGAATCAGCCCAATACTCATGCAACTCTTCGCTATACCAGTAGTGAAATTCAACCTTATACATTGCGTAAGCTCCTTGTGAAGTTTGATTGCAGAGACAGAATAGCACGGGGGACTGTGGAAAACATCCCCCATTCGGGTTACTTCTCTTTTTTGCCGTATACCGCATCTAACAGACAAGTTTGCGCCTTGTCTATGTAATCGCGGGCCTTGTTTGCACTAACCCATCCCGCTGTTTCAGCGTCGCACGCGCTATTAGGCGCATTTAGGATATCCCCCCATATCGATGTTAGTTCATCATTGGCAACGGTTAGGGGATTCTCAGGGATACGTGTATCAACGTACTCCTTACGGTATGACTCCGCCTCTAAGGTTGTCCCAAAGTCGTGGCCAACCTGAAACGGCTTATCTTGTTTGATGGCCTTGCGAATCCCGCGATTTAGTTCTCTTTTGTTGCGTACGGGATACGTTGTGCCGATACCGGGGGAGTGAAAAACTGTAATCGAATAGGCCATTGCGTAAGCTCCTTATGAATTGACTACTCGATAAGCCTATCATGAGACGGCCCGCGTGCAACATCTATTTTTAGATTTGTTTATCCCACGTTTGGGTGAGCATCTGAGATTTAGCGCGTATCAATATATAGAGCAAAATCGTGCGAATGCCTAGCAATTACAAGGCCAAACGAGTTTTCCTACCACATTTGAAAACTGTGGAAAACGCATTAGACGGCCTACACGCGGCCCGCGTTTCGTCAAGCTAGGGTAAGACGTTCGATTTTTCCGATAGCGTGGCGGGCCTGCTAGGTGGCAAGGATTCAATTTCACTTTCGCCTTTTGTTCGCCCTAAAAGAGCATAAAAAGCGAAGATGCGGCCCGTAACTCCTTTAGAATTGCATACGCACCTATTAGCGTCTCAATTCATCTTTTTTCATCTCAAATGCAGACTTTGGCCCGTCACGTGCTGCCAGCAAGTCGAGTGCCAAACACCGGGCAGTTGTCAAGTTTTATGTCAGAAAAATGCGGCGATATCCTAACGTCCAATTGCGTACTGTATACGCCTATAGACCAAAGGCCCGCCGCATTGCGAAGCTTGAGACGCTATAGAGCATAGGCGAATGACAATCGCTAATCTTCATTTGTCTATCTCCAGATGAACGGCCCATCATTGTCTGTCTATCCCTGAATGAACAAAGCCTATCGTCTATCCTGATACACGTATCCACAATCTTTCACCTATGCGGTATCAGTTGCCAATATGATATTAGGCCCATCATGCGACCAAGGAGACATAGAGAGATGAGACCAACACAAGGAGACAACCAAGGCCACCTAAGGCCCGTCTATCTCCATAGGCCAATGCCTCTAATCCCCTATAAGACAATCAAAGCCATAGCGCCTTTGTATTGCTTGCCTATGCTCTTCTATCGCGTCTCTAAGGCGTATCAAATACGCAAGCTTTTGTATCAGTTAGGCGATAGGCCACGCTATTCCGCCACTCGCACGCACGGCCCGCCAGACACGTATTTATACGTTTGTCTGCAATTCCCCATAATGCAGACTGCATAGATAAGACTAATTATTTCAACAACTTACGATACCCTGATCGTGTAAGTCGTTTGGTATGTTAGGGGTATGGCCAGTTGTTCATGTGATGCGTGTCAGTGTAGCCGTAAGTCGTTGATAACACAGGGGATAGGGTGTCAAACCAACCCTCTCGACAGGCCATGCCGGGGAGTCCGCCCGGTACCGGCACGCCAGCTCAAGCTGGTGCGGCCAGAGCCACTAGCAAACCCTTGTCAGTACAAGGGCCTACCTCCTGCCACCTCCCCAGCCGACCTACAGCAACACCCCTCAACCAATCGGTTGAATAGGTACCCTTATAGGGGGTCATATCCGGCTACAGGGTGGTAGGGAGGTATGAGACGCTAATAGGATGCCTCGTCCTGAGGCTGGCATGGGGGTACACGGGGCTGATGAGTATAGGGAGGTAGGATGGTACCATTTCGGATAGCAAAAAGCACCTAGGGCATCCTGACACAGTGTCCCCAGAAAGGGGGTGTCTCAAGAACCTAGGTGCTTCGCTTGGGGCATATCGCCCAGAACGCCGTAGTCTAGCCACGGGCGTATAAATACGTCTTACAGCTCTCCTCCGCCCAGAGGACAGCAGGCGTATTCAATCTTGGTCAGCGTATAAATACGTTTGTACGTTTCTGTTCTACTTCTCCCAGAGGTCGAAGGTCTCGTTCAGTCTCTTGGCGATGCTCTGCTTGGTGGCTACCACGGCTGACTGAGCCACTCGTTGTGGGCCGATAATCTCCAACATTTCAAGGGTTGCCGGGGGTATGGGTCCGGGTACTTCCAGCTCGGACTCTACGACGGCCAGTGCGATCTCTCGGGCCTTAGCTACGGTGATCTCTCTGCTCATAGTTCTCCTTTCGGTAGGGCTTTAGAAAAGGCTTCCGGCCAGTCGTAGCGTTCCCTCATCTGGTCGGCGGTCGGGGTGATCCTGAAGGCGGATTGGAAGAGGGGTGACTTGGCGGTCGGTCGCGGCGGCCAGTCGTTCAGGGTCTCGGCTATGTCAGGAGTGAGGCACTTACTGGGGCACTTGGCACTCATAACCCGGCACCGTCCGGCTGCTCCTTGGAGTTGTATCGATCAATCTCTGCCTCTGGTAGACCAATGCCCCTGTACTTGTTCTCCCGGCTGAAGGGTGGCTTCTTGCCGCCGTAGGGGTTGGTGTACATATAAGGCCACTTGGCTGCAACCTTAGTCCTGCCGGGGATCGGATCGGACCATGATAGTGCTACGGTGAATCCTAGGTCAGACAGGAGCTTGTACCGGTCCATGGCAGTGAACAGGCCTACGTCCATAGCCTTGGTGCTGCGTGCCCACGTAGGAAATTTTCGGTGGCCTGCCCAGTACCATACGGTGAACCGTTGGCCCAGTACCTTTGCTCCTGTCTGAGTCATCTCAGTACTTCTCCTCGGCCTGAGCCATCTGTTTGAACTTGTTGGGTGTGTCGGTGAGGGCGTTGGGTTCGTACCCGGAGTGCATCCCACAGACCTTGCAGTAAGAGAACATGTGGGCACGTCCCTCTTCAGTTCCCCATACGCGGACTTGGATGTCCTTGGGCAGGCAGTCCGGGCGGCAGTGACGCGCACCCGGATTCGCGGCTTTGGTCTTTTCGAACAAGTTAGTAGAGTCCCGAGTTGTCGCCGTTGTCCGTGTCGGTGGTACCGAAGTGGGGGTTGCCGTCGTCGGAGAAGGCGTCGTGAGCTGCTTGGTCGGCGTCTTCGAGTCCTTGGCGGTAGGCCGCGTTGATGCGTACATCCGACTCAGGCACGTAGATCAGGTCGCCGTCTTCGTCCTCGTCGAGAACGTAGTTGTTCACGTCGGCGTAGATGCCAAGCTGCTCTTCGGTCGAGGACGCGATGGAGTCCAAGGTGTCTGCTACTTCGGCCACGTGCTGAGCGATATGCTCGGCTCCGTCGAGTGTGGCGTGTACCTGTGCGTGGAGAAGTTCCAGCTCGGTCTCCTTCAGCTCGTTCGACTTGGCCAACTGCGCGGCGAGTTCAAACAAAGCACCGACCTGAGCTGCGGCGATGTAGCCCTCACGGTCTTCGGAGGCTCTAACGTTGGTGACAGTGATGAAGGTGTTCTGCATTTCCATTACTTCTGCTGATGTACGCAAGGTGATCTCTTTTCTGGCCGGTGGCCTACTTCTGGTTTCTGCTACGCTCATGGTGACGGAAGATGATCTCCGCAGTTCTTGCTAAGATAGCTACCGGCCTCGTACCTTCGGCATCCCAGCTCTGGTCCTTCCAGCCTTCCGAGAAGCCTTCGACAGGGCAATTGCCACCGCTTGTTTTTGTGGCTTCCCGGCTGCCTTCTCGGTCTTTATATTCGATGATATGGTGGATTGTGATGTTCCGGTCTTTAGTGGCATCGCCCTTCTCCTGTTGTTGCGCATCCTCGCGCAAAATCTTACTGAGTACTATGGAGCTGGAAGCCGGAATGAATCCATTGGTCCGTACAGCCTCCAGAAGCTCTCGGTGCTTTTCACTCATTCCCATTTCTGAATAGTACTCCTATTCGTCCAATCCGTCAAGCTCTCTGTTTACCTGCTCGTTGTTGAACTTGGTGTACACCTTCTGGCCGTCGAACTCGACCACATTGTCCTCGAAGGGACTCTCCGCGCCGGGGCCGTAGATGGAAGGACCGAATACGTGCATAAGTTGGTACAGGGACATCTCGTGGTAGCCGTCCGAGTCCGGCACTATGACCTGCAACGGATGGCGCTGCTTTATGCTAGGCGCTTTCTGTTTCAGAGCTTGGTAGCCCTGTTGCAGGTACCTGTAATAGATTTCCAGACCAATCGTGTTGAGACGGACGCGCACGTAGTCATTGGTGTTGTACTTGTGATACTCAGGCATCTAAGATGCTCCTCTTTACCAGTGTGGGTTTGTGGAGAGGGCGGGCATCCTCGACACCCGCCTCTTCCATTTGTTTTGCCCAACGCTTCTCAGCGTCCTGCCAGCAGTACACAGGAGACTTGATGAGGACGAACGCGTCGGTGTACGCGACTACCTGCTTACAATCCACGCAGCGTAGCTCACGCGAAGGCTCAGCTACAAAGTCGTCCTCGATCTCCTGTCCCATATTACTTGCCGACCTTTGTCGTGGCCAACAGGCCCAGTGCGCCGGTCAGGGCGATCTTCCCCAGCGCCTCGCGGATGCCCGCAAGCTGCTCGGCTACGACGAGGGTGGCGAGAATCTGCCGACCAACACGCCCTTCGAGGGTTTCGTCCTCGTCTGCAATGAAGCCTTTGGACTCTGCCGTCGCGTGCTGCAACGTCACTTCATGGCGGCCCAGTGCGCGTACATCTTCCACGCTACGTGCCTTCGGTCCTACTGCTCCTGTTGCGCTCTGCTCGTTCATCATAGCTCCTTGTTCACGTTCGTGAATGGTTAGATTTCGTGGTAGGCGAAAACTTCGTCTCTCTTCGCCGCGTCGTAGCCCCTGATCCATACAGAGGCCATTCCTTCGCGTTCCTTGGTACCTAGGCGCTGCCGGACGACCGTTGCCGGGGGAATCTTAGTCCAGCCACGTTGGAACGCCGCATAGCCCAATTCCCAGACTTCGTTGTCCGAAGGCTCAGACAGGTTAGTACTCGTCGTCGATGTCGGAGTCGTCAAGATCATCCTCGTCTTCATCGTCCCAGAAGTCATCGTCGTCGTCGTCGTAGAAGTCGTCATCCTCGTCTTCGTCGTCCTCATCGCAATCGTGGATGTAGTCGTCGTCGAGACTGTCATCGTCTTCGACAATGATGTCGTTCTTCTCGTCGAAGTCATCATCGGGTAAGGGTGTCACACCGGCCAGCATCGCCGGGGTAGGGGTGCGATCAATCGACTCTTCGAACATCAAACCTGCCATAAGACTCCTAGGTGAAAATTTTGGGTTGTGCTGCATGGACGCTTAGTACACAGTACACGGTCGTGCGGTGAATGTCAAGCCTATTCGTCGCGGAATCTGCGGTGATTAGAACTGACGCGGGCCTCGACTACGGGTATGGCCTTGGTCCTCTCCAACCCCGGTATGGGTAGATCGTAGATCGACTGCATCTTGGACGTGTACTCCTTCACGCCCGCCATCGGGTCGTATGCGAGGAAGAAGTCGCTTGCATCTCCCCAATGTCCGTAGCTCTTCGGTGGCATCTGCTTCTCCTTGATTCTCTTCTCGCGTGCTAGACTAAGCTCAGTCGGCCTCACGGAACTTCCTACCTTCCCCGCTCGGCGCGGCGGCTACGAGGTGCTGGTGATATGTACAGAAGCGTACCACATCCTCCCCGGTCGCGTCAAACTCTTCGAGCTGGGCGACGGCTATAGGAGTAGTGACATCGAGCTTTGTGTCAGGACACTGGTCGCAGAAGAAGGTGTACGTGGTACGCTTCGACGGAGAGTACGCGATCTTGCCCCTGAATGTCACA